AGAGTGCCGCTGACCGAACCCCAGAAAGCGGGGATCGCGTCATTCTGTCCGTACAACATTGGTCCCGGTAAGTGTTTCCCGTATCCAAGCAGCATACCAGCTGTCCATCCACAATAGGAGTTTCATCCAGCTGCGACTGTTGGATCTCGCATAAAGAAAGTTTTGACATCGTAAAACTCCTTTTTGTAACAATAAAAAAACCGCCTACCTGCGTACAGATAAGCGGTTTCGATTCAGTATTTAATTTGACAAATTTTGCATTGACAGTATAATAATAGCAGAACTAAGGCACCAACGTTTATTCCTTTTTGCCATATCTTCCTCATAGACGTAATAGGCGGTCAAGCCTCCCATCTGCCGCAAGGTATTGTGGAGCGCCCCTACTTTGCCTTCCGGTAAATTCATTTTTGCCAGGAGGTGATGCTTATGCCAGATCTATCCTTTGTTGATACCATCGTCATTATTGGCGTTGTGTTCACTGGGGTACAAACTGTCGTAGCAGTTATCACGTTTTTTCGTGGTAATAAAAAGTAAAACCGCCCTGTCGCCCACAGAACGGTTTTTTGCTATGATAGTTTAACTGTCATACATAAACTATAAACTGAGGCGCGACCGTCTATGTCGGTGCCCTAGTTCTACTATTATTATATATTCAACATTGTTGTTTGTCAATACAATATAAAGCCTTCGCTGCACAGTGCATGTTCTCCTATTCGCAAAACACTGGCCCTGCAGCGAAGGCTATTTTTTTATGTCAACTTGAAATAACTAACCGCTTGTCCGTCTCAGCCAATGGTCTTCCAGGTAATAGCGCCCTCAACAACCTTCACGCGAGTATCCATGGCAGTATTCAGGCCGTCAGCATACGCCTTGGCGGCATCACGGGCAGCATTAGCCTTGGCGGTTGCGTCAGTAGCGGCAGCACCAATGGCCTCGCTCTTGGCGGCAGCCAGCTGTTCAGTACTCACCTTGGCATCCCAGGTGGCCTTCTGTTCCTTGGTCACATGGATGTCGGCATTCGCAGCGTGCGTATCCAGGGCGGTCTGCACAGCCTTGATCTTTTTGTCAGCTTCGGCCTTGGTATAAGCATCAGGCACAGCAACATACAGGCCATCTTCCTCCAGGGTAATGGAGTTGTCAGCCTTGGCGCTCACTTTCACCTTTACACTGATCTTATTGTCAGCAGAAACAGTAACCTCAGCGGTGGAAGTTGCCAGACCAGTGTAAATATCAATCAGGCTGCCAACCGGGATCTTGATCACATCGCCGCTGGTAATGGTCAGCTCAATGTTTTTGTTCTTGGCATTATAAGTACCGCTGGTCACAACCAGATCCTTGCCCAGCGCAATGGTCAGTTCGTCGCCGCCAAATACCGGCAGCTTGATGGTGCGGGTGCTTGCGTCATAAGTCGGTGCATGCACAACGCCAGTCAGGGTGGTAGTAACGGGGTCGCCGCCCTTGGCAACACTCAGCACGCCCTCATTGTAGGTAACATCGGTAACAAACACACCCTTGCCGCCAACAACGCCCGCAATCTTGGCATCAACGTAGTCGGCAACAGCCTTGGTGGTCGGCACATTGTCATCGCTGGCGCTGGCAGCCGGGATCTCAGTTACGGTGGCCTTGTTCAGCTGGATATAGCTGGTGCCATTGAACACATGCAGGGTAAAGTCGCTGGTGCGCACATAAACAACGCCCTGCACCTGACCGGAAGCAGGCAGGGTGCTCACCAGCTTGCAGCTCTTGGTGTATTCAACTGCGCCCTTAAAAATCTGCAAAGTGTCAGTCAAAAAATACAGGGTGTCGTTGTCCTTTACCTGCAGGGCTTCAAACTTAGCTTTGGTGCCATAATTAAATTTTACTTCTGCCATAATTATTTCTCCTTAAATTTCATGTTGTTTTTGTCGATTAAAATTCTTGCCAAACAAATCCAGTGCTTGCAGTGTTGAACGGTTCAACAGCAAACTTTCCGGTATCCAACAGCTGTACAATCCACGGCTCATACTTGCCCGCGGTATTTTTAATCATTACGGTCTGCCCGGCATAAGTGTCGCTGCTGTTGTTCAGCTGTTCATTGGCTTGTCCGTTGCTGTCAAAAACACGGGTTCGGGGGCGGATCGCCTGCTTGCTCTTATCGTCACGGATGTAATAAAACTCCGATGTATCCTTGGTAATAACCAGGTCCTTCTCGTCAATAATTCCATTCGTAATTGCTGTATCCAGGTTTTCTGCGTTACCATAGCCTAACTTGCTTGTAATTGCCATTCTCCCAACTCCTTTCTCCATTTGTCGTTATATAGAAAAATGCAGGCGGTCAAGCCTTAAAACTCAACCACCCGCATATTTCCATCAGTTGTACCATCACCGCCGCCGGAACCGCCGCCGCTCTTGATCTCTACCGCATTGCCAATCGGGCTTCCGTTGGCGGTCAGCTGCAGCATGTCATTCTTGTAGCTCAGGTTGTCGGCCTTGCTGTTCATCATGGTGTTGTTCTTATCAATCATGGCCTTCAGCATGGCCTGCATCGCAATAATCCGCTGGTCCAAAGCATTCAGTGCTTCGTCCGGGATCGTGGCCGCCCAGTCGTAAACATCAACAATTTTAATTTCGCCCGGTCCAACCTTGCGAATATACTGGGTGGTCCTTCCTTCAGCATCCATCTCAATATTGCCAAAGGTCAGCTGGAACTCAATCACACCGGCCTCACTGGTCAGCGCTGTGTCAAACGGCAGCTTATATTCCAGCTTGTTTTTATACAGCTCGTCACTCAGCGTCAAAAACTCGGTGCGGTATTTCTTGCTCACCGGTAACCGGTATTCCAGCATCACCACATAGTCGCGCATGTCTTTGCCTTTGTATTCCGGGTCAGCCAAAAAATGCAGGGTATCTACCAGTTTGCTCTGCTGCATCACGCGCTCCACCACACTGGCGGTCAGGGTATTGTCCTCGTTAATCAGGATCGTGTACATTGCTCGTCTCCTTTCCGCCCACAATGTAGTCAAACTCATTGCGGCTGATTTTGCCTTTGTGCCACAGCGCATTTAGGGTCGCTTCTTTTAATCGGCGATCCAAATACAGCCGCCGCAAACTCTCCACAAAGTCGCTCATAGCACACCTCCTTCAATCAGGCTCAGGGTATAAGCATCAATAATAGCCTCAGGGGTTTTGGCCCCCAAGGCTTTCAGCTTGTCATATTCATAAACACTGATCTCTTCCAACTGCACGGTATCGTATCCTGCCGCCGGAATGTTATAGTATCCGTCCACATGCCAGATGTAGCGCCCATCGCTGCTCACAATTCCTTCGGCATCATCTGCCGTGCAATTCACCATAATCCCGTGTTTCGCCTGGTATTTCACAAAACTCAGGTGGTCAAGGGTATCAATCACCTGGCCGTTATATATCACCTTGTAATACATTTCGTCCCTCAACCTCCTTTACACGCTGAACATTACGCGCACGCCATGCTGCTCATTCGGGGTAACATAGCTGTAAATCTGGCCATCTGCCGCAACCTGCAAAAAGTAATCTGCATACTGAACATTCGGGCTGCGTGTCCAATAAGTGGTGGCCGCACCATCATCGTCATAGCAGATTCGGCTCTGATTATCTGTCATGTAACTGATCGTTGTACCTTCATAAATATACGGCTCACTGTTCATGCTGGGGTTCAGCTCATATGCAGCCGGTATAAAGAAGTAACAATCCGCCGTCACAATTTCCTTAGATGTTCCGCCCGCACTGGATGTCACTTTTACCTGCTGGATCAACTGCTGCCATCCAATCGGCAAGGCATTCGGCAGCCGTTTGTCCCGGTAGGTGCGCAGCGTTGCTGCGGGCCAACCGCCATTGTTGTAATAGCTACTGGTAATCGGCATCTTGCGTGCCAGCGTATTTTTCGCCAAAAACGTCATTGCGCAGCGCTTGTTTGTGTTATCACTTAAATAATACTGCTTAAATCCGCACATCTCATATTCGCGGGTTTCATGCGGCCATGCAGCCAGCTTCCGGCAGGCATTGTCGCCCAGGTCTGCATACCAAACTTTCGCCCAGTACACATCACCCTTGGCAAACCGTTCATATTCTCCGTCATCTGCCTTGGCGCAACCAAACACCAGCGTTGCATTGGTCTGTGTAATTCGTCCACGGTTAATCTCGGTGTAAACAATGTCGTCACCGTAAATGTTAGCCGTATACACATGCAGGTTGTTTTCGCCCTTCTTGTGGCGCAGTACCACCATGTCACGGGTTCCAACTGTGGCGGCTGTTGCGCTTTCGGTGCCCCAACTGATCTTGGCTCCATTATTATTCCAAATGCGGATGCCGTTCATGCCGTTGGTTTCAAAACACTGCATCAGCACAGCATTGGCCGTATCGGTTGTGGTCATCCGGTAATCTACCGCCAGCACCCAGTCCCGGTCTTCCTTCAACAGCTGCACACCGGTATCCACATAGTTGGTGCCATCAAAGGTCTTTTTCTCGTTAATCAAAACCTTCTCTTCAATGTCAGAGTAGCTAAAGTCATTGCCCATCGTAATGGTCACAGCGTCCTTGGGGCTAACCACCTTATTCTCAACACCAACCTTTTTCATTGCGTAAATCTCAACCGGGCGCAAACTGCCAATCTCTTTGCCGTCAAAATAACCAGAGGTATATTCGCAGCTGTCATATACCGCATTGATGTCCTTGTCTCCGTTCACATATCCGCCCTTGTCCCAATGGTCAAACAGGTAGAACTTATAGGCACCTTCCTCCGCCGTGTAGGTCGGGGTATCGCCTTCGTACAACACCATGCTGCCATAGGGGGCAATTGTCTTCTGTTTCTCCGCACCATTGTTCAGGTAGCGCACGGTATATTTCCGCACACTCTCGGTATATTTGGCCGTTACGGTCTGGTTGGTAAATACTGTAACAAACTCTGTGTCCCATCCAGCATAGGTAAAGTCAGTGCTCACTGTGCTCTTCTTGGTCGGCTTCGGGATCGGCTTCTCCGCACGGGTCACAGGGTCAACAGCCTTACCACCCTTGTCAATGTACTGCACATCCAAAACTGTGTGCTCGTCATCATCATTCACAAAGGTCCAGGTAAACTGTTCCACCAGCGTGTTGTAACTGATCTTCAAATCCGGCCACTGTGCATTAAACTCTGCCAGCTTCTTTTCACGCATAATGGGCACATGTACCTTACCCTCCAGTACAGAGTGCTCGGTGTTATAGCCGTTCTCATCCAAGCCGGTCATCGTGTACAGCCGGTCAAGCAGCGCTGTATCCTCGCATTCCCAATCAAGGCCAGTCAGGCGCACGCGGTTCAAACCTGTGCATTTTTCCAACATAGCTTTCAGGTCAATGGTCGGGCAGCTTTCCACAACCAGTGTGGTCAGGTTCTCATAGCCGTCAATCTTCAAATCGGTCAGGTGGTTCAGGTTCTGTGCCGTCAGGCTTGCAATCGCAGGCAGTTCAGCCTTTTCAATCTTGCCGCCCTTGGCAAACGCCACACCGGTAATACCGCTGCCGCCGGCATAAAAATCGGTCAGGTTTACACATCCCGCCAAGCTGATGGATTTCTTCAGGTTTGGCACATTCTGCAAATTCAGGTGTTCCAGCAGCGTATTGTTGCCAACTGCAAAGTCGGTCAGGTTTGTGTTGCGGTAGCCTTCGGTACCGTTGCCAACCTTCAAGTCGGTCAATTTCGCACCATGGCTAAAATCAACATACCCAGGGTAAAATCCACTAATATCGCCAATGCTCTGTATCAGGCTGGCATTGTAAACATAAACCTCGGTATCGTTCATGGCTGCAATCGGGCACTCAATCGTGTAGGTCTGGCCGCGCTTACCGCGCATTTTTACCGGGTTGGAGCCATACAAAACACTCACATAGGTATCTGCATACGGGCGGATATGGAACGTACCGTCCGGCTGCACACCTGTCCAGTTGGTCGGGGTATAGCCGCGGATCGTCATATCATCAGCCGTGCAGGTCGTACCGCTGTATTTGCTCGCAATATATTTTTCCTGGTACTTCTGGTACTGACGGCGCTGGTGGCGTTTGTTGCCGTGCATCATCGGCAGGTAATTGGTCGTCCCATTGTCTTCATAGGTGCGGAAATATTTGCGCCGCATGTCCATGATCCAAAGCTTTTCGGGCTTCACATCCTGGTACGCCTCAATCTTGCGCAAAATACGGTTTGCACTCCAGGCCAAAGCGCTCTCACGGTTCAGGTACATCTTCTGCAAGTCGTCCGCAAAAAGATCTCGTACCTTGCACCACAGCTTGCTGTCTGCCGCGTTAAACACGCTCTTGGTGCCAATGGTATCGGTGTCCTCATAGCCGTAAGTCAGTGTCAATCCGCCCTCGTTGTCGTTACCTTGGCAGGTATCGTTATCATAATCCATGCAAAAATCCCAATGAATCAGATCTTCTGTGTGGGGGAACACATTCTTGGCGCGGTTATCCACCATTGTGTGGCGCTCAGTGAACAGATAATAGAACAGTACACTGTCCTTGATGAAGTGGTCCTCAAAGTGGGCCTTAAACTCTGCATCATCTGCATTTACTACCCAGGTCAGCAAGCTCTGCCAGGCATTCTTTGCTGCCTGTATTTCTTCCTCGGTACACTTTTTGCTAATATAGCGGAACTCAAAGCTGTGGTCTCCGTCCCAAGTTTCCTGGCTCAAATCATCACTCAAAAAGCGGGTCTGGGCATCGGTGTTGTTGTCAATTTCAACAATAACTTCCTTGTGGTTTGCGGGGTCCATGCCCTGGGTGTCATTGTTCTTCTTGCTGTTGCCAATATCACCGCAAGCGTAAAAATGCCACTGGCCGTCCTTAAACACCGTCGCGTTCTCCACGTCCGTCTCCTGGATAAACACCACGCACGGGTAAAACGCCATCGTATCGCGCACCTTCGGGTTCTCTTTCTTCGCCTTGCGGATATATGGGTTAAACGTGTTGTAATCATCTGCAATGCAGGCGTTATTTGCGTTTTCAGAGCTTGCAATGTTTACCTTGATATTAAAATATTTCTCCGGGATACTGTTCTCGGTCAATGTATAGGTGCTGCCGGTGCTATCGTCGCCAAACGTAAATCCGCCGGAACAGTTAATGTCAATGTTTCGGCCGCTCTCGCCATACGCATTGGAGCTGGTGCCCTGGCCTTTATGGCTGCCGGTCGCGGTCCAGTTATCCTCCACAGCGCGTCCGTTCTTGTAAATCTGCTGGATGGTGGTATTAAAAACCTCATTCTTTTTGCCGGTCGTAAAGGTCGGAGCACTGATCTTGATAATGCGCAGGTCCGGGCACTTCTCGGCCAAAAGGTCAGCATCCAGTTCGCCGCTCACGTTGGTAATATCGTTGCGGTTATAGCGTTCAATCATCAGCTCGGCGTTCTTGGCATCCGCAATAAAGTTGTCCAGGATCTCATCGTCCGTCAGCTCCATGCCGTAGGTTTTCATGCGGTATACCTGCACATCACAGTCCGCAGAGCCAATCGTAATGCCAACCGGGTTTGCCTGTGTAAAGTTGTCGCTTGCATCGTACAGTTCCACCTTGCAGGGGATACCGTCGCACCATAGCACCATCTCTTTATACTTGCTGTCCGGCAAAATATTGAACTCAAACTCCAAAAAGTCATCTTCGCAAATCGGCAGCTCAATGCGGTTCTGCTGACTGGTCAGGGTAATCTTTTGTGCCTGTACCGTCAAACCAACGTTGCCATTTGCGCAGGTTAGTGCCGTAGCATCGTAGTCTCGCACATTGGTGGTCTTAAACACCAGCTTAAAGTTCTTACCCTTCTTTTTGGCATCGTCCGCAAACAGCTTATAATCCAGCGTGGCGGTAGTTCCGGCTTTCACGCAAAAGTAAGTGTCGCCGTCCTCGTCAATCTGGTAGCCGCCATTGCTCCAGTCAAAGTTATCACTTACCGTCATCGCGGTATTGCCATCGGTCCACAGGCGGTTTTCGTCCGCATTGGTTCGGCCAGCCGGGTTAAAGTCAAACATCAGGTTGGTTTTCACCGGCTCAATGTTAATACCCAGCTCGGTAATTTTTACATTGATGGTCTTTACCGTCTCGCCGCAGGTAATGGTCAGCACATGGCTGCCAATCTCGCTGCTCTTGTACGTCCAGGTCTGTTTGGTGCGTCCTACCGTCAGCTTGCTGGCAACAATGCCATCCACAGCCAGTGTCACATTGGTGTTGCTGCTGGCCGGGTCATACACGGTATAGCTGATCGCAACATTGCTGTACTGCTTGGCACTGTAATCCAGCACGGCGCAACTAATAATCGGGGTATTATTGCCCTCTTCCACCCACATAATATCGTGGCGCAGGGTGTTGCTTGTCACCTGTTTGCCATTGATCTCCGCCGTCATGCTCACTTCCAGCAGGTGGCTGCCGTGCTTCTGGGCGGGCAAATTATAGGTCATCTGGCGGCCTGTCACTGCAGTGCTTGTTCCGCCAATCGCCTTGCCATCCAACTTAAAGCTGATGTTTTTGACAATATTGCCATACGGAGTAAACCGGTAAGTTACTTCGCCGGAATAAAAAAGAGAGTCATCAAAAATGCTCTCCAAATAAAACTCAACAACATTAACCGACCAGTTCTTGCTGCCCACACTGCCCATACTGTCCGTAACCTGCAGCCGCACGGTGTTGTCACCGCTATGCAAGTATTGCGTCACATCAAAGGTGTTCTTGCCCTGGATGATGGTCGTGGTTGCCACCTTGGTGTTGCCCACATACCAGTTGCCAGTCGCATTGCCGGTGTCATCGCCAGCGTTGTCCACACTCGTAAACTTAAAGCTGATCAATGCACTGTCACCCTGAACTACAGTCAGGCTGCTGTCACCAATTCGTTCAATGGTAATGGTGCTGGTTGCCTCACCGCCACCACCGCCACCGCCTTTAATGGTAACAACAGTCTTGGTTGTGCCATCTTCCAACAGGCTCAAATGACCGTCATCACTGGTGTAAGTAATGTCGTACTCATGGCCGTTGCTGGGCTTAATATCTTTGATCTTTTCCTGGATTTCTGCAATGTCGCTGTTGGCCGTATCCACACTGCCCTGCAAAGCTGTCACGGTATTCTTGGTCACAGTCAAATCATTGGTAAATCCATCCAGAGCAGTTTTGTCCGCCTTATCAGCCAGCAGTTTGTTGGTTGCTTCCTTATTATAATAATCACTCTGCAAGGTGTTCGGCAGGTCGCCCACACTATCCTGCAAAGCTTTCACGGCCTCGTTGTTGCTGGTCTTATATTCATCCAGTGCTGTGCTTACCGGGTTTACCGCTGCGCTGATCTTAGCATCCACCGTCTTGCCATATGCGGTCGTCCACTCTGCGCTGGGATCGGTGCTCAAGGTTACAGTCTTAATCACTGCATCGCCGTTATAAAATGTTAAAGCACGGGTGCCCGCATCATACGCACAGTTAAAAGCCGCCAATCCGTCGATCCCAGAAATCTTGCCTTCCAACAGTGTAACAAAGCCGTCCACTTCTTCCTTGTTATAATACTTGGCAAGCTCCGTGGTCAGCTCAGTTTTCTTGGTGTAGTTGGTGTCAAGGTCACTCTGCAGCTCCTGTTTAATTCCTGCTGCCGCATTCTGGATCTTATTATCCACACCCGCCGCAGCGTTGGCTGCATCCTGGGCGCTGGCCTGTGCGGCACTGGCATAGCTGGAAGCCTGGCCAACCTTCTCGTCCATCAGGGCAACAAAGCTTGTATACCAGTCGTTGTCCGGTTCCACCATCTTGGTGCCACTCAAAGCCTCCAAGATATTCAGCTCGCCATCTGGTCGTGTGCGCCACATATAGGTTTCGCTGCGTTCATTTACACCGGTTGCAGTGATCTCAAAGCGCACGGTTCCCTTCTTGCTTGTCACACTATTTGTAACCAGCCAATAAAACCGGATCGTATCATCGTTGTAGGTAACATTGATCGGCGTGGCATATGCTTCCTGCCCGTCCACATTCAGGTAATGCACCTGCAGCATCATCTGCATCAAATCAATGCCGTCATATCGCCGCGGCATCTTAAACGGGATCACCTGGCTGTTGGTTTCCTGGGTAATGTTGATCTGGTTCTCGTCCATCACAACATTTTTCATCTCGTCAATGGTCGAAAACGCATCGTCGTTATATTGGCTGTACCACAAATATTTTTCACTGCGGGTGTAGCCGCCGTCATCATTGGCCTGCGCCTCCGGCATATCAGCCACCGCGGCCATGGGGGCAGCCTCAGCCTGCAATACCACAGGCTCTGCTTTGGCTGCCATCTCAGCCGCCATCCGTTTCGACTCTTCAAAACTTAATGCCATGTTTTCCTCCTCCCCTTTCTATTTTTTCAAACAAACAATACAATATGGGCGTGGCACTTATCGCCATCGCTGTTCAGCTTCACGCGCCATTGGGTGTACACTGTGGATGTGTTCAAAGCCTGCTGCTTGTATACAGCCTGCAGTCCGCTTCCGCTGTCCCACACGTCCGTCCAGTTGCTGCCGTCGTTGCTGGCCTGCACCCACACTCGGTTAAGTCTGTTTTCTGTTCCGGTCTTACTCACACTGACCACAACCCATGCGTGCTGGCAACCGCCGGTCGTCACCACGTTGCTGTAATGGTCGCCGTTGGTTGTATCCTTATCAATCGTTGCAATTCGGCTTCCGGCTTTACCAGTCAAGTTGGCAATGCCTTCGCCGTTCACAATCTTATCTTCTGTGCAGCCAATCCCTTTGCGGAAATCGGCCAGGTTCACGCGCACTTCCGGTGCCCAAAAATTGCCGTCACTTTTGTATGCACCCTCGTCAATATTACGCAGTGCAAAATACTCGCTGTCGGTTCCAAACCCCATGTCATGGGCAAAGCCGTAGCTGCGCCTGGTCAGGGTACCCTGCGTGCAGTTGCCATTCTTATCAATAAACTTCTTGTCGCTGGCCACATCATTGGCGGTTGCCGCATTGGTGGTATCATCCTCCAACAGTGCTTTGGCCGCCGTGCTTGCGGTTCCCCACAGCCACATCACGTTATCGTAATAGCAGCCACTGTAAATATCGTTGGTTTTCTGGTTATCTGTGGCTACACACAGCCGGGTCACACCGTCCTTTTTCTGCACGGTCATCTTGGTGCTCTCGCGCTCGCCGCCCTGCAGCTGGGTCGTGGCAGAATAAGTCTTGATAGATCCTTTCACCAATTTGCCATCTACCCAGGCAGTTTTTCCTTCCAGGATAGATTTTTCATCCGCAGTGCCCGGCGTATTGCTGCCCAGCCCGCTTGCGCTGATCGCACCGCCGCTGTAATAGCCGGCCTTGATCTGGTAGCTCTCGCCGTTGGCCAACTCTGCCGTTACATTGCCGTAATTTTGCATGGTGCCGGTTTTCAGGGTTTTGTTCTTGCTGTAAAATGTCTGTCCTGCCAGCACCTGGTCCGGCAAAGCAGTCGTGGCAGCCAGCTTGGAAGCCCCAATGCCGCTGCCGTTAGTAAAATTTACAATGTTTCTCCTTGTATCGTACTGAAAAATCACCCACTGCCCGGCACCAATCGCACCGTCACCCAGCTTCTCTGTACCGCAGTAGGCATTGCTGGTCATGTCTTTGCCATTGATCACCAGTCTGTGCCCGTCACTGAACGCCGTGGTAAAATATGCTTTGCCGTTGGCCGCGTTGCTGTAACTGCTGCCGCTCTTGCATGTCAGGGTATGGGTCCCGCCGCTGTAACTGTAGCTGTATTCATGGATCATCATGTCGGGGTCAAACTTGCCGTCAATGATGTAATTCACCGCTCCGGCATAATGCTGTTCCAGTGCAGTAATCGCATGTTTCACATGGTTAATGTCCGCCGCCTTAATAATGTATTTGCGCAGGCCGCTGTTCTGGTTCAGGTAATTGCTGGCCTCGGTATACTTGCCGTCTGCCAGGTACTTGGTGTACTGGGCTGCCGCTGCGGCATGGCCGCTGTCCAGGTCGGCATTGTCTTCAAACGTATCAATACCTTCCGGGAACTTTGTATAGGTATCTGCCATTGCTTATCACTCTGCCACTCAAAATGTGTTGAAATATACTCAAACACATCGAGAAATTGAAGTCCTTGCGGATACTTCTTACTGCTTCAATGTGTATGCTTTGACGATTATAAACAATACGCTACTCACAAGTTCTTGTACACTCCGCAGTCGTAAATTCCCGAAATAGCCTTCGGTACATACTTACGCTTGCTTTTATTATGCAACTTCGTAAGTTAAAGCATCTCTTAGATTAAGAGCAGCATTAAAGTCCCTATCCTCGATATAGCCACAATCACAACGGTATATTCTATCTGAAAGCTTCAAATCTTTCTTGATAGTACCACAACAGTGACATATTTTGGATGATGGATACCATCTGTCTACAACTCTTAATTCAATACCATTTTCATTGCACTTAGCTTTGAGCTTGGTTCTAAATTCATAGAACTTTTGTGATGCAACGGCTTTTGCGAGATGCCTGTTCTTCATCATACCTTTTACATTTAAGTCTTCAATCGTTATGTAAGATGGCTTGGTTTTTACCATCTCTGCAATTGTTTTATTGATGTAATCGGTACGGATATTATCTATCCTGTGATGAAGTCTTTGTACTTTGAGCTTTTGCTTTTGTATATTCTTTTGAGTGGACTCTCCTTCCTTTAATTTTTCGTATTTACGAGAGAGACACCTTTGTTCTCGAATAAGTTGTCTCTCAAGTTTTTTAAGCCTTGCTGATTTGTTAATGTTTTGATATGTTTTACCGTTTGATACAATGGCGAAGTCTTTCAATCCGAGGTCTATGCCAATTCCTTCGCCGAAATGATCGACTGCTTTGTTGTCAGAGACCTCCACAAGAGCCGAAACATAGTACCTGCCAGCCTTTATGGAAACCGAACCGCTTTTAATCACATATCCATCTTTAGTAGTTGGGATATATCCTTTTTCCTTGATACGAACCCAACCAAGTGATGGAATTTTAATCCGGTGTCTTTCGCAGCAACAATCTTGAGGATTATTCTTTACGAAATACATTTTTACATCGGACTTGCCTTTCTTTTTGAAATTAGGAAAGGCGCTTTCGTGATTGAAAAATCTTGTAAATGCGGTCTGTCCGTTATTTACTGACTGCGTTACAGCTTTTGAATATGCTTCCTTGATCCACAAATACTCCGGATGCTGTGGAAGATATTTGTTGTTAAGCCAGACTCTAAATTTACTGCTGCTCATGAATTTTTCCCCATCTTCGTGGAGCTTTTTGTTATGAGCCAAATAGAAGTTATAAATAAATCTGCAGGTTCCTATCGTCTTACGAATCTTGATTTTTTGCTCGACCGTCGAATTTATTTCTGTCTTGAAGCTTTTTAGCAATTTCCTCTTATCCTCCATGAGCATGTTTCAACACATTTAATCACCATTGACAATGATTTTAATTACTTAAAGTTTCCTCCTGTTTCATCTTTTACAGGGTACGGGTAATACGGGTAAAACCTCATCAGCGTCACATCCATCGTTCCCTGCCCCAAGCTCTTATCAATCTTTTTAATAATAAATTGCACGGCTGTCTTGCCGCCCATGTAACGCGGGCAGTATTCAACCTTGGTGTTCACATCCAGCCACGGCACCAGCAGCATCTTCACCGTAATGCTGTCGGTCAATCGCGCCCGCTTCCATAGCTCGTATTCGGCCACATCCAAAATGCCGTCATCTGTGGTGTAATTGTCGTATTCACCGCCGCTCAAAACCACATTGCGTCGGCCAATTCGTTCAATACTGAACGGGCTGTTCAAAAACTGGTCGTCCTCCTCATACCCTTCAATATTCGGGTTGGCGGTACTCACAACCTCCAAATTCTGGCAGTTCTCGGTTTCTTTTAGCTTGTCCAGCTCTTCCGCGCTCGGTTTTGTATCTTTCAGCATCACCATGGCGTGCGGCTGTACCTGCCCATAAAAATAAAAGCGCCCTTTGCCGCCATTCTCATTCGGGGAATAATCGGCATCGTAGCGCACCACATATTGTACTTTTGGTTTCATACAGTCCTGCTTGGCCTTTTTGTTATTGCCGGCTTCATCTGTGCTGATGGTATACAGGCTCAAAACATCGGTCACAACCGCATCGCTACTCTCTGTTGCTTTGGCGCTGATCTTCATCTGGTACCCTTTGTCGGCATCGTACAGGTCGGCCACATTGTCCGGCGGCGTAAACAAAATCAGTTTCTTACCGCTCAATGCCAATCCAACCACGTTTAATGTTATGGTTTTCTTTGTCGTGTCCACCACCAGATCTGTACAGCTCACATCCGGGCTTGCCGCAGCGCCAAACACCTCTACGCAGTTTCGCACCTCGCTGTAATCCACCGTTGCGTCTTCGCTGATGATCAAATCATTGAACACATCGGCATTCAGCACCAGCGGGTCATCCTCACAGCTTGGGATCTGCTGGCATTTGAACACATCATCCTCAAAAAATATTTCAAACGGGTAATACAAATCCCGTAACTGTGTCAAAATTGTCCACACACTGGTCGCCGCATCAAACTCCTGGTCATAAGGGATCGTTCGGTTCCAATATTCTACAAATACTTTGTTGATCCCCACTTCCTGTAACAGCTCCACCATCGCCCTGCGGATTCCGCCCCCGGCCTTAAACACGGTTTTAATACCTGTCAGCTGTCCGGCCAACGTGTCATTCAGCATTGCTGTCAGGTCCATACAGTTAATGGTCAGGCTCCGGGTCTGCGTGTCATAGTTGTATCCGTTCTGGCTGAATACATATACCCCCTGGCTGTACCAGATAATATCGTCCAGCATCGGGGTCTTCACACCAATGTAAATCCAAACGTACTTGTTCATCCACTCGCTCTCGCTGTACTGACTGATCGCATGTTTTTCGTCCAGCACAATGGTCGAAGTGTACGTTCGCCGGATGTCCGCATCTGCATCTACGGAAATTCTTCCCTCGGTCGTAATGCCCTGCAAACTGTCAATCGTCTTCATCCGGTCGTTCAGCAGGTCAATGCGGGTGTACAGCTCAATGTTATGGGAGTATAAGGTTCGTATGTCTTCTGTGCTTGGCACATACATCGCGCATCAACTCCCTTCAATATCTTCTGCAATAAACCCGTTGCGGTACAAATCGGTGCTGCTCTCCAAGCTGCCAATCTCCACAAAATCAAACGCCACGGCAACCTTGTCATAATGATCACTGTAGCTGATACTCGGCTGGTTAATAATGTTTGCCATCCAGCTGCGTCCGTCAAACAGCTTTAAGATCTTCGGCTTCTTGTTGGTACACCAGTCCACAAACTGCTTGCGGTACCGGGCACCGCCATCCCCGTCATAATCATCCGTGTCAAAACTGTATTTCAGCACAGTGGCCGTAAAATTGCCCTGCTCATAGTTCAAGTCGCTGCCGTAAATCACATACGGGTAACGGCTGCTCATAGTTTCCACCACACTGTTTGGCTGTGTTCTGGTCGTACTGGTCACGCTGGCATCAAATAACAGGTGGTAACTAATGTCTCCGTCCGTCAGCACTGCACCATCAAAGCTGCTCAAAATCTTGTTCGTGAACATATCCTGCTCGGCATCGTCAATAATCGGCACAAACGCATACTCATACTCGGTGTTGCGCCCATCTGCGTACCAATCAATGTGTACCCAGTTGTTCAGTTCTTTTTCCCATTCCTTCAAGGTTTCATCATTCACCGGGGTTGGCCGGTGCTTGGTCGCCAGGGTAATCCAGTTGTAGGTTCCAACCCGGCGTCGTTTTAACCGCATCTCGCTGATCTGTTCCGCCCGGTAACGCAGGTTGCCGCCCAGGGTATCACCGTTAAAAGCCGCATAAATGGCCGTCTGGGCCTGCCATCCATTGTCCAGATTGTACTTGCCGTAATCCTTGTCGGCATCGCGGCTTAACAGCAGGTCGTCATAAACACCGTTCTGCAGTTTCAACACATTCAGCGCCTCATTATAGGGCGGGTATGGCAAAATCGCATTCTGTCCCATCAAAATATCGGCTCCCACAATCATTCCACACCCCTCCTTTACTCCCAGTGCAGCTCAAACAGGCCGCCCTGGTTTTTCAAATACACCTTAAACCAACCATTTGGCGCACTGGTTTTTACATTACTCTGCAAACAGTATCCGCCGCAGGTCAGTTCCAGGTAATAACATGTTTTCTTTTCGTTCGTCTGGTAGTTGTAGGCATTGCTGCTGTAATCGTCCGCAATGTCGCGGCGGCACAAAAACAACTTCAAAGCATACGGATCTTCATCCATTGTCGGCATACTGATCCCGTTGCTCCGTTTGTTCCACAGCCCAATCAGTAGCTTGTTCCAGCGGTCGCTTCTCATATTCAGCCCCAGGGCATAGCTGCTGTCCACCACGCTTCCTTCTTCCACATGGCTGCCCTGTACCTTAAATCCGTCTTTGAACGTCATGTCGGCCTTAACCGGGTCGGTGTCGTCCACCATCAGGTCTACTGCCTGGTCCCCGGCCGATCCGCTTACATAGTGGTAATCATCCTTGTTGTCGTTACGGTCCTTGCCCTCAATCGTCACAACATAAGATTTCACCCAAATGCAGCCCTCTTCATAATGGTTTTCCAGCGCCACAGCCGCATAGCCGTCACCGCCCACATAGCCAATCAGTAGCTCACAAAATCCAGTGTCCAGCTTCATGCCGTGCTGGGTAATGCCCTGTGCTCTGGCGTAATAAGTCGTGTCATTGCGCAGGTTGCTGATGATATACGCCTTGTCCGGCACCCGCAGTGTCTCGCTGCTTTTCACCAGGCTCTTGCTGGCATCATACAGTTCAATCGTATATTCGTTCAACTCTTCGCCCTGTGTGCTCTCGTATTGCACTGTAAACTCAAAAGCACTGTATTCAATGTTGGTTTTGTCCTTGGTACTGATCTCTTTGAACTTAAACACCGGTGTCTCCACACAATAAAACAGCAGAATGTCACTCCATTCGCTCCACGCACTGTCTTGGCCGCACACCCGTACTTTAATGCCAAACGCCGCGCTACTGTTTGTAATGCTGCTGGCCTTCAAAGTAAACTCGGATCTCTGGGTACTCACCTCACCGCTCTGGTAAGTTGGGCTGCCCAGTTCCTCTGCACTCATGGCATTGGCCCAAATTTGCGTCTCCACCTTGGTAATCACACCAATGTATCGGAACCGGAATGTATAATCTTTTGTCGCATCAAATGCTGATACGGTATATAATGCTGGTTTGCTCATCCTCCCGCCACTCCCCTCCCTCTCTAAATAACAAAAGCCGCCCAACCAATCAAGGTCAGGCGGTTATTCTTATCTTTCAATAATGCTATTGGCTTATGTTTATTTTACGCTTTCTTCCGGCTTATCCTCTGCTGCATCTACCGGTGTTTCCTCGGCCTTTTCTGCCGCAGCCTTCTTGGCCGCTTCCATCTCTTCCTGTATCGCGCTCTTGCGGATATTCTGCACATCACGCAGCAAGCTCTCCAAAATCAGTTCCACTGCATACGGCGGTAGCCCAACCTGGTTCACACCGTCACAAATGTAAGTCTTCAACTGTTCACATTTCAAATTAAAATTTTCCATCATAAAATCTCCTCGTCAAAATTAAACCAAAATGCCGCCAATAAACCGCAGCCCATGCTGTTTCAGCTTCACGTCTGTCACATACCCCTGCGCATTTTTCACAAGCTCAATGCCATAAATAAACGGTACGGCCTGGGTGCTTGCGCCAAGGGTGGTCACTTCTTTGCTGCCATCCCAACCAAGCGTTTGGCCGCCCCAGTTGGTTGTACCATCGTAAATGTAGAAACTAGGAATATTACTTCCAGTTTTATACAGCTGAATATTTCCGCGAGATTGGATTGTTGTAAAAGAAGACACAAGCATTCCGCTATCATCATTTTTTTGAGCTGTAATGGTGCCTGGGACATTGCCAAAGTAAATTTTATGTGTCATTAACTCACTGCTACTTAAATATGACGTTTCACTATTAGAATGGTCTACAAATGTAATATTAGTACCCGTCAAAGTACATCGATCCCTAAGCGAAAAATCGTCGGAATCAAGTGTTTGTCCGTAGTCATACATATTCAAAATTCCATACATTATTGTGTCATCTCTATAAGTTTCGCTATACCCATAAAGTTGTGATAGCATACGTTCTCCAGATTTAACAATAATAGAATTTTTATCAAGCGTTGTGACATACTGTCCATCTGTTGTATGAACTACTGAATTGTCTAGATCAAAATAAACACTTCCATCCTTTGAACTAATTTTGCCCGTTTTAATCAGGTCAGAGTTAATCTCGCCAGATTTAATATAAGTCGCATTAAAATACACATTCCCATCTTCAATAAACATACCCTGGTTTGCTCCATTATTGGTTAGCCGGTTAAAGATGTCCTCCTGCGTCAGCTTTTTATCAACCGCATCAATCACTTCGTCCTTGTTCGTGTAATTGTCTTTCTTGCCCCAGTCGCCGGCATCATATGCCTCGCCTTTCGCCTTGGGTTTTCCACAAACAAGCACTTCTGCCCCCGTGTACCACAAATCACCTTCGTCATACGGCGGGTCGGGGTGTTCGTCCTTACTGGCATCTGCCGTAAACACACGCCGCTTTCCATCCGCCGTATCCTGTGCCTTGCTGGCCGCTTCAAGTGCATTGGTTACATCTTTGTCCTGTACCAGCTCCCACTTGTAGCTGCCATCGTCACCTTTCATAAATCGGTATGCTTTGCCTGTCTCTGTGTTATAAAACAGGTCATCCACATGTTTTTCTTTTTCCTCATCTGTCGTCCAGCTCTTGGCCGGCTCGTTATCCAGCGTAGGGTCATAGGCGTAAAAGTGCTGCTCGGCCTTGCTGTCAATCTGGTCCTGCATATCTTTCGTTACACCATCCACATAATTTTTCATGTCATCTTTGCTGGCGTAACTATCCTTTTTTACCCAGTCGCTGGCATTATATTTGTCACTGGCCGTGCGTGCTACCGTACAAACCAGAATGTCTTCTCCATTAAACCACAAATCGCCCGTGTCATACGGCGGTTCTGGGTGTTCCCCTTTGCTGGCATCAGCCGTAAACACCTGGCGCTTACCATCTCCGGTGTCTTGTGCTTTGCTTGCGGCTTCCAGCGTATCCAGCGTTTCCTTATCTGTCACTTCTACCCAGCTGCCGGTTTTTGTTTCTTCGTTATATGTCCACTGCCAGCCTTTCTTGCTGTCGGTGTTATAAAACAAATCGCCGTTGTGCGCTTTCTTTGTGGCGTCGTCTTTCCAGCTCATAGCAGGCCAGTTCTCAAGCGTCGGGTCATAGTTATAAAAATACTGTTCAACCTTGCCATCCACCTGTTCCTGCAGCTTGTCAACCTTATTCACATAATCTTTCAGGTCTTCCTCAACCTTGTCCTGCTTCAACAGGTTCCGGTCAATTTCATACGGCTTAATGTACAGCCGCTTAAAGTCGTTCTGCGGAGCAATCACAGCCACAGCATCGTTCACCTGGAACAGCGCATTACTCGCAATGGTGTATTCCTTGCCAAAAGCCGCCACTACATAGCCGCTGTGATCATCCAGCACCTTCACAATTGTGCCAACAGCTGTACGGTCAAACTTGGCATTGTTAATCAGTCTCTCGCAGTAACGCTTCACCTCTTTTGCCAGGTCTTTCAGCCCCGCAATAGCATCATCCAATGTGTTCTTCGCCATAGCTTTTCCTCCAAAATAAAAAAGCCGGGCAGCCACATAGGCCACCCGGTATATCGTCATCGGTATTATCGCTTAAACCAATATTTCTTTACATCTGATTTTTCATCATAAGATAATTCAATATACTTGATTTTCTCTCTTGGTATTGCAACAATCTGGTCATCTATCGTAACAAGTTCATGGCCATGGTCATCTGTCACCGTATACTCTGATAAGAACAGCATATTCTTTTCAGTTGCCAACCCTGCATAGTAGCCCTTAAACCCATTCTCGTTATTTGTTGCTACCATCATATAGGTGCCAAGCTCATAGTCAATAATATCTTCCCACACATCGCTACTTGGGGACCACTTGAATAATTTAAGCAACACCCGTTTAACCTTTGTGCTTCTGCGTAAGATAGATAAAATTGCACCAAGAACACAGGCCACAATATACTGTAGCTTCTTGGTCGGCACTACCTGCATAAGCAGAAAACTAATTATCACAGAATAAATCAAGTAGTGCTGCGGCAACTGTTTATCCAGCAACCGATTGTAAACCCATAACATTAACACGCCAGGCACTACATACTGCAAAATGTCAGGTATCATAGCAACCAGTGCATTTAAGTATTGTGTTATCTCCATAAAATTACTTCTCTTTTTTGGCGTTTTTATCCTGCCAGGTTTCTTTGTTTTTATTTTCTTTGGCCTTATGGGCTTCCGGGTTAAACGTAAACTCCGTGTTCGGCTTGTTTTGGCTCTCAGTCTTTGCCATCGGTACAACACTTCCTACTTTATTATAATAGGGTCATTATACCATACAAAAAGCCGGACAACAACAATCTGTTACCCGATGTAAATTGACTTAATTATTTGACATACTCCCCATGTCTAAAGTCAAGGGATTCTAACCCCTGAAACATAGAGATTGTGCTTCAACGGAGCTGCTGGCTGATCCAGTCTTAACGCTCCTCCACAGTGGACGATGCCCCGTCCACAAGTTTGATTAACTTTTCAGACGGGAATGCCCAGCTGGGTCAGCCCCATCCGTTTGATGTTGATAGCTGCGTTCGTGTCTCTATCCAGCGTGGTGTGACAGCAATCGCATATCCAGCTGCGTTGTTTGAGTGCAAGGTCTGTATTGATAGTCCCGCACACATGGCAAGCCTTGCTGGATGGTGCCCACCTGTCGATTTTTACGACAGTGGTTCCTGCGTTGCTGGCCACCCATTCAAGGATAGATACAAATTCCGCAAAAGCAAGGTCAGAGACCTTCCGCCCCCACAGGTGTTTCATCCCATCGAGATTGAGGTCTTCGATGCAGATGATGGCGTATTCTCCAACTAATTCATTAGCAAGATTGAAGAACCAATCGCGTCTGCGGTTGCTGATGCGCTGGTAGATACGCTCCAAATTGCGAATTGCGCGTCGGCGGTTTTGGCTGCCTTTCTGGCAGCGGGATACCGCACGATGGGCGTCTCGCAGTTCATTGAGCGATGCTTTATACCACTGGGGCGAGTCTATCACAGAACCGTCATCCAAATTGAGGAAATGCTTCAAACCGAAATCCATCCCGACAGCTTTACCTGCTCGCGGATAGATATCGTTACATTCCTGTTTGGTGACGATGATGAGATAGATTTCTCCCAGCGCATTGCGTTTTACAGTAAGAGTTTTGATAGTCCCCTCAACAGGGCGAGATTTGCAGTATTTGTACTCCCGTCCCATGATAGTGACTCTGTTACCAGTGTGGAAGGCATACCCCGCCTGCTTGAGTGTAAAACTCTTGTATCGTTCACGCTTGCAAAAATGGGGCGGGGACTTTCTGCCGTGGCGTTTCTGTTTTACATGATTGAAAAATGCCTTGTAGGAATGGTCAATCCGCTCCACCACATCCTGGATAGCCTGGCTACCAAGGGCCTGCCACTCAGGATGGAGTGTCTTCTTAACCTTCGTGATATGCTTTTTCAGCTTGTTGGCAGAAAGGTGCTTTCCGTACACACGATAGTATCTACGGTGCATCGCAATACAATAGTTCCAGATGGAGGCGGCAATGTTGATACCGTCATCCAGATGCTTGTTCTTCTTGTTTTTATATAGTTTGAATTTGTATGTCTTGATGACGGTACGCATTTTGTCACCTTGATTCGTTTTTAAGATGTTTTAATAATGCAACAATATTTTGTGGAAAGATTTGGGCGGCTTATATCCCCATGCCTAAAGGCAGGGGTTTACGCCGATTTTTAATAAGGGACCTAACCGCTGATTCCTCTCGATTGGTTTCCCTCTGTCCTGTTTGTAATTACCGCTTGCTGAACTCCTGCGCCATAATGGAGCTAATGTTCTGGTGCAAAATGCGGCCAAAATTCTCAACGTCATTCACACCGTTCATCACAATGTTAATGTCGCCAATGTGTACGCCGCTGCTGCCAGCACTGGCCAACTCAGCGTTCACATTCCCCATCCGCTTCAAAATAGCACTCTCCACAAAAGCTTCCGGGTTAATTGCTGCGCTAAACAGCCGGCGGGTCAGGTTTCCCGGCACAACGCCGTCCCCAACCTCCAGGCTGGTATAGCGCCCGGCTTCTGGCTGCCGTACAACAATCTCAGGCCCAGCCTCATCAACACGCGCACGTTCAAAGGCCGCAACGTTCATAATGCCGGTTGCATGGTTGGATGTACTGCTGGATTTTGTCGTTTTCACTTCGGCCTGGGCAGCCTTCTTTTCCTTATCCAGCTCATCGCTCTTGGTTTGGTACTCTTCCTCAACAACCTCAATCTTCAAACTCAAATCATTGATCTCAGCAGTTTTTTCCTCAATCTGCCGCAAAATATCAATGTAGTGGTTCTTAAAGTTGTCAAGCACATCCGTCCGCTGTCCCAGGATCTTCTCTTCCCAGTCCGCCCCAAGCCGTGCCACCGTGTTAATCCGGTTCTGCTCCGTCTCGTAAGCATCTGCAACCTCTTCCCACTTGCTCTTGTAGTCTTCCAGCTGGTCAATCAACTTCTGGTTTTCCTTAATCTGGTTTTCCACATGGTCAGTGTTGCTCATGTTGTTCATGTAATCAGTCGTGATCTTATCAATCATAGCCTGATCCATGTTCAAAATCATCTGGTCTGCATTAGCGCCGTACAGCTGCCGCAAAATCGCAACGTTTTTACTGTTGGTGTATTCGTTCTGGCCTTCACTCAGCTTATCTTTGTATTCATCATAAGCGTCAATCTTGTCTTGCAGTTCCTGCTTCTTGTCTTCCAGCTCTTTTTCAAGCGCGGCTTTCTGGTCTTCCAGGGCCTTCTGGGCATCCTCATGCTCTTTCTGGCGCAAAGCATCGTTATAATCCTCTTCGGTGCTTTTAACCTCGCTCTCGTCAGCTTCCCAAACAAAGCCTTTGCCTTCACGGTATACACGCACACTGCGGTTCGCTTTGGCTGCATCCATGGCCGCCTTTTTGCGGGCAAGCTCAATCGCCTTTTCCTGGGCATCGTTGGTTTCGTTCAGCTTATCCAGCTCATCCTGCAAAGCGTCAATCCGCGGCTGGTAGCTGTCGTCCAGCGCCTCCTGCTCCTTCTGCAAAGCTTTCGTCCGCTTTTCAATCAGGTAGGTAGCGCCATTCATAGCGGCATCAAGGTTGTTTTTCTCGTCTTCCAGCTGTTCTTTCAGGTCGTCCCACTGGTGTTCCAGTCGGTCAATCTCTTTGTCAATTCTAGCTGTTATGGTTTTAACAATCCCGTCAAGTGTCTTTTGCTCGCTTTCCAGGCTGTCCTTAATGCTCTCCAGCTCTTTCTTCTGCTTTTCCAGTGCCTTTTTCTGGGCCTCATAGGCTTCCTTTACAGCATCTGCTTCCGCTTCAATTCGTTCAAGATTTTTCTGTGCTGCCTCAGTCGCCGTTGCAGTAGCAGCAGCCGCTTTTGCATTTTTCTGGAACGTTGTACTTGTGGCCGGATTGTTTTTTGGAATGTAACCACCGCCGGTAATCGTTCCAACGCCTTGATTGTAAGCGTTACCCTCCGCCATGGCCATTCCGCGTGCGCCCACAAAGCCATTTTTCAGCAGTTCTTCGCTCTTTTGGTGGTCAAACACAATCGCGTCTTTGGGTAAGTTCACAAACTCAGCACCATGCTCGCCAACCGTATACCACTTGCCGCTGTGCGGGTTTACTACCACTTCATAACCAAGCTCACCAACCAGTGCTCGTTCAGCTCTAGCCAATCCGCCATTGGTACCAGCCGCATGGGCAGTGCTAATACCTGTTGATCCTGCCCCGTTTCTCTCGGCGTAGGATTTGCCTGGTTTATACGGCTGCGAGCTACTGGGAGTTGATATGTTGGGTGTCGGTACGGTAATGGTTGTCTCGCTTATCCGGTTCATCAGCTTCGCAACGGTATCCAGTTTTTCCAATGCTTCGGTGGTATTTAGATCCAAAGTGTACGGAGTCAGTAGCATATTAGCGATATCGGTAACGGTATCATGCGTTTGACTCAGCTTATCTTCGCTGTCATCCGTTTTAACGTTCAGGATTTTGGCATCTTTCAGCGTCTGGGTAATCTCTTCTGTGCTCTTACCGGCGTCTTCCAGCCCCTTGGCATACACCTGGATCTCAACCTCAGTCGGTGCGCCCAGTTTTTCTTTCTGGGTATTCAAGTCGGCCAGCTTATCCTGGGCGGCCTCCAGCTCTGTCGCAACACTAAAATCACCGCTGTTAAATCTCTGGGTCAGGTCATCAACAGTCTTTTCAGCCTCCGAAGCGTCAATCCAAAGCTGTACACGGCCATTCTTGTTCAGGTTGTCTGCGGCTTTATCAAGCGCACTCTGTAGTTCATCGGCTTGTCCGTCAAATGTGCTCCCTTGACTGTTCATCTGATCAACAGCATCTTTGGCTTTCTCATAAGCGTCAACCAGTGCGTCTACATCAGTGCTATCAATGTTCCCCTTGATGTTTTCGATTTTCTCATTAACTTCTTTGAGCTGGTTATTCCATTCTTTGTAACTGTCAGAGTCAGGTTTAACGCTGTCCATTTTTTCCTGCAGCTCGTCAGCCTGCATTTCAAGGCTTGTCAGTGTCTCACCAAAGAACGCATCATCCCAGTTAAAGTCAAATCCGTATTCCTGCAGCTCGCCAAAAATAGCCCGCACCATATCCGGTGTCAGCTTCATGGCGTCACAAAAATCGTCAATGGTCTTTTTGCCCGCAATGGCCACATAACCGCTGCTGTCCTCTTCCATTAAGCCGGCCTTAACAGCATCATTCAAAAAGTTGGTAATGCCCTTACTGTCATCAGTCAGGTACTTTTTCAGTGTGTCAACATATTGCTGTACGGCATTTTCGTCAACACTTTTCGGCACCAAAAACTCAATAGCAGCCTTATATTTCTGCGTGCCGATCTTACCGCTCTCCAACGCGTCCTTGATCGCATCGTAAGCCTGGATTGCATCGTTATACATGGTGCCGGCTTCCGTAGCGTTCTGGGCATTCAGCCAATCCTGATAAGCCCCACTCACCTGCACCAGCTGACTGTATAGCAGCTCATAATTCTGGCACTGTTCCCGCAGTTTCTTGTTTTCCTGCTCACGGTTGCTGATGGCTTCTTTCAGCGTGCTCTGCTGCTCTTCACTTAGGTCGTTGTTCTTTTTCAATGCGTCATTCAAGCGGCTCAATTCCTGCTTGTTCTCGGCATATTTCAGCTGGGCCTGGCTTCTTGCAACTCGGACGGTGGCTTTTGCTTCCTCAATTTTCTTGTCAGTCAGCTCCTTAGCCTTTTCCGTGTTGATCTGCATCGTGCCGTTTACATATTTCAGGCAGTCTGCGTAATCCTTGTCCGCATCTGTCAGCGCCTTAAAGTTTTCAGCCGTCACGCCAACACCGGTGGTCTGCGCCTGCAAGGCGGATGTCACAGCAGAAATTGTCGTGGTAACATTTTTTACAGCAGTATCTGCATCAATGGTCACGCTGTTAGCTTCTACGCCAGTCTGATTCAGCGATTTAAGCTCATTGATAACATCTTCAATGCTAAACCCGGCATCCTGCATCATGGCAATAAAATCTGTCAAGTTGTCCATGTCAATGGTAACACCGTCGCCAAGCGCTTCTTTTAGCTTGTTCTTTTGGGTGTCATCCAGCATTTCCGTAACGGATTTCCCCGCCGCGTCAGCCTGTGTTTTCAGGTCATTCAACGCCTTGGCCGCGTTCTCGGAGTTGTTTTTCAGCCAGGTAACAACATCCGCATACTTGCTATCATTAAAGTTCTGCTCAAACCAACTGGCAGGGTCAGCTTTCATATAATCATACTTCAGCGCATTCTCAATCTGTTTATAGATTCCTTGCTGCGTTAAAGTCAGATTATTATATCCGACTAAATCAAGTGTTTCTTTATAAGTTTCAAGGTCATCGGTTTGGTCAAGGATTCCCTGATTGATTTTTTCAAGCTGGGTCTGGTACTGGTTAGCTTTATTGAGCCAATTCTGCGCTTCATACGCTGTTTCAGCTTCTTTAGCTCTTTTGTTAAATGTATCGATCTTTTCGTTCAGGTAATCAATGGCGGCGGAATACTCACGGATATCATTGGAGTGTCCAAGAACCTTATCACCAAACTCATCTGGTTTAATACGATCAAATAACTCTTTGTAGTTTGTAAATACATTAGGCCCTTTTTTGTCAAAATCAAAGCCTTCACCAAAGTAGTCAAGGCCGTAATTTTCTTTGAAAGATTCAACCGTCTTATTAGCGGCGTCTCTGGCTTCTATCTCGGCCAAATGTTCCTTCAGCTCAATCTGCCGCTCAAGCCTAGTGTTCGCCGTTTCCAGCTTGTTAAGCTCTTGCTGGTCAGTATAGGTAATAACATCCTGACCATTGATCTCAGCCATCCGTTCCTTATTCTGTTCCAGCTCATCATTCAAAGACTTGATCTCGTCAGTCGTGTCCTGGTACGCCTTTTTGCTATTCTCCATTTTTTCTTTGGCGATCTCAGCACGGTTGATATAATCCTTAATGGCGTTTACGACTAATCTAAATCCTTCAGTAATAGCCCAAATGGCCGCGGCCTGAGCAGCAGTTGTCAACATCTGCAGGCCAATACCCTTGATAGCGTTTGTCAGTTTGCCTGCGCCGGTTACGGAACTAAAGAAGTTTTTCAAACTAAGAGTTCCTTCATCGGCGTTTTTAGCAAATTCTTGTAACGTAACAGAAGCGCCTTCAAGTTTTTTTAATGCTGCGTCTTTATCATGCCTTTTTCCAAATTCTTCATTAAAGGCTTGTAAGGCTTTTGTATCAGAATCCAAATTTTTCGCAAGATCATAGTCATTATTGAAATTACCGGTCAGCCAAGAAAATAGAGTTCCTTTTTTTGTAACTCCCATATCATTAGCTTCAGAGAAGGCTTTTCTAAAATCTTCAATAGAATCTTTTGCTCTTTTTCCATTAAGAGTTAAAAAAGTTCCAGTGTTCAGATCGTTACCTGTTCCAAACAAGTTAAATAGATTCAAAATCAGATTGTTCTACTAATTATTGTGTGGTATAATCAGTATAAGGTTATAAAACAACTTGCCTGGGAGGTATAAAAATATGAATTTTAACGAAAGCCGTGATTATGTCTGTCCTGTTTGCGGTAGGGATTTTTCTTCAGAAAACGCTTACCCTGGTTGCGATTTTTGTAATAACCATGAACTTGTAGTCTATCCGGGAGAAGAATGGAAGGAAATTAGAGCCGAAGTTAGTAAAATGTCTCCATTAGAATTTCAGGAAAACTTAAAACTAGAACCTTGGGATAAATTTTATATCGAACTTTATGCTGGTGACAAAGAAAAGATAAAAAAGAAAAAAGAATACGCAGTGTGTAAAGAGCTTTTCTATAAAAAATACGTCTACAACAGCCCCCTCTTTGACAAAGCCAAGTTTGACATGCGTGCCGAGTGGGAATACGAAAACGCCGTAGAGATGGAAGAGACCTACCGTAAACGCCAAGAAGAAAAGAACAAACCTCGCTGCCCAAAGTGTGGCTGTACCGAGTTCCAGATGGTTCCCCGCAAGTGGTCGCCCCTTACCGGGTTCCTGACGAACAAAGTGGACCGAGTATGTGTGAAGTGTAAGACAAGGTTTTGATGCTACACAGAATGTATTAAACAGTAAAGGATTGATATTATGTCTTTGGCAATGGTTTTAGCCAACCAGTATGGTATCGTTATGTCCGCAGATAAAAGAATGACATTAGCTCCAAAAACCTCTGATGGCCAAACATTTCTTTATCCGTCCTTAAATCATCAACAAAAATTATTCATGACAAAAAGTGGACACGGTATAGCTTTTACCGGAACGTTGACCTTAGATGACGGTACCGCTACAGCTGTCGTAATAAAAAATGCTATCGCTAAATACAACAGCCCACGAACATCTGTTTTAGACGAACTTAAAGGTTTGAAAAACGCGCTTAAGCAATACACCAAAGAAAAACAAATTACGCTAGTCGGGGCAGAAATCAACAATGGCAAACGACAAGTATTCACTCTTACACTAACAGACAAGAATATAGAAAAGAACACAAACGAAGAAGGACTTTGCCTGTTATCACGAGGAGATTGTTCCTTTGCTGAAATGCTCATGTCTTTTCAAAGCCGCAATTCTAATTGCGTTCATTTTTCTCTTCAAGAAAGTATAAATTACTTACGTTTTGTAAACAGCACTGTAGCAAAATTGCAATATTATAATGGAAACCTTCAATCTGTTAGTGAAGAATGCGATGTACTTGTGCTTACCCCCAAAGAAGCCAAATGGGTAATATCACCAGAAACTCTATTTTAACGGAATATTAACGGAACCATATCCACTTCCGTCATAAGTGGGAATAGGGCTTGCGGTTACTTTTTCTTTTGGCTTCTGCAACTCTTTAATCAGCGCCGCAATCTCTTTGGCGTTGGCAGTAATCTGAATTGTCATAAAATCCTCTTCCTTATATGTAGATTGGCTACTTGGCATAAACATCTCTCTGGTACTTTTGCGATTGTTTAGATTAACGTTCGGTTTATATGTAGCACCCATAATCACCCCTCCGTTCCTTGATTTTTGGGGCAATTAAAACAGCCGCCGTTATAAATTCCCATCATCGCAAACTTGTCCATTTGCTCCGCTTGGTTTGCCGTCAGTCTTTTGCAGTTGATTGCTACTGCCCTCATAGCGTATTCGCATTTGTAAATCATTGCGTCTTGCTCAGCACTGTACTCTCGCTCAAACAATACCTTGCGCTGGCAAGGCTTCAAAATACCTTCCATAAATGCCATAAAAAATTACCTCTCAAAAATACCAAAAGCCCCGGCCATTAAAGGTCAGGGCTTATCTTTATTTATTATTCTGGTGGCCACTCCATCCGCAATGTTATAATTCCGTCATGAGAATGTAGATTAAGGTTACAACATTTAATGATGTCTAATCCAATTAAGAAATCGAAATCTTCCTCTGGATCATGGAATGTTCCTAGTTGAACACTTGTAACTGGAATAGCCTCGCATATTTTCAATGTCGTATTATACACATCCCCGCAGTCTTCGCCACTAACACCATGATATGTTTTTAGCCCCATAGAGGTCAACTTTAGCTCTTTAGCTAAACGTTCAGATATGGCACTAGACGAAGAGCCGGTATCTAAGATCCCATTACCACGCCAAATACGGCCAGTTCCATCATTATATGGTGTACTGATTATTACCCATAAAAATTTAGTATCACCTATTGTGTAATTGATGGTAAACCCAGCCATTATTTTAATTACCTCTCGTATTTTATATCAATGATATGCTGTTCAAAGTTTAGCTTCATATTAGGCACTTCATACCACACTGAACCTTGTATGGTGCATTTCTCCATTGGAATATTACGATGATCGGCTTCTGCAGCAATAACTTTTTGATTATATACAATAATAGATTTGCCACCATATTTTTCGCGCAATTCATTTTTATGTTTTTTAATCCAATGAATATTACGCTTAACAGCCAGTGATTTTTTGACCTTATCAATTATACCATTCAACCACTTCACTTTCAACTCATCTCCTCAAAACCACCTTCATAAATATATTTTTATAACCTTCTTACGGTTTTCCCGTAATGTTCTGACTGTCTTTCTTCCCGTCTGGTTTTCACCATAGAATAGGGCTACCCATACAGTCGATGGACCAAAACACCAAAGTTCACACATCTTCTTCTGCGCACATCCTTGCACGCGGTGTCTCGGCTGCTGATTAAGCATTGTTTGCGCGGGTTAGCACCACCCCGTAGGGGTGGCTTTTCTCTCAGCATACCGCATCCGCATACTTGTTTCTGCCTTTCGGCTCCATAGTGTTCCATTACCGGCTCACTGTGGCTATGCGGCTCTTAGCCTTTCCCAGCAATTTGGGTATTTAATTACCAACCAAGGCGCGTCCTATGCAGCTATCCCTCCTGCATAAGCGAGCATTTGAATACTGCCCTTGGTCTTCGCATTTGAAAGCGACAAAAACGCACTCAACGCTGCTGTCGCTGTAGGTATAACACCAGAAAATTTAATGAATCCATCTGAAGCATCCAGTAAGGCCGTTCCAAGGCTGATAACGCCTTTAACCAGCCCGCTGTTCAGCAGATCAGTAGAGATCTCCTGGAACGTAGCTTCAAAAATCTTCAGTCGTCCTTCAACAGAATCCAGCACCCGCTCATTCTCAGCCATAGCGCTGCCACTACTGTTCAAGGATGTCTGCAGCACATCTGCGGCCTGGCTTGCCTGACTCAACAATGCAGCCACACCATTTGCGCGGTTCTTACCGGCCAACAGCTCAAGCAAGGCAGCCTGGTCAACATCACTCATCTTGCTATATACTTTAGCAATGCCCTGAATAATATCATAGGTACTCTTAAAGTCTCCGCTCTTGGTCAGGATATCAAATCCGCCCTTGCCGTCAACATTGGTCAGACCCATAATATCGGCACGCAGTTTAGACGTACTGGTTGCAACAGTGTCGGTTTCCTCGCCCATCTGTTCCAGCTCGGTCGTTGCGCCACGGATTCTCAAAGCCAGCACTTTCAGCGTACTGCCGGTCGTTTCAGCGTTTTGGACAACACTGTTCATGGCCGTGCCAAGTGCAATCGTCTGGTCAAGGGTATTGCCGGCAGCCTCCATGGCCGATGCAGAGCGCTGCAAGATATCGCCCAAATCGCCAGAAGAAACAGCATAGTTGTTGGATACGTTATTCAGCTTGTCCACCAGGCTGATTGCATCGTTCGCCTGGATATTGAATGCCTTCATCGTGCCAACAATGTTTTCAGTGGCCTTATCAAAGCTGTCAAGGTCATCACCAACGTTATAATAAACTGCGCTCACGTCAGCCAGCTTTGTCGCATCGCTCAGGCTGTAGCCCAGTCGTGCATAATCCGCCGTTGCATTCACAACGCTGCTAACATCCGTACCAATGTTCTTTGCGCGGGTTCCGGCCTCAGTCAAAAAGCTTTGATATGTACTGCCTGTCTCGTTCGTAACCTTTTTCAGCTCCGTCATGGCAGTATCAATATCCACAACGTTCTGGTAGATTTGCTGCAAACTTCCCTGCAACAAATGTACCGCCGCCATAGCAATGGCTGTGCTGAAATGCTGGCCAAACAAGTCACTAAACACCTGACCAACTGTCTTGCCTTCCAGCCCCAGTTCCTGAACATGAGCTTTTAGATTGGAAACTTTTTGAGCAGCACTGTTTAACGTTGTCTCCATCAGTTTCGCATCGCCGGAACGTGCCGCGGTTTTAAGCTCATCAGCAATACTGTTGTAAGTAGCCATCAGCTCCGGTCGCTTCTGGATTTGCTTATTGATCTCGACATATCGCGTTAAGGTGTACAACAGATTGTTCAGGCGTTTCTGCAAACTTTCTACGCTTTGGGTGTTTTTAGCAGTTAGGTTACTACTGCGCAATTCGTTCGTAGTGTTACGAATCTTGATACCTAGCGCCGCAAACAACAAAGATAGAGATTTTACATTGATTCCTGTCTCTTTAAGCTGTGCGTCGTATTTGCTAAAAACATCCAAAAGGTCCTGATAATTAGCTCTTCCAAACTCAGATTCGCCATATATATTTTGTAATTCTGTCTCTAGGTTGGTTAATAGGCTATAAGTACCATTCTGCGTAGGATCTTTGCCCATTTTGCTTAGGTTTTCATCAAGCGTTTGTATATAAGCATTAAGCTGTTTTAATGTATCTGGCAAAGACTTAAAAGCGTTGTCAGACATTTTATCTGCAGTATCAAGCGCGGTCTTGAATTGAGATAACGCTTCTGAACCCCGTCTTAAAGCTGCTTCATAATTTTTTAAGTTTTGGTCGTTAAAATTAAGATTTAATACGTTCTTTGTCTTTTCAAGATTTCCAAGCGCACCCTGCAATGAAGAATAAGTAGACTCGTTAAATAAACTTCGCTTGCCATTATTCAAATTTTCTATATAGCGCTCTGCTAACGGAGCATACTTTTGCTGAATGTTAGTATAGTTTTCATTAGCTTTATCCGCAGACGACATTGTTTTTGTAAGGCTGGCAATTTCATCTTTTAGTTTGCGTATCGCCTTTTCTGCCGTTTGTAAACTTTCATCACTTAATTCTTTAGCAAATTCTGCTTGAGCAGTGGTTGCTTCTCCTAGTGTTTTAGTTAAACTTTCAAGACTACTCTTCAGTCCTTGATATTTAGAAGCCTTTTCCGTTATCTCGCTAACATCATATCCAGCTTTTCGTAGCTGAGAATCCAGAGTTTTTGCAATCCCCGCATACGGATTTTTTGTGCTCCCCTTAACACCTGCGGTACTCGCGGTACTGATCGTTGCCCGAACATTTGATAATTTGCTAACAATCGAGGTTACTTTCGTTTCAACTGTGTCCAGCTGCTTTAGCGCCCCGCTCATATCAAACAGCTGTACATTTCCTCCCACACTGCTTTGGATATTTTTCAGCTGGTTGGTAATTTTTGTAATATCAGCGGGGTCAATCTCAAGGTGTGCGGTAATATTACTTGTAAGGTTTTTAATCTTATCCGCCAGTTCATTCTCATTGGCCAGTTCCGCTTTAACCTTCAGTTTATTCTTTTTCGCAATCTCATTCAGTTTTCCCTGCACACCACCGCCGTCAGGTTCCACCTTTACCTTAATACTTAAATCTTCCGCCATATACTTTCCCCCTTACGATTCGGCTCAAGCCTTCAAAGGCCGATTCTTTTCAAATCAGCCGCTCAAGACAAGAGCCGAAGCTCTCGTCGCGTTAGTTATCAGGGAACTGCTCTTTTATGGCTTTCACAATCTCTCCATGTACGGCGCTGTTCCCATCTGCGATTTCTTTTGCCGTGTTTGCCACAAACGGGCGCGGGTGCAAATAGGCCGCATCAGGTGGCGAACCCCAAATGTTTTTCACATCGCCCTTCTCCACCATCTCAGCAAGCGGTGTATTGGTGCCGGTTTTGTACTGCCCACCAACGGCTGATTCATTCGGCACACCAATATCCTTTACCGTAAGCACATGCTCTCTCACGCTGCTCACCACGCTGCTGTCGGCTTCCAATGCCCCTTCGCCCTGGCCGCGGCGCTTATATACCTTCGGCTGGTATACATCCAGTACATCTTCCTGGATATGCTTCTTCAAACAATTCTCCACAGCCGTTTTCGCCCCGCCATTCAGTGCCAGGTTAATTCGCCGCTGCAGTTCCAGTTCCAGTCCTTTCTGTGTGCTTACCGTCTTGGCCATTTAACTCTCCTTGCCGTTCACAACCTCAATCTTCACGGGCGGCTTCTTTGCGGGCTGCTCTCCTTCACGCACTTTCTTTACCAGATCAGCCAAAAATTCCTGGTCTCCCAGCTGGCTCAAATTCCCTGCAATCTCTGCAAAGGCGTCTGCAATCCGGTCAAGCGGGTCCGGGTGGTTGATCGCATCAAATACCTTCATGTATTTTTCTTTCCGGTCTTTCATCTCAGCTTCACATGCCTCATAAAGTCCCGCTGTAACCACCGCAATATCCGGGTCTTCCACAATCTCAATGCCCTGTCGGCTGTAAACAAAGTCACACATTTCATCTGTGTCCATCTTGTCCAGCTCCGCTTCCGGGGCAAAAAAGGTAATCACCGCAATGCGCCAAGCGTAATCAAACAGCGCGTAATACTGCTTGCCGTCCTTCTCGCACATGTCGCAAACAAAATCCACAAACCGGATTCTGTCGCCTACACGGATGTTTTTCTTAATTTCCATAAAAAACTCCTTACAAAATAAAAAGCCCCGCCCTTTTCAGGCGGAGCCGTGTTCATGTTCTATTCGGGTACCATGCCCTAATTTTGTCATGCTCAACAAACTTTTCTGTCGTTTCCTAGCATAATCACAATTTTACAGCGTGTCGTAGTGAACCTCCACACCTAAGCCTTGCGGTTATAGATGAGGCTTCTCCGTGGATTGTAACCCCACGGTAAGTCTCTGCGTTACCCGAAGGTAGAGATACGGCCCAAACTTAGCTCACAACGCCTGACGGCATTGGCCACCACATAAGGGTTAGTCTCCCGCAAAGTTGTCACAACACAGTACATCTACATCAGGCAGTTACTTCGGGTTGAATCTCTTTTGGAGTGTTCAAAAAGTCATGCAGCTGTCTGAGAGAATGTAAAGTGCATTGGGTTCTGCGCTCAATGTCAGGAACTTTGGCCTTACATTGAGACCATGCCTTTTTTGACATGGGTTTTGTTACCTCGCGGATAAAATAGCGTGCGCCGATATTGTAGCACGCATTCAAATCCGCATTGTATTGTTTGCTGCTTGCAAAAGTAGCAAGGGAATGGTTATCTGGTGCGCGTTTTACTTTGCCGCTGCCGTCATACGCAAGTTTGCTGGTTCCCCAAGCGCAGATGTGCGAAATGCGGATACCACAGCGGTGAGCTTTATGCTCTGCAATGTGCTGGATACCATTTTTACGCCACATCTGGATTTTCTGCTTCTTGGACGATGCTTTCTTGCCTTTGAAGTCTAAATGTTCAAAGACAATTACATCGGCAGAATAGAGGACCGCGAATTCTACAACCGCGGCAGCAATCTTTTTGGATAATTCATCATTAACGCGCTTTGCATAGGCCCAAAAGTTATGTGCTTCACGGGACCCATGTAGTCTTTGGAACTTCTTGATGCGGTTAAGCACATGATACAGATGGTCTTTGTCACTTGGGAAGTTGATAAAACTCCTGGCAAGGATAGTTCCATCAGCAGTCATGATGCTGCATACCGCATCGGTATTAAGACCTAAATCGACGGCACAGACGCGCTGCTTATCGATAGGGGTATCACTCAGTTTAACGTTTTCATCGAACGCAAAACGAAGGCTGTATTTGCCAAAATGCTTTTCGAGTATAGGGGCTGACGCACAAGCGTGCATCCAGTATTTGCGCAAGTAAGCAATATCTGTCTTACGCAGCGTGACGGTTGCCCATACCCAGTCGTTTTTATAGAAAACCTTCAAGCGGACAGTATAGTGATTGCTCAAAGCAGTCAGCTCATTTTGGGAGTTCTGCAGTTCAACAGCTTTGCGCTTTGCTTTCTCGATTTTCTTTTCTTCCGCCGTGAGTTCGTCCTTAGGTTTAGGATTTTTTATGACTTTCACTTTTTCGGGTGCGCCGTCCACGAGGAACATATCATCGCGGAAGAATATAGGGAGAGCCTTTCTGTCCACTTGAAGGGTAGGCTGTTTATCCTTTTTGTCGGACACTTCCCAATTTGCCAAGTTGCTGCGATAACTGCTCACCGCACCAATAGCGACCGTAATGGTTGCACGACGCAGATACGACGGATACTTATAGAACAACTTGTCGAAATCAGGATACTTGGCTTCATGGTTTTTGGTGCTATGAACCAGTTTATCAATATAGCGCTGTTGCTCAAGATTACCGGTATCGATGCGTTTAACAGCATTCCAGTTTTCATTGACAACGCCAATCAGATAGGCGAGCGCCTTGCGATAAATACAAACAGTTTCATTGAGATTTACACTACAATTAACGATTCTTACCTGATAGCTAGATGTAATATTCAAAGCACTCACCTCCCTTACGGTTCACTATAATTCTATAATATCCAGTTCGCACAACCTGGCGACACCGTTATCAGAACGGAAAACAATAATTTCTGATTTCTACCCTTAAACACGAGCTAACCCCGCCTAAATTTTACAGCTATAGACGTGGCGTGCGCTCTCCATTATTCGTAATCAATCCACCCGCCACGCCGTTTACGGTATACAATCCAACGCAAATGCTCGTCCGGGTACAGGTAATCAAACATCTTCCGTTTCATCAGTGCCACAGTATCCGGGCACCCCTTGGTGTCAATTACCTCTGTCGTGCCGTCTTTATACTTCAACCAAAAATCAGCCACATAGTTAATGGCTCGCACCGTCTCCATTCTTCCCCCACGTTCCTTGCGGTACTTTGGCTGTAGCTCATAGGGTTTCTGCAGCTGATAGTCCACAATCTCCCCGCTTGCAACTCCAGGCAGCACAACATCCCGGTAATATTTCATCTCAAGTTCAGAATCAAACACAATTCCGTCATAGGTGCGTTTGCTCTTGTCGCGGCTCACATTATACTTGCTTCGTCCGCTTACTTGCACAACTCAATCTTCCCGTCTGCAATCTTAAATTTGACCACATCGCCCACGGCATAGCCGTCTTTCACCGGCATCTGGTAGCCGTGCCCGTCACATTCAAAACCCATGTAGCCGCGTTCCTTGTTGCAGTATACAACCACGCCCTTCAGCGGGCGCACCTGGCGCTTCAGGGGCACTTTGGGCAGGGCAGCAGTTTCAACAGGTTCAATCTTCACATCGGCAAAACCGCCGGTATTCTTGTCTTCCATGCACGCCACTCCTTTCGCGTTCTAAAAATGGAGGAGCTTTTCGCTCCCCCACGGATCAAACATCACAATTCAAACCTATATATAATAAGGTAGGAATTTGCGTTGATCACTCCATAAAGTTCATGTCGTAAATGTCGCCGTCCTGGTTGGCCATGCAGTCAAAGGTGATAGAAACAGTGGTCGGATCACCAGTGTTCTGGAAAGCCAGGCTGAAACTTGCCTGCGGCTGAGCCTTGTAGTAAACCAGCTCGCACTGTACAATCTCGTCGTCCTCGGTCTTGAACGGCATCATACCGTGGATCTCAAAGGCACGCGGGAATGTGTCAGAATCAAACTTGACAGTCTGAACACCATCGTTCTTGTCGTAGAAGTAGTAGGCAATATAGTTCTTGCCGTCCTGCAGGCCAGCGCCAGCAACCTTCTTCTCAGTGGTGGTAAGATCACTGATCTCAGTGCCAGCGTCGTCAGAAACAGCAAAAACCTGCACAGTGCCGGCCTTCGGGGTCTCACTCAGCTCAATGCCATCAGTGGTAGCGGTCAGTACCTCGCGCTTCATAATCTTTGCAACCTTGCCAATGTCCTGGCCGCTCAGCAGGGCAAACAGCTTAACAGGCATGATCTGGGTATCAACCTTCAGGGTGCCTGCACGCTCGCCATCAAAGCCAACACGGTTCGGTGCGCCCTGGCCGCCCTTTGCAAACACGCGGTTTGCGGTAAAGTCAGTGGTGGTCACGTTGGCAAAATCAATGGGCAGAAAAACTTTCTTGGTCTTGTAATCAAGCAGAATCAGATCAGCAACTTCACGGTTCGCCATATTCGGATTTACAGCCATATCTTAATCCTCCGTTACTATTTATCAGTTTCCATGCGTTTGTACCATCCGCCAAGGTCGTTTTCGCCACCCCATACGGCATAGTTCATGTCATGGATCTCATTTTGTTTTTTTATGTTCTGACGGTTAAAAGTGTCATGCACCTGGTACACCGTCAAATCATAAATATTCGTATAATTCAGGCTGTTATGGTTTGTCGCCAGCGCAGAGATGATGTTCCCCAACTCCAAATCAGGGTTACTCTTATACCCTTTTCGTTTCGATTTTTCATATTCAGCCTTTTTCTTTTGGAATCGTTCATAAAACTTGCGGGCAGCCTCATTTTTGAACTTCAAGTTTTCCTCCCGCTTCTGGTCTATATACGCGGTTTGCAGGCAAATGTCGCAAATCTCTGCCCAGTTATCTCGCGTTATGGAACCATCAATCAGGATCTTATCGTCCACTTCGGTTTTATTCACCAGTACAGCATGGTGCGCTTCATCATATTCAAGCGGCGCATCAATAAAAAAGGCCAGTGCGGCAATCATCTCCGCCTGGCTTTCTTTGCTCATACTCAATAAATCAAAAGTGTTAATGGTGGCTTTTTCTTCCTCGCTCAAAGCTTCATACGGGTTCTCCTGCCCTGTTACCTTGGCAATGTCTTCAAACATCGCCTGCGGTGTCAGCAGCAAGGTACTTAGCGCAAACTGATAGCTCATATAGCCGCGCTTGTTAATGTCGCTCAGTCGTGGCGAGTGTACTCTGCCCACGTTTTTCACCATAAAACCTTCGGGGTTCAGCAGTTCATAGTACGGTACTTTCACTTTGCGCCACCCATCTTGCGGTTGAACGCCATCACTTCGTATGTAATGCAGCGGCCGTAATAATTATTATTCGGCTTGTATACATCGTTGTTCAATAACCGTACCTTCCCAATTCCAAAATCTTCGCTGCCGTTCAGCAAACGGTCAACGTTCATGGCCAACACATCGGCCTTCGTCCCCAGCACGCCGGGGTGTCGGTAACTCTTCATTACCTTCTTATTGCAATAGGCAAAAATGTACAGGTACACTCTGTATGCCGTATCGCTCGGTGCCTTAGCCACTACAGTCTCCATGCACAGGTAGGTATCCGCCGTTTCATTGATCTCCGGCACATACTCAAACTCGTAAATATGTCCGGTACTAATGCTTTTATCGCCCAGTAGCATCTCGTCCGTGTCAGTATCATCGTCCACGGGGCCAAGCAGCAGGTTAATAATGGTGTCGTCCTGTGCCAGCAGGGCGGCTACTTTGTGTTTGTATTCTCCCAGCTCACTCAGGTTCATACGTCCACCACCTTCACTGCAATGCTGTCTGTGCTCTTGCCGTCCGGTGCCACAACCGTCAATTTCACGGTGGCTCCATTCAGCACGGCATTATCCTCTGCGCATACCCGGCAGCTGTCCCCAGTTACCCGGTTCCACTGCACACTGTTGGCAAGGTATACCTTTGTTTCAAGTGCTTTATCATCAACGCTCAGGCTCCAGGTGCATCCCGGCAGCGGCTTGCCATCAATCGTGGCCTTAAAAATCTTGCCACGCCCGCAAATGCGCACTTTAGGTTCGCCCGCGTATTTAATAACCACTTCGCCGTCCTCCGGTGCTTGCTTTACCTCCTGGTAATCGCATAGCATCTTTTCGGCGTTATCCTGTTCTTCCACATGCTGGTCCTGTTCAAGGTTCAAAACCAAAAATCCCGTCTGGGCGTCATTCCAGTCGTAGCGTTCTGTCATAGCGTCCACACAGGTCACACGGTAAGTTTTAGGCTTGCCATTGATCTGCTCCATCATCAGGCGTTTCCCCACATCCAGCAAAGCCGATTCCTCATCATACGGTATTTTCACCTGGAATTCGCGGCTGGAAATGGTCATGTATACATCTTCGTTCAGGTTGGAAAAATACGGCTTGTCCACAACCGCCCACCGGGTAATAATTTCCCCGGTCTCATGGTTCTGCCACTGGATGCTCCGGTTACACAGCTCAATTTTACCGCGCACGGTTATTTCATCGTCCGCATCGCGCTCTGTAATCAGCCAATGGCTTTTACTAAACAGCATAATTTTTCCAATCTCAAAGTTGTCGCCCGGCATGGTGCGTATAATCTTCTGGTTTGTCACCGTGCTGCTAATAATCATCATGTGGTGGGGTACCCCCTCAATCTCTACCTCTTTATAGGCAGGGGAATCAGGCCCCATTCTCAGCGTGTCCCGTTTGCTCTTTTCAACCATCCGGTCACGCCGCGTACTTCCGTGCCTGCCAAGCATAGCAGCATATGTCTCATAGTTCATACGCTACCACCTCACTCAGTCAAGCTCGCAATTTCCCCATTGCGGAAAGAGTATAGGTTAATCTCCTTCATCTGCTGCCGCTCTGTCGTGGTCAGCAGGGTCGTCATCTTCTCCAACAGGTTGGCTGGCGAAAACAGCGTAAAATCCTTTGTGCTCAATCCGTTCTGCAATGCGTCTGTGTTATAAACATACTGGCGCACAAAATGCACAATCATGCCCAGTGCCAAAATATCCTTCTCGCGGTTCGTCAGCGTAATGTTGAACTCCAGCAGGTCATCTTCCCTGTCATTCAGGTCCTGTTTGCACACATCCTCAAAATCGCTGATTGCCATCTTCAAAAGATCCAGCTGCATTGCTTCTCTTGTCACCGCATCGTAGTCCAGGAACTCATAGTTGCGGACTTGGCCACGGTAACGCTCATAAACTTCCTCGTATCTTGTGCCCATTGGCCCGCACCATTCCTCTCATTATTCTTCGGTTCCGCCGATCGTCACAATCTCAACGCCGCTCTTGCGGGTTCTGGGTTTCTTGGGTGCCTCCAATGCAACGGATTCTTCCAAATCGCAATCCAGCACATCGTTCAATGCTTTAATCATGGCACGGCTGTCCAGCTGGTCTGCCTTCAGCATCTCCTTTGCGCGGATACGGATGCTGTCGCGCATCCCCTCGCTCATCTTGGGCACCTTATCGCGGATCTCATCCGGGGTCCACTTAAACACCTCGTCAAAGTTCTCCGTGGTCAGCGCATTCTTGTAGTAACGTTCCACACCCAGCTTGCGCAATACGTTGGCGTCCTCAATCAAAATCCAGTTATCACGGAAAAACCGCGGCTGGCTGCCACGCATTACAAGCAGCTCGGCATAGTCCATCTCCTGCACCTCGCCAAACTCGGTCCACTCAACGGTGTAGCCGGGGTTGCGGGTCGAAGCATAAAACAAGTTGCCATGGGTGCCGTTCTTGCATTCCACCATGGTTTCATTGGTAATCTTCGCAGTTGCCAAAACATACCTCCAAAATATTCCTTATATAAAAAAGAACCCCGCCTTGCGGCAGGGGTATCGTTCAGCTCAAAATCAGGCAAACTTGTAGCTGCCAAAGTCGCGGTCCAGAATGATAGAAACACCGGTGCGCTTGGTCATCAGGAATTCCTGGGTCAGGTCGGCCTTGCTCATCGGGTCGCCCATCAGCATGGTAACTTCACCCTCGGTAACGCGCTTCACGGGCTTGGTGTCACCGGCAAAAATGTAAACAGTGTCGTCAGGCAGAATGAACTCAGTAGAGCCGATCTTGTGGCGCTGCTTCATCGCAATCATCGGGGTGCCGGCAATGTGGCCCAGGTAGCCCATGCTGTACAGGTCGCTCTTGGCCTGCTCGCCCATGGTAGCAGTGGTAATCTTGCGCAGTGCCTTGCGGGTACCAACGATAGTAGCAGTGTCTCCGGTAGAAGCTTCAATGTGCTCAATCAGGTCAAGCAGCTTGTCCTCATTGTAAGAACCGCTCTGGGTATAAACGGGGTCCAGCTTGGTAAACATGCTGGTCCATGCCAGATAAGCGCTGTCCAGATCATACTGGGTAAAGCTGCGGCCAACAGTGTCAACCAGGTCATTAAAGTCAATGCGGCCAGCCATCACGCGGTTCATTTCCTCGTAAACCTTCACAGCACGCAGCTGGGTGTTCACGGTAATGTCCTGGCCGGCTTCCAGGCGCTGGCGGCGCACAGCCTGGCTACCTTCAGCAATGTCAGCAACGGTCAGCAGGCACGGCTTGGTGGTATGGAAAATGTTGGTATCGCCCAGAGAGGTGTTGCGGTCCTCAATAAAATTGGTAAAGAACTCGTCACCTTTCAGGCCCTCTTCACTGACCTTATCAATCAGAACTTCGGTAATAGCAAACAGGTTGTTGCACTTACCATCACGGATATCCTTGTAGTTCATGCTGGTCTTGCCATTATTAGCCTCAATCATGGCCTGGCGCAGAACTTCCTGGCTGTCTTTCACGCTGTATTCGCCCAGGTGGCCATGGTAGCCATCAACGGCCAGCTTAATCAGTTTCTCATCCATGTTAATACTCCTTTACATATAAAGATAGGTGTAGCCATAGGCCACACCAGTAATTAGTTATAACTAACTCGCTGATACAAAAAAATCAGGCGATCACATCAACGATGTAATAGGTATACTGGCCATCGCCAAAGCCAACCTTCACAGGATCGTGCTTAATAACGCCAAAAACATTGTCAGCAGACTCAGAATCCTCAATCTTCAGCTTGGTAGAATTGGCAGCAAAAGCAACAAACTTGCCTTTCTGGGGAACACCATCAAAAGCTTCAGCAGTAACACGGAAAGAGTCAGCGGGAGGAACCATCAGATAAACGCGGACGGGCTTGCCAGCCTCATTCTCCCACTCAGGCAGATAATGGGTGCGGGTTTCATCGTAGAACAGCTCAACACCATCAACCAGAGCCAGCATGTAGCGCTTAGTAGTAGCAGAGGGAGCCTCAGCCTTGTAGATTTCGGGGCCGATCGCATCGCCAATCGCAATAATGTTGCCGTTATCAATAGCGGCGGGGCTGCCGTCCTTGTAAAAAACGACGTGCTTCAGGTATACAGGGTTAATGGTACCAGCCATGCCGTCAGTACCAACAACTGCATGTTTAATGTTAGCCATAATATGTAACTCCTTTTTATTTTTCAGTATTTTTCAGGTAGCGTTCAAACAGGTCGCCATAGCGCTTCTCTGTTTTCTGGGTGCCATTCACGCCAAACCGTACCTTGTTTACCTCGCCCTTCTTTTCTTTGGGCGGAACATAACTGAACTCAGCGGCCTTTTTGCCCAATAGCTTGTAGCAAGCATCTTCCAAAACGGTAAACTCCATCGTCTTGTTATCTCGCAGCTTGGCATAATCAGCATCGCCATCCAGCTTCTGATCCATAACGGCAAACAGCTGTTCGCGTTTAGCGCTCTCTTCTTCTTTGGCAGCAGCAGCCTCGGCCGCAACGTAAGCATCATATTTCGGCTTCATCTCGTCATACTCTGCTTTCAGTTCGCTGTACTGCTTGTTGGCGGCCTCCAGTTTTTCGGTCTGCTCTTTGGCCTTGTCACCCATGGTGCTGTATAGCGCGGGCACGCCCATATCGGCACTGCCTTCATCCCAGGCTTCGTACTTTACCTTCATGCGTTTCTTGCTGGCAAAATCAACTTTCACGTTGTCGCCATCCATGGTAAAGGTAAAGCTGTAGATCTTCCAATCCTGGCAATCCATCACAACGGCAAGATCATCCTGCACATCCTGCAGCCAATAGCGGCTTACTTCATAGCCCCACGGGTCAATCATGGTTTCAGCGCTAATGGCCTCGTTTACTTCGTTCAGCTTGTCGCACAGGTTCAGGCTGTAATCCGCAGCAGGTTCTCCGCCTTCCGGTTCCGCAGCGGGTTCCGGTTCTGCCGGGGGTTCGGGTTCTGCAGGTTCAGCAGCAGGCTCTGCGGCCGGCTCACTTTCCGGTTCACCCTGCGGCTCTTCCGGCTCGGCAGATTTTGCTGCAGCCATCTCTTCACACTTCGCTTTCAGTTCCTCAATGGTAATTTCCTCCAAAGAGAACTCCAGCGTAGAAGCGTCAATGCCGTAAGAAGCCAGAATTTCTTCTTTTTCTTTCAAGCAATCGTCTCCTTTCGCAAAATTATCTATCTGAGCCTCCTTGGAGGATTCAGATCTCTGTAAAGCTGTGTATTCCGCCAGCATATCCTTAACCTGGCTCGCAATCGTCGCGGCGGTAAAATTCGCCGTAACTGTGCTGCCCGTCATTGCTGGTCGGATTTGCGGGTCAGTGGTGGAAAGCACGCAGCAGCCATCAAAATCAAAATTCTGCACAACATAGTAGCCGTCTTTATCCACATAGCCTTCCATGTTGGTGATCTCCATGCTCTGCCCTTTCACCACATCCCGCTCAAAAATCCCACAGGAATCGTCAAACTTGGTCCACAGCAACCCGTCAACGCGCAAATATTCCCGTGTTTTTCCTGTGCCGTCATCCCGGCTTACCCAGCGCGGGTTGCAGCTCTCCGGTATCACACCGTAAGCGCTGCCGGCATATACATATCGAATCCCGTCCTCGTCCACAATCAGCTCATGCTCGTGGCCCTTAAAATCAAGCTCACCATCGTCATTCTGCTCAATGTATCCAAGGATCGGGGTATTCGCAATACTCTTTGCTGCCCGGTCAACTACCTCTTTTTCAAACCGCGATCCGTTCAGGTTGCCGCCAGTATGCAGCACATCAATCGTCACGTTAATAAAACGCGTATCTTTGCCCATCACTTCTCCGGTTTTTTCAAAGGTAATTGGCAGGCGGTTCAACCGCTCACTCACATCCAATCACCCCGTAAACTAAAAAAGGCCGCTTGCATAGCGGTCTCTCAAAAGTAATTTCGTTTTTTCTGCTGTGCGGCAAACTCCTGCACAGCCTTCAAATCATCGTCGTCAAGTTCAAAAATATATATTGTATGGCCGCCACTGTCGCGCTCTTCCCGCACCAGCTTCTTTTTCTGGCGCAACAAATATAGTACCACGTCACGGCCGCGCACCTTAACTTCACGCTTCATCGCTCAAATCAGCCTCCTGTCGCCAGGTCTTCCTCGCTGCTGTTCTCGCCTGCGTCTGTCAGCGTCTTACCCTCACTTGCATTGGTGGGGCGTCCGCCTTCATCTGTCGCGGCATTACTGTCAGCAGCGCTCTGCGTGTTGGAGCTTATCAGCGGCACCTCATTGGCCGCCAGGTTCAATACCGTGTTTTCTAGGTACTGCATGTTCTCCACATCGCTTGGGCTGTATCCGCTTGTCGCCATAATGGCACTGCGCACCGGCATTCCGTACTGGCCATCTTTTACAAGGCGGTCATGCACTTCCTGCCGGTTAAAATACGTCACATCTAAAATATTTACCTTAAACTTAACTGCCGTCGAAACACTCTTTAATTTACGGTTGATCCAGCGTTCAATCTGCCGCATCATTGCAAACACAATCATCTGGTCGTTCACGGTAGAAAGGCTCAGCGTCGAACTGCTGGGGTCTTCACCTCCACCAAACAGGATGTTGTTTACACCCGCCTGCTTCCACATCGAATTTTCAGCTTTTGCCACATCGTCACTGCCGCTCACAGCTCCACTTTTTTCAAAGTCCCAGCTGCTGATCTTCATCGGACTCATAATCGCGCCAATGTTCTCCGGCAGCACGTTGCACAGCATGTCGTAAAACTCTTTGCACAGGTCGTAGTCAATCAAAAATGTACCGTCATCCCCCACCGGGATCTCCAGCGCCAACGCCTTGTAATTATTCACTTCGCTGGCATCTTTGCTGATCGCCCGATAGTCTTCAATATCCGCCAGTGCGCTAAACAAGCTCACAAACGGCGGGATCGGCACATACGTCTGTTCGTTTACTTTCAAACAGATGGAATTTTCACTTGACAACTCCTGCCACTTCAAGCCGGAATCCTTCTGGTACGCACTGTACATCGTGGTAAATTCCGGCGGAAAATTTGGTAATCGCTCACGGTGGGAATCAAAGTAAGAAAAATTGAACGCAAAGTTGTATACACCATCCTCAATGCTGCTGATCTTGCAATAGTCTGCATCCAGCTGCTGGAGGGTGTAGCTGTCGTTCGTTTCCCATGCGTACCCGTAATACACATCATCACGGAACGCCACCATCAACGCCCGGCTGAACTCGTGCCGCAGGTTCATTTTTTCCAACTGTGCCGTCACCGCATAGTAACCTTTTTTGAACTTTTGCAGGTTCACATTCTTGGAATAATCAACGCCATACGGCACCACAATGTAACTGAACGTGCTCATGTTGGCAAAATACTGGATCAGCCGTCTGTAATAGTTCGAAATATTGAACAGGTATTGGCTCATCTGCCGCAGCTGCACTTCATAGTTGGCCGGGTTCGCCAAATAGGTAACAATCTGGCTCTTGGTGTACTTTTTATAAGTAGGGTTGTAGTCGCGGTTATTTTCCAGGTCGCGGATCTTCACGTTTGCCAGGTTCGCATACCGCACCTTACTCATAAATTCCGTCAATGGCACAAAGCTTTTCTTGCCGTCCGGGCTGATCATGGCGACCTTTTTCTGCTGTATTTCTTCCATATAGCCGCCTCCTTAATGCCGCAGTCTGGGCGCTCTAAAGTTTATTTCAATCTTCTTATTGCGCATAAAGTTTTTGCTCATCATGCGCTCAACCTGCAGCGCAATGTAATAGTTGTAGCTCAGGCTGCTGTAACGGTCCTTGCGTGCGCCAGGCTTCTCATGCACACGGATCAAATTATTCGTTGCTTCATATTCCAGGTTCACCAACTCATTTACAGCCAATCCGGTATTGATATACGGCATCTGCAGCGCCATCTTCTCCATGGGTGAAAGCTTGTCGTAACCTTTAATGTTCGCCCGCAAAATCTCTTCGCAGTCATATTCGGATTCCAAAAACCGGATTCTCCCTTGTTGGATTCCGCTTCGCAACGCAATTGTCACGTCATTATTAAACTGGCTGCTGCCCATGATCGCCCAAATCACCTTGGGTGCCGTCTTGTCGGGGCACCGCTCCTGGAAATCCGGGTTATTGCAGCAGTTCAGCGGTGGGTATGTCTCGCCCGTCTCTGGGTCATAGCACTCGTGCATCAGCAGATCCATAATGGGGGCACCAAGACCCTTTGCGTCAATGCCAATGTAGTCACACTCAAAATACTTAAAGTAACGGCGTAGCTTCAGCACCAAATCCTGCGTAATAATACCCTCGCAGTTTTCGGTGTACACCATGTTGCTGGTACACTTGCCTGTACTGTCTGGCACCAAACTGTTCAAAAAGATGCTTGTGGCGTCATTATCGCGGCGCTTAGAACTCATCAGGGCAATATCGACCGTCAAAATCCGCTTCTCGCCGGTCTTCTTGGCCGGCAACTGGCAAGCCGCCTTATTGTTCAAAATCATGTTTGGCGCATAGAACGCTTTTATGATCTTGCGCTGCTTGTTAATGTCGTCAAAGCTAAATAACCCACCGTCTGTCGTGCCAATAAACAGCGCCTCATTTTCCATGCGGAACCGTATGTCAGAAAACGTCGATTCTGTCATCTCGTCTTCTACCTGGCTCTTCAGCAGCAGGTTTTCCTTAATACTCATCTGGTATGGGAATCGGAAACAATAGTAATTTTTCGTGGTGTCAAACATGTTCACAAAGTAATCTTTGCACAAATCCCATGACCAGTGCTGTTCAAACCATGCAGAGCTTAGGTACATCTGCTGATTGCGCTCTGCCAAATGGGCATACTTGGGGTTGTCCATATAGCCGGGGTGGCGGATGTAGTTCAAAAACTTCTTCAAAACCAGATCCAGCACTTCCTTGTCAACCATGCGGTACTCGTCAATAATCAACAGGCTCGCACGGCCGCCACGGGCAGTATCTGCGGCGGTCACAACCTCAATCACACTGTCATTGCGGAAAGTTATCTTCGCCACACTCTGGTTTATCGTTATATCTTTTATCTCACTGCGCAGTAATGGGCTTCGCGGCACCAATTCCTGCTCAATCTTTTTCAGTACCAAGCTGCCCTGGTTTCGCGTTTTGCTCGCAATCACAATCAAGCTGCCTGGATACAAGATCGCTTTCCAACAGCAGAAAATTGCACATAGGAACGTCTTGCCTAGCAATAATGTTATCCTACCGGCTTTTTATCCGATAGTTCTTATGGTTTCCCATAAGTTCAGCATACATTTTCACCCTCTAAGGGTGCCGGGCACTCGTGGGCGGATTATATTCTGCCAATAACAGGTTCACCGCCTATGCGTTACAATACCTCCTTCTATTAAAAAGGTAGGTTATCTCGGTATTAGCATTTTACAGCCTCTACCGATTTTGTCCGGTTCACTCAAGCTGGTTTCCCAACCTGGGGGCCTAGATTAGAACTATAAATTTCATATTTACGGAAAAGTTTAGGAGCGTCTGGATTGTAATACATCAAAGAACAAAGACTCTTTATCATTACCTCAGATGTGATAACCACCCTGTTCTTCCATTCGTTTTCTTGGTATACACTAGATGTGATTCCTAAACTCAACAGCATGTCCTTGCAGTATAAAGCAAAATCATAGTTAGGAGTTGTGATATTCATCTGATAGCAAATTCGGCCATCTTTCTTTCGCTTATAGTTGTATATACATCCATTCCCGTCAAAATAACCTCTGAAAAAATCAATGAATAAATTTGATGGTACTTTTGGATGTTCTTTTCTATAAGTTTTATTTTCAACAACTCCATGTGAAATTAAATCTTTTGCCATTGGAACACTATACATTCGCAACACTGAACTATGAGTATCGCAATAGCTCTGGATAATAAAAACATGCTCTTTATCTATATCTTTTACTTGAAAGACATTACCAAAAACAGAGTTCAAGCGTTCAAGCATATATCTGTCGTCACGCTGAAGCTCTATGCTAACTTCTCCGCCTCTGCCGTCTTTCTTTAACGAAACCCATCCATCGGCATATAACAAACCAAGCCAGTATGCTTTTTCTGCGGTGTCAATGTTTTGGAAATAACGGTTGTCAAAGCATCTTAACCTTCTGCATCCGAGTTTTCGCCCGCGTGCCTGTATCTGCTTTGAACTATAGCCAAGCCTTCGTGCTATCTCGGCAAACGACATCTCCTGGTAATGCTCTTTTATAAACTGATCCTCTTCTTTTGTAAAAATAGAAGTTCTACCAGTTCTTTTAATCTCCATAAAAAATACCTTTCAAAAAATATAGTTCTAAATGTGTTGACCACGCGCCGCTATAAAACAAAAATTTGTGCATAGCGCCATGCAATAAATCAAAATCTGTTGGAACATCTTCAGGTTTACGTTCAAATAATCCTTGCAAAACCTCTGCGGGTTCGCCCGGTAAAAGCTGGCCCACAGCGCCACGGCATTCATGATCCGGCTTGTCTTATCTTCCGTAACCTCTCTTGCAGTTTTCTTCACCATTCAGGCACCACCTCACTCTCCGGGGGTGCCAAAAATGGCGTTGCGGATACTCTCGTTCTCTTCCTCTTCTCCGCCGGTGTATTCAGGTCGGTGCGCCGTATAAGGTGCCATGCCTTCCTCGTATTCTTTTTGCCACGGATTCTTGATTTTGAACAGTTCCATCATTGGCCCTGTCACCCAAGTACGGAAATATTTACCAATCCCATCCACATCCCGCCATTCGGGCGCAGCTTCCGGGATCGGCTTTTTGTCTTCCCACTTTTTAATCAAGGTGCCAAAGGTATTTGCCTCTGCCAGCGCATTATCGTTCGTCTGGTTTGGCTTAATATTGGCGCTGCCCAGCAGGTTCTGCAAAGTATCGCTGGCCTCTTTTACCTTCTTGGTGTCACCCGTCTGGTATGCCTTGGTCAGCATAATCTGCGCCATACTGATCGCTTTGAACAATTCTTCCTGCGCCTTGGTGGAGCACTCATACCGGGTAATCCAGTCCTTGTATTCATTGTCCAGCCGCACATACTCGGCCTCGTTGAACCCTGGCCCCCAAAACCCAACCATACGCTGGCTTACCTTGCCGCCGTTTGGTCGTGTCTCGCTGATATCGCTTACATCATTGATCACCCGCCCGTTGATTTCTTCCAGGTAGGTATCAAAGGTTTTGCCGTGGTTCTGGGTCATGTTGCAATGCCTAATCCAAGCTGTCATCCGACTTGTGTTCGGGGCATGCTTTGCCGTGCTTTTCAGCAGACCCTCGCTGTAATAAATGTCAAACAGCGTGCACACCCGTTTCATGGCCTCATCCTCATTGCCCAGCGCCTGGGTGTAATGGTCAACCAGCTTGTCCATGCAGCTTTTGCATACCGGGAAGTAATGGTTGTTCCCTCGCCACAGCTCGCTTTGCGCAGGGGAAAAATTATCCTTCTGGTGCATGAACCGCTTGCCGCAACAGGCGCAAACAAAATACGCAGGCCCATCGTCCTCTGCCATCATGCGGCGGATCTTGGCCTGCGCTTCTGCGTTTTCTCGTAAAATTGTAGCTTTATTTTTAGAGCCTTTCGGTCTTCCGGCCATGTTCAGTCACCCGCCTTATCGGCGCGGTTCCCGTTCTCATCATAATCACGGAAGTTGTTCCGGCACTCATTCCAAAACTCCACCACATCCATCAATTTCTGGCTGCGCTTAAACACACAGTAGCTTGTCTGGGTAATGGGGTTTATCTGCCGGCTCTCATAGCTCAAACCAAACGCCTTCAAAAAATTCGTAAGCCGCGCCGAATAACTACAAAAGTATTCGGGCTGCTTCTTCTCATACTCACCCACTCTAAAGACCATCCCCTCTCATCAAAAAATCCCACGCTCTAATCCAGCGTAATATCGTAACAGCAGTCCACGCCGTAAGCATTCACCACCAGCACGTTCTGCTCTGGTTTATTTCGCAATCTCTTATCCATGCAGTAGCTGTCCGCGCCATCCACACAGCCGCTTTCGTATACTTTCGTATCGTATACAGTCGTCAGGGCATTGGTGTGGCGGTGTCCCATCAGCACAATGTCAGGCTTATCACCTGTCATCATAGTCAAGGTCTGTACCACGCTGCCCGGTGTGTCTTTGTCACCATGCACTGCATACACCAGTCGGCCGCGTACCATAAAGTCCGCAATTGTCTCGTCAATCGTATTCTGGTAGGTTTCTACATTGCCAAGCGCCGTGCAGCGTGCGCCCACAATATAAGTCACAAGCTTGTCCAGGTATTCACCGTGCTGGTTATCCTCCTTGGCAGGGAACACCCGGCTGTGGTTGCCCGGCACACTATAAATGTATACACGTTCAAACATACGGCTCAGTTCGGCCACAAACCAACTCACGGCTTCCCCGGCGCTGATCACCTGGTCCACCACATTCTCGTTGTTTTCCAGCCGGTTGTTCAGGTGGATCTCACCGTTTACCAGGTCTCCGCCCAGCACCAAAAAACAATTCTGGCCATTGTGGCGCTGCTGGATCACATACACCTTTTCTGCATAACGCTTCAGCCGGGCACGCAGCACCTGTTGGTCAAAACTATTGTAAAGGTTCTCAATCTTGACTCCCGCATGCAGGTCGGTCAGGTGAACAATCAGGTCGGTCGTCAGTGCTTCTGTACTAACTACCCCAATGTGTTCAAAAGTCTCTGGCTTATAAGCGCTGAATCGCCGTTCAATCAGCTCTCGCATGCTCTCTCCACGGGCTTGTACCCGCATCAGGCGGCTCACTTCATTGCGTTCGTCCCGCAGCTTAACCTTTTCTTTCTCCAGCTCGCGGCGCTGCTCTTTAATCTCGCCCAAAATCTGCTGGGCGTCACTCAGGTTAGTTTCACTGGCGTGCGCCAGAATGCTGAACGCCTTCCAGTTCTTGCGGTATACACACTCATCCTTGTCCTGGCCCAGCTCTTTATTGATCACATCCGCCACATCGTCCCAGGTGCCAATCTGGTCCTTGGCAGCACAAATGCGGTAGATGTATTCATTGTCAGTTTCCTTGGCAAGCTTGTGCAGTTCAAGCATTCACGTCACCCCGTGTATTCACAATTCCGGTGCGGTGCTTGTCACGCTCCATCTCAGCCAAAGCTTCCTGCGCAAAATAGTTGTTGGGCAAAGCCTGCAGCACATACGGCAGCTCGTCCACCATCGTCTTGTTCACGGTCGTAACCATATGCACACCGGGGAACTTCTTGCGCAACATTTTTGCTTCTTCCTTAGAAATAACAATCATCTTCAAAAATCTCCTTATAAAAAAAATAATCTGAGAATAAAAGAACCCCCGGCCATAATGGTCAGGGGCACTCCACCCTCTATAATCATATATAGGGGGTTTTCAGCTTCAAGCGTTACAAGGTATTATTTTTGTTTCTGTAGCGGATCACACGGGCCAATGTCTTGGCATTTTTCTCCAATTCCGCGCAGGTCTTGCAGTAGTGTGCCTTGGCATTCCACGCAATCTCTTCCCCGCACTTTTCGCAGTACCGGTTGTCAAACAGCCCAATCTTTGCGCACAATTTATCCATATCCAACCGGTTGTTCTCTGCCGTCACATCCCAGCAGTAAACACCTTCGCTTTTGTGATCATAAAACGGGTACTCATACAAACAGCCAATCCGCCCCGGACCCGGCTTGCAAGTAATTCTGTTCAATATACCGCACTTGTCACTCAGCACATCCAGCTCCACCGGCGCTTCATAACCGTCCCACCAGTTCGCGCCATCAATGTGTATCGCCGTCACATCTCGCCCAAAGCAAGAGCAAAATTGTTTGATCCTGTATCGGTTCATCAGATCCAACGTGTCACTACCATTCAGCCGGCACATAACAATCACGCCAAGCAAAACCTTCACCTGTCGCTGCGTCAGCCCATAAGTACGGATCGCCAGCCGGATGTAAGTTAAGTCGCTCTCATAAAGGCAAATCTTGTCAGCCTGCCGCAGTCCACACTTCTTCAGCTGTTTTTTCTTGTACTGCTGGATTAGGTCCAACCGGTCATACTGCCTTATGTACTTGGGATCTGTATGGGCCAGCTGCATATCTGCACAAAAATCTGGCTCATACCCACTCTGCGCCAACAGCCGCCGTAACAGCCGCGGGCTTTCATTGTAATCGTCAAAGTTATCCAGCAGCATCTTTTCATTGCAATAATAGCTGTAATACATTACCCCTCTCCTCCTTCAATCGGTTCAATGTTCAGTTCGTTGCCAACCGGCACCAGGGCATAACGCTTGCCCAGGTACTCGTATTCACCGTCATCACACAGCTGCGGCAAGCAAATGTTCACCTGCTGGATATTCTCCACAATGCCGGTGCCGGCCACCACCCACATAAACTTCTTGCTGCGGCGGGGGTATTTCTGGTAGCAAAGCATCACGGCAATGTTGGCCAGTTCTTTGGGGTCAAGGCAAATCTCTGCACACCGGGCACGGAACTTGTTGTAGTACAGCTGCCAGTCAACCTCAAAGTTGGCGGCAAACTCCTTTGTAACGCCCTCAGCCTCCAGCTCATCTTTGAACCGGTCAAAATAACGGCAATGGTATTCAGTCTCTGCCAGCTCGGCTACCGTTTTATTAAACTCAAAGTAGATTTTTTCAATCGCATCAAAATGCTCCTGGCTAAATCCCACCTCCCCGTCAATCATAATTGTATAATCAAACCCGTCACTCCTTTTGTGGCGCAGCCCGTCCGCCCACTTTTCAATAACCCAACACATCTTGTTCATGTTGCTGTGGGCGCAGCTCAGGCGCTTCATCCGCTTGTAGTACGGGCTTGCATATTTCATAAAATACGGCAAAGGTCTGCCATACTTGGCAATCTGCCGCGGCACCGGGTACAACACACCGGTCTTTGCAAAATCGCATTCTTGCTTGTGGACTATATCATCATCTCACACTTTTGGCGTGTATGAGAGGCTGGCACTTCCACGCCGGATTTTCACCGGATCGCGTACATCCCTTGCGGGCTAGTCTCTTGACCTTCCTTATTATATGTATAAGGCTTGGCACAGGATTGTATCAACCATGATAGTTTCCCTGTTAGCACACAGACAAAACGCCACTTCCTGCGTTTCCACATTTGTCCTGTGTACACCCTGCTCTTGCAGGTTCACCAGCTGTTTCCACTGCGCGTCACCGCACAGGGCCACCGATTCTTGATGGCTTTCGTTTTTCAATTACCCCGTATGTCACCATACAGGCCAGACTATCTCTTCCATGTTTCCATGGCCACGCGCTTGGCGTCCGGGCTATCATCTCCCGGCCTACTGGGCTACACTCATCACCCTTAGTCGTTACACCTTTCAATAATTACCAGTAGCTGGTAATCAAAGCTTGGCACGGTATTGTCTTTACGCTGTATTGTAAAGAGTTTCACCGTTAGCCGCCCATTAGGCGACACTGCTGATAAGGCATTCACGCGGTTTTACAACGGCGAAGCCACCGTTGGTTATGGAGAGCAGGTCAACATACCGGGCGTATGTTTCTTTCTGCTTCTCGGTTTTTGGTGTTTTGTTGTGGTAGCAGCTCGCGTAATTGGAAATTTCACCAATCAAACTCTTCAAGCTGCGCATAATGCACGCCGTGCGGTTCTGGATCGTGTCCTTCTCCGCCAGCGCAGTTACTTTATCTTCAATGTCAATTACAATTTTTGCGTTCTTGTCCACACCCTTCATCATCAAAGGGCTATTTAATACTAGGACCAAATCCCCGTCGTACACACCTACGTCATTTTTTGCAGGTGTAGACTATATCTTCTACCGGTCTCCCGGCAGCGGTGCGCTCCAAACTGCGTGTCAATAGCAGCCTTGCTCTGGTACACTCATCCCAGATAGTCGTTGCAGCCGTTTCCAGCCACAGGATTCTCCTGCCGTCTCTCAGGCAGGCATTCCCTGTTAGCAGCCCATATGGGCCACACCCCTGACGAGGGGTTCACACCGTTCCAAATGCTGTGTTACCACAGCCCCGGACCATCATCCGATCCGCGCCATTTAATCTCTGCGGGGTAATACTCTTGCAATTAACAATCAACGTGTTCACCAACTGGCCGCAATATTTTTCTAGCAGCGGGTTGGTCACGCCCTTCAGGATCACATGCTCGCTCTTGCAAATATGCGGGTTGCGTTCAATCAGCCGTTCGCCAAGCGTTGTTCCTGTCCGGTCAAAGCTATAAAACTCGTCCGCCTCCAGCGCTCCCTTCAAGGGTAGGCCGGCGATGTGTTCCATCAGCATAATCAGGTCAGGCACTAAGAACTTAAAGCTACCGCGCAGCCACAACTTGCCGCACTTCATGTCGTCCTTGTATTTTCCAAGCAGGTTGGTTATGTACTTTCGCACCCCCTCCTCTTTCAGCATCTCCGGGTTCTTCAAAATCGCCGCGCAATAATTATTCAGCGGTTTGTGCCGGTCAGCCAGCATACCCAAAAAGCAGTAGGTGTATACCGGATCGCCGTTCTCAATCTTTTCAACCCAATCAATGCTGTAATCTGCCAGGTGCTCAAACTCGTCCACCGGCAAATCCAGGTCCTGCAAAATCTGGTAATTACCGCGGGTGTATAGCGGTTCTGTGTCAATGTCAAACTGCCACTTTGCAATGCCAATGCAGTGCTTGTTCTTCTTGAACTGGTACCAGTATTCCTCCCAGTCCGCAATCGTGCCGGTCTTCTTAAAATACTTGTACCCCTTGTACATGCTCTCGCAGGCAATAATCTTGGGTTCAGCCCCTGGGCTAACATCGTGTTCCACGCCCCAAATGTCTTTGATGAATCGTACCCCGCGTTCTGCAAAAAACGTCTCATAATCCATCTGGTTCAGCACGCCCTTAAAGTACGGCATACGCCACACCACACTGGTCACGGGCGTCTCACTGCCCAACCGCCGCTGTATCTCCTGCATAATCTTGGGGTGTGCGATCCCGCAGCCATCAAAGGCGTTTATCTCAATGTCGCGGGTAGTTTCCGCAATGTCTTTCTGCACCCACTCGCGGTCAGCCCCGGTCTTGCGGTCTTTGAACTGGATCTTGCGGTCATATACATATTTAATGTTCTGGTTTGGTATGGTCACAAAGCAGTCCGGCACTACCACAATGGTCGGATACCAGTTCTCAATGCAGTGGCAGCTGGAAAAGCACAAACCACGGTAGGCGAGATATTTCGAAATTATTGTCGTATCTATGTTAATTCCCATCGTGATTCTCACGTCAAGGTCGTGGGCCAACCGCCTGTCCACAAAGCTCAAGATACCCTGCCGCACCATACTGGCGCTGCGTTCACTCAGCACAAACTCTTGCTTTCCAATCTTAAACCCGTGCTGGATCAACCGCTTCATGGCCGCCTTCTTGTTCTGGCCACCCACGCAATCCACAAATACAACAAACCGGTTGTACTCGTTGCTCTCGTATGTAAGCAGCCTGATCTGCCGGAACAGCATGTTATCACCCTGCTTTACATAAAAGCGCTCTTCCTCCTCCTGGCTGATCTGGATGTTATAGTCATGGTTGATAATGTAGGTCAGGTTCAACTTTCGCACAATATATAGTGGTGGTGCGAACATTACTCGTCCTCCTTGTTATTTGGGTCATCCTCTTTGTCTTCGGCTTTTTCCAGGTTGTAAATCTTTTCAATGCTAACCCGCCCGCTGTCAAACGCCTCACGGGAAAGTGCCGCCCACAGCAGCGCGTACAAAACCGGCAGCGCCACAAAAATTCCAACCGTGGCCATAGTGCCCAACATCTGCAACGCCAGCCGGATCACCACAATGCAACTTCCAACCAGCACCATGGCCTTAAATCCCTGCCACAGGTCATGCAGAAAATTTGTCAGTATCAACAAAGTTTCAGCTTCTTTCTTGTTCAAAGTTTTATACCTCCAAAAAAATATTTTTATTGTTGGTTAAATCGCTGAATTAAAAAAGATACTAGAGATTAAATGTGGCTTGCTTTCATCTGGCACAACAATATTGGGGCCGTCATTATTCAATACTTTAATCTCCGGCGTTGTCATCTCTTCTGTCATCTCAGCACCTTCACCTTTTCCCTTTGACGGCTTACAGCTACCAACGGGATACCACCGGGAATGCTCTTTTCCTGGTTTTTTACGGTACCTGCCTTGTGCATTCCAGATGGCCTTAGCAGGGCCTTCTTCATCGCACAGCAGATTCAAAGCAACCATCATATCGGGTTTGCCTTTCACACCAATTCCTTCAGGAATCACTCCGTAACAAGGCGTAACCAACCCTAAACTATAAAGATCTTTAACTGCGTTTGTTAGCGTTCCAGTATGATAACGTAGTTCTGTGGCCACACCGCTTAAAACTCCCACCCACACAGGGAGTGTGCCTGAGCTTTCGTTGATGTAAGTTTTCTGCCACAATGTACGGCGGTAGTTAAAGTAAAGATACACCCTAAACAAGGTTTCCGCCCCACGCCCATCCGGGCATTCAGCCAGAACTAGCTTGCGCAAAACGTGGTACTCTTTACATCCAAGAAGAGCAAAACTAAACGTTCCATTTCCCGTCATAAACACATCTTTCATATCCGGGCAGAAACGGTATCGAAACAGCTCTGAAGGCTTACTAGGATCAAAATCCTCTGTATGCACTACTCCACCCTCTTCAAGATACTGTATCGCCTTAATCACTCGGTTGTGTTGTTCTCTTCTCTTCTTGCCAACCCCAAACGTGCCTGTTGTGTTTGTAATCTCAGCGATTGTAGCAATGGTCCAGATGTCTTCTTCATCCTCGTAAACTGGCACTGCCCGCATATAAAGCGCCAAATAAACGGGTAGGATTTCTTTTACATCTTTCAAAAAAATCAGATCAGCGGGCACCTGTATGTAAAAATCATTGATCCGATCCTCCTTAATAAACATTCTTACTTATCGCTCCTAATCATTAAAATCGCCCTGAAAATTGCGTGTTATTGCTTGCGTTAAAAAAGCTCTGAGGCCCTGTTTTGAAGGGTTTATTCAGAAAACGGCCTAAAAATTGCGTGTCATTGATAGCACTAAGGTTCAAAACCACCCCCTAAAACTGCGTGAAAATAGGATGTAATTATAAATCTCTCGTTAATGTTATAAGCGGCTCGTTTCCCCGGCGTTTGTTCTTGTGTGGGCGCATGAGGTCGTTCTCTTGGTTGTTACTGCGTTCCTGCAAGTTACTGCGTTCCGCTTTCGTAGTTGCGTAAAAGTTGTTATGGTGCAAAGGGTTTGGTTCAATCGCGTCCTTGAGTTCTTCGCGTTTTTTTTTGTTTGTGTAACCGCACCTCATGACTGTGTGGGCGCATGGGTTTTGGTGGGATCGCGTCCTTGGTTCTTTTCGTTCCTGGTTTTATACAATCGCCCAGGCCGTAACGTGTCGCTTCAAAAATAGTCCCAGGTCATAGCGCTGCCCGTTTATGTCAAGCCATTGGTGTATTCCTCTGGTTTTTTTAGCCCGCTACAAACAACCGCTTTCTTGTCCAGTCCTAGCTGATCCGGCGCTGATAAAATCACGCTCTTTCCTTTTGCGTTAAATAGTTCTTTCAAGCTCGTCTCCCAGCGCTTTTAACGCATCCTACTGGTTTATGTATCCGCATGTCGTATCTCCTTGTGTCGTGGCTCATAGCGCGTCCCTGCGCGTCTCAGGCCATGTTATACCATGTGGTATCGCAGGTTATGAATAAATTGCTGGTTCCGGCATTACCGGTTCATCAAAACAGCCAAGTCCAAAATCTCCCGGCCAATATTCGCCCTGCAGCCATTCGCTCTGGCTCTGAATAATTTCGTCCAGGTTGTCAGGATCTTTCACCAGGTTCATTGGCATCAGCAGCGGAAGGTACTCGCCGTCGTCATCCATGATAGTGAACAAACTGGCCAGATCGTCTGCCGTTGCGCTTTGTAACTTTTCAAGCCTTGTCATATGCTTTATCCACCTCCTTAGCCTGCCGTACAGGCGTTTCCAGCTCGTATCTTAGCTGGGCTGAATAATTTGTTTCTGCTATCAAAGGCTGGTCATAGGGGCTTGCAGGGCCATGTCCGCCAATGGGGTTAATTTTATCCATCGTTGCCCACACATCCCGCGCCAGCATCAGCTCAATCGTATCCATAACTTCATCCAGCGTTTTCTCGCCGCACAGGTGCGCACAAAGCAGCTTGCCAAGCTCCCAATGACTTTTATTCGACATGTCCTTTATCACAGAATCCCTCCTTTGTCGTCTCGCAGTCATGCAGTGTGCAGTAGTATAAATCTGGGCGTATAATGGAATGTACCACCTCGTCACAATCCTCACACCGCACATATTTTGTCATAGTGGGTGCCGCATCAATGGCTTCCAAAACCCGCTGTACACCATCCAGGTAAGCCTGCCATTCAGCCTCTGAATACTTCGGGTCGCGCTCAATGCAGTACGCCTCAAACTTCTCCGCATCAATCAGTCGTGCCATAAAAATTTTTTCACCTTATTTTTCGTTTTTATTGTTCATGAAGATTTTACATATGAACTTTTCGTAATATCTCTTGGCGATGTGTTTTGCTATTGTTACAATCTTCCACACGCTAAAAATCAACAGCGTACAGTTAATCCCTAACATCAACAGCATCAGCGGTCCCCATATGTAGATCATCAGTATGGCGTCCACCGTAGATTCCCACGCCTCGCTCATTGACTGCCTCCGGTACCCAGGTCTCGCATCATCTCGTCGGTCAGGTAGTACACCGTGCTGGTATACCGATCTTCGAACGATTCATTGTCGTATGTGGTGCGGTCGTAAAAATCGGCCTTGTAGCTGTAATCTTCATCAGAATATTTTATGGTGACGTAATCTACATCCTCGGTTTCTTCTTTTACGATCCCATCATCCTGTATCACGCCGCAGTGCAGGTATGTGTCAGCGCCGCAAATGCCGCCATACCGGTTTGTATACGGCCGCGTTTCAAGGAATGCGTAGGAGATCTTGTGTGTGGCCTGTACAGTGGTCATACTCACAGCTTTTGGCGCTTTAGCTTCTAAGTCAAGGCCTAAGTGTACAGCAGCTCCAGCAGCCAATACCGCAGTGGCCACAGCGCAAGCGTGAGTTATAGCACTGGCGATTTTTAACTTTGACATAAAGTTTCTCCTTATTAGTTGCAGTCTAGGATCTCGAAACTGTCAAGTAGAGCACCGAACGAATTCTCCCAGTCCTTATAGTCTTCCTGTGTGACTTCTTTTACCGGGTTAAGAACAATCCAGTCGTGCAGCTGCCGCATCTCGTCAAGCAATAATTGCAGGTTACTGGCAATCTCTTTCTTGCGGGTTTCAAATTCTTCATTGGTCATTAGTGTATTCCTCCTAGATCTGGGAAGTATTTGCGGCGCTTTTCATAGTTAATACAGGTAATTTCGGCTTTATCACGCAACCCGCTTATATCGCAACGAACAAAAAACTTGCCATAGTTTTTGCAGTGTTTGCAGTATAAACATAAGCTGGACGTGTAGTCTTCAGGCCATTCTGTAAATAGCGTGCAATGGGCAGGTTGTTCCATCGGCTTCTCTTCTAGTTCGCAGATAATCCGGCTATCAGTCATAATCATCCGACAGTAACAGCAATTCTTGCATGTAGTTTTTTCTGCCTGTTCTTTAGCCGTCTCAGCTTTGCGTTCTTGCTGTACTCTCAGCCAGCCATAGGCGCACACACTAGCCAGAGCGCAAATCTTTATACCCGTATAAATTGTTTCAACCAGCATTGGCCATGTCCTCAGCGTCGTCCGGCATATCAATCAGTCCTTCGGCTTCCATCAGCAGCCGGAACGTCTCGCGTCCCTTGGGTGTGATTAGGGTCTGGGTTCCGGCATGCCCGTTGCCACGGTTCACAAACTCCTTGATATCAAATACCTGCAAATTTCCCATAAAAAATCTCCTTGTAAAAATATGGGTGTCACTGTCCTTGACCCCATTATTCAAAATCAAATTGCTTGCGGACGTTCAGCTGCCTCGCCATAATTCAATCGTCATGCCGCACCTTTTTTATTCCGGCAACGGCCGGTATTTATTCATATCGCAGTAACCGCTCATGGCGTTCATGTCGTGCAGCATCTCGCTTACTACCTCGTTCCGGTCAAGGCCATTGCGGTCTGCATAATCTACCATGTCTTCAAACATTACGGCGATTGTATGGGTGTAATCCTTAATGTGTTCCGTCTGTGGCTGTACGGAATATCTAAAGCATGTCTGTTCCATTGTTAAAAATCTCCAAAGTTATTATTCAAGAATGAGGATTGGTAGTAGCTGTAGCGCTCGGCTCCATATGGTCGCCAAAATAAAATTTATGTACGCCCTTGGCCCCTACCCAGTGGTCAAAACTTTCATCAAAGCTGTCACTATGTACTGTAGCCGGCACCTGAATAATACAGGGCACTTTTTGCGCCACCATATCGTCTTTGCACCAGCCGCTGTCGCAGGTCCCGCTGCAGGGTTCCAGTACCAGGTCGTCAAACGGGAACATCATATCGCAGTAACCTTTGATGTATTCGTCATAAACCCGTTCCGCGTTATGTTCATACGGCGTATCATCCCAGTCATCGCCGTACCATTCCACCAGGTCATCATCGCCCAGGTAGAACCGTACCAGGTTGCCCTTGCGTTCAAAGTCGATAATTTTCATGCCTGAGTTTCCTCCTTGGCGGCTTCATGTTCAACCTCAAACATCTTGGTCATATCTGTCGGGAATTCATGCCTGCTGTACATAGCCGCCGTCCGCCGCACCAATTCGCACGGATCAGGATTATTTGCCCCAAACTCCGCGTTCAGCTCGTCTTGCGTCACCGGCCACTTAAAGCCAAAGTCACTGCGTTTGATTTTGCACAGCGGCGCTCCTTCATGCCAGAACACGATGCCCTCCATGGCGGCCAACTCCAACCCGCGCCGGATTCCCTCAAAGCTTAGGTTCGGGATATCAATACTGATCGTGCCATGTCGCACCAGCACGTCCTTGTCCAGCCCGTAGGGATTCTTTTGGAAGTGCGGTCCAATCGCCTCATAGGTTGCATCCGGCAGGTCATCCCAACTGTTGTTTCGTGCCTCCACAAACCATTTGTCCGCGGGGTTATCTGCCGCCACTTTCACCCAGTGGGGCCAGTGGCCAGTTACTGGGTCTGGCTCGTCACACGGAATCGCGCCCTCCGGTACTGCTCTGCCCGGCTTGGCATCAAAGCGCTTGTAGAATTCGCCGTTAATAATCGCGCAGCAGGCACCGTCAAGCTTCAATGTGGCAATGCTCTCATCCGTCAGTGCCGCCTCACAGCCCGGCGTAATCTCGTCACGGATTCCGGTAATCTTGTGGCCACTGAACTCGCGCTTATATAAGGTAGGGATTTTCTTCATTGGTTTTTTTACCTCCAAAATTTCGTTAATTATTTAAGTATCAATCTTGATGCTGCGCATAACGACATCGGCAATAGGAGCGCCCGTCAATGCGCACAGGCAGGCGTAACGGCCAATCCATTCATCGAAGTCTACATTCTCGTTAAAGGTGACTTGCACATAGTTGGTAGAATAGCCATGACTTTTCGCCCATGTGTCCGGTGTGCCATTGTCGCATTCCAAGCAAACGTGCTGGAGGTCTGGATCTGATTCAATAAACCAAACCATGCTGATACCCTGCTCACATAGCGTGGCCATCATTTTCCGGGCGCTCAGTTTTGCGCTGCATGTCTCTGCCGTGCTCCAGCGGCTCGTCCGGCTGGCTTGGTACTCTGCGCACGCATCATCCACGGCTTTATATGCTGCCTTTGGGTCGCTCACATCAATCGTCACACTGCGCAGCGTGGTTGGCTCTGGTGTAGCAGCCGGTGTCCCACATTCCTCCGGCGTAATTAACGTGCAGCAGTTTGGGTCAAGTTTCAGCTCCCTGACCGCCAGCATACCGCTCGGCTGCAGCCACCGCCCATAGGGGATCTGATTGTCCACTACTTTGGTAATTATGAATGTATCGCCCTCGCAGGCCAAATATTGGTGTATGCCCGCCCGGTGTGTTTTGGTGATTCGTACTTTGTCGCCCGGTTTTACCAAACAATATCTAGCGGAGCTATTGATGGTGCCTGTGTTGTGATTTTCCATGAATTATTTGCCTCCTTCATTTGCGAAAACTTGTATTTAGTAAAAGTAAAAAAGTGGGTACTTGCCAGGCACCCAAATTTAATGGGCATCGCTATATAGTAGCCAACGGCGGCACTCCCAACACTGTATCTACCATCATTGCCGTTGTATCAATCTGCTCCTGGCTCAAGCCAATGTAGCGCATCGTAATGCTCTGGCTGCTGTGGTGAAACTTGTTTTGCAGCGTTTCCATCACCTGGCCAGCCGGCAGCCCGGCCTCTGTCATAGCGTGGTTTGCAGCATAGCCATAGGTCTTGCGCAGGCTGTGGGTACTAATATGCTCTTTAATACCGCACTCTTTGGCCGCTTGGTTCAAGATCCGCCACACTTGGGTTTCGTCCAGCGGCTGCGGCACTCCCTTGGGGCTGCGCATACTCTGGAACAATGGCCAGCCTGGCTTCAGCACATTCATGGTTCGGCCCCGCATCTCTTCAATCAGGGTGGTAATCGCGCCTGCTGCCAACGGGGTAATCAGGTCATTGGTGCGCTTGCCGGTCTTTTCGTTGATGATAATTACGCGGTGGCGCGGGCAGTTGTGCTCACAATCCCACACATCATCAACGATAAGGCGTAAAAGATCGCCCACACGCAGGCCCAGTGTCACACCACATATAAATAAGGTATAGTTCCGCTGCCTGTTATACGGGCGTCCCTGGGTGTGTAGATAGGTGGCTATGGCGTTAAAGTCCTCGCGGCTGCGGATCGGCTCTGCCGGCGTTGGTTTTGCCACACCATTGGTTTTTACCAGGCTCAGTTTGGGCTGTGCATAGCGGGCGGCACGGGCTTTCTTACTGCGGCTCCGCTGGCGCGGCTGTGGTGTTTCGCATACCAGCTTATAACCCATGGCGGATGCCAGCTGTTCCATCAGGGTGTTGTGGCCGTCAGTATCGGCGCTTGCCTGCATCATCGCCATCAGTAAGCTTGCAGCACCTTGTAGGTCCAGCCCACCTTTGGCCTCTGTGGCTTCCTGCATAGTAACAGTGCGGGGGATAAAGTGAGCTACGTTGTTTCTTTTTTTCATAGTGGGCTTCCCTCCTGTGTGGTGTGTCCTGCGGAGCTTTATCCTGCGGAGCTTTATCTTATGGTTCTATTATAGCACTGCTAATTACAAGAAGTCAACAGTGGCAAAAAATAAATTTCAGGAGAAAGCGTAACACAGGCTCCGCCTGTATGGGGCGAAAGAATTGAGCTGCGGTTGTATGGGCTACGGTGCCGTTATACTCCTGCGGGAGTACCCACTCAAGGGGACCCACCCAAAGGGACCCGATCGGTGTTGTAATGGAAACTATCCCCCTACCACCTGCGGTAGCGGGACCTAACTTTTCCACCATTTGCGGCAGTGGAATCTCAATTCGCCTCCGTAGGGTGCCTTCCTTTATATATATGGCACGCTAGAGGCCAAAACAGCACTCACAGAGCCTGCAGCCGTCTTATAGTGGCGCCTATTGCCAGGATTTGCCATGGAATTGCCGGGATTTAACCTCCGGTGGGGCCAATGTCGGGGCGTTTCGGGGTTGTAAAGCGGCGTTTCGGACTGCTCCGAGACGTTTTCGAGCGGAAATTATGCGTTTTTTAGCGTTTTGGCGCTGTTTTTGTGCGTTTTAGTGGCCAAATTGTGCGTTTTTTAGCGTTTTTGAGTAAAAAAATAAGGCCCCAAAGGAGCCTAGAAAGCGGATTGTTATGCGGTTTTCTCCGAGAAAAGGAACGATTAAAGAAATAGGGGGTTAGAGGAAGGAAAGTGGAGGAAAGGAGGGGCTTGGAGAAAGGAAGAGAGGAGGTTGGGAGGTGAAAGAGGGAGAAGCAACGTAGGTACGCTGGTTTGTGTTTTGAGAGCCGGGAGTGAGATGGGATAACTGACCCATTTTCCGCGCTCTCACGTTGTTTTTTCTTTTTAACCTGCCCCCATATGCAAACTATTGAAGGTGGTTTGCAAGTAGTGGATTTTTAGCGGTATACCGCTATTTTACGGCCTTTTCACTTGCTGATTTTTGGCGCTTTTCTTGCTTTACAGAGGGTATACCAGGCGCTGTTTTATAGTCCTGTTTATGGGACTATATACCGTGCCATGCCGTCGGGTCAGCTGACCTATACTATATAGCATATAGTATTCATACCCCGCTATATCTTTAATCCCCGCCGCCTTCTACTTGCAGCATATAACGCCGCACTTATTTGTATACATTTGTTTCATATATTTGTAAATTTGTTTCAAATATCTTGCTTCGGGGTAAAGATCTACTTATTATATAGTTGTACATAACATGTATACCACATGCTATACCGAAGCACACAAAAAACAGCACACAAAAAATGGAGGCACAAAAAATGTTGAACGAAAAAAAGAGTGACAAAAATCAAAATGTAATTTTACACTTTGAGTTTTCCGCGCCGGCGCAAAAGTGGAAACTTGCAGATAGTATCACTCCAATATACCGCGCGGCTATTGGAGCCGCCGCCGCCGCCGCAAAAGTCGCCTATGATAAACAGTATAGCGATACCCTTCGGGACCTATATCAAGCTATTAACAGATATGCCACTAGTGGAATATGGCCCGATAACAGTACGGCCGCCGCTGATTTAATCCAGACTATTGCCTTGCACTATGTTAACCTTGCAGCCGCCGCAAAACAGCCGCTTGATAATTGGGTACAAGGCGGGGATAGTAACTTTACTGTTATACGTATATATAAAAAGAGAAGCTCAAAAGAGCTTGTACTATTGCAAGGCCCCCGCGCTGTTTTGTCGTACGGTATTAACGCGGCAAACAAATGGATTAACAGCCAGCGCGCGGCGCGTATAACCGGCCGTATTACCTATATAGATAGTACCGGCAAAACATGCACCAAAACAGTACCACTTGAAAGTGTAGAAAAGTTAACCGAAGGCAATAATGACGCAATACAGGGTAAAGGTACCGGATTAACAGAGCCGCGTTATAGTAACCCCGATACAATTCAATCGCGCGCGCTGTTTTGGGAAGATATCGGTTATATTCTGCGTGATATTAAACGGGGTCAGGATATATGCTATTATACCGCCGCTGGATATACGCAGCAAGAAATCTCAAAATTATTAGATTGGAGTCAATCAAAAGTTTCAAAAACCCTTGCAACATGCCGTAAAGCTCTGTTAAATAATGGCTTTACACCTTCCACCTTCTAATACTCCATAATACCCCGCTATACCCCGTTATGTTATCCCGAAGCTGGATAGTATAACGGGGTATTTTTTTGTTATGTTTTAATTGCGGATTATTATTTTAGAATTTTCTAAAAATTTTTTTGAAAAGTTGGAATAATACCCCTGTTTTTTTTACGTTATAGGTGTAGGCGCGATACACCGCGCGGCGCGATACACAACGCGGCGCGATACACAACGCCTATATCTTCCCACGCGGTCTAGTTCTGACCTAAAAATAAACAGTACATTTTGCTAAAAATGCGGGGCCTGTTATCCTAGTGAAAATGGCAGGGCGAACAAAAAACCGATTGGCTATTCGCAAGTTCGGCTTGAACGAAGCATAAATCGGGCTGGAGTCGAAAACTAGGTAAAGTTTGGGAAAACTATGCCAGGAAACTGTTACTTCAGACCTCCCCATGCGTTTGATGAACCTGATTCTGCAAACGGATTCTAAAGCGACTGGCATTTACACTGGCAATATCTCCGATGTTATCAGTGTGCCTTTTTGTCCTATCTCCGATGGGGCATTGACTGCTTAAAACCGTTGGCATCGCAAAACCCCGCCGTGCAAATGAAGCGGATTCAATCACACAAAGAGTATAAACTTGACTCGGAAATCGAATTCCGCCCCGCAAGGGGTTATTCATAAAACCGAAACAGACCGCCTTTTCGCAAGAAAGGGCGGTTTTGTCGTGTAAGGACTGGCTCTTATACCTGATGAGGGAAAGCATCCCCCACGGAATTGCCAAAATGAAAGGAATTTGACTATGAAAACCGAACTGAAAACCACCGACATGGCCGAACTGAAAACCCTGATTGCCACCGCTGAAAACGAAATTAAGCTGAAAACCGTGGCATATAAGGACCTTCTGGCCGCCGATGACGCAACCCAAAAGGATCTCGCAACCGCTGAAACGGCATTGGCCAACGTGATTGACGAGTACAACGAACTGAAGAAGAACGAAATTTACCTGACCTGCTATCAGGCAGAATCCCCCATGCTGGCCGCCTGCAAGTATGGCGAAATGACCAAAAAGGTGCTGAAGAAAAAGCAGAATGAAAACGGCACCGTAACCATCAGTGTCGATGACCGCAAGGCCCGCAATGCAATCGACCTGGTTGACTTTGAGCATTGCAACCCCGAAAAGGGCACTTTGGCCGTCAATGGCCAGTGGCCCTTCTATCTTGAATCCTGGCTGAAAAGCCTGGCTCTGAACCTTGGCACCGAAATTGAACTCGATGCCAAAGCCCAGAATGAACTCGCCGCAAAATATAAGGATGCTGACGGCGAATTCGCAAACCTGTCCCGCAAATCGTGCAGCATGAAGAGCATGGTTCGTGATTTGCAAGCTATCGTTGATTGCATCGTGTTCATTGATTACGTTCCCAAAGAGGAACCGACCGATGAATCCGATTCCAAAAAGCCGGTCAAACCGGCCAAAAAGCTGAACGCTTTGAAGGTCACTTCCAAGGATATCAACTACATCAAAAACCGCATGACCAAAGCGGGCAAAACCGCTTTGGCAATCCGAATGGCAAGCCCGAAGGAAATGCGAATCATTGTTGGCAACGTCATGTACCACCTGACCACTGGCAAGCCGTACACGATTGAAGCGTAAAGCGTAACCCAACCGCTGGCAGACCGGTTAAAGTCTGCCCTTGTTAATGCAGCCCAAAAGGAAAATGAATTGAAAAAATGAATTTCCTTCTGGATGGTCACAAGCCCATAAAAATGCAGAGTGGCAAGCCGCCCGTTGTTGATTCTTTTGCGAATAGGTAGTAAAATGAAATTACATAGGGTTTGCCGTTTCGCAAGCCCAATTCCCTCGCAAAATTCAAAACGCAAAGGAGTTTTACAATGGACCCAACTTTTGAATTCGATTTTGAAAACGTTGACATTGGCCCTGACGCTGACCCGCACGATTCTGTTATTTACGCAATCGGGAAAGCAGTTGAAAAAGAACTCAAACGGCCTAAAACCCTAATCGTGAATCCCGTTCAGCTACAAAAAATGAATCAGCTGCAAAAAGCTATCACAAAATACATCGAGTATGCCAAAACCTATCCGCTGAATGATAAGGTAACTTTCAAGCTAATCCCCTATGTAAACCAACATGACGTTGAACTTGTTTTGGTACTTGATGAATTTTTGCATTTCAAAGATCTGATGCTGCTTGCATTTAATTTGGATATTGATGTTAGAATCGAAACTTCAAATGAAGATCGCGTCAGAGTCGGCTTTACGATTGAAAACCTTTACGTTGAACCGTAACCGTAACTAATTTCAAAATCGAATCACAAACCGGAACCGCTTTTCACAGAGCGGTTCCTTTTTTATTGCTTGTTTTCATCTCTAAGATGAATTTCATATTCCCCACTAATCAGCCGCCGTATCATCTGCGGAAACGTGCAGTCGAGTTTTGCAAGTATAGCAGAAAGCGCTTCATCGTCCTCTTTTACTAAAACAATTTTCCTAATGTTGCGATTCCCTGCAAGTGCTGAACGTTTTTGCCTTTCTCTGTCAAGCCGTCGAATATGTTCCAGCTGTTCCTCTGCTGTTTTGAATTGCTTTTCCATTCTAAAACCTCTTTTACAACTTGATTTTTCTTATATTATACCAGAATAAAACTATTTTTACAAATCTAAACCATAAAACGAAAGGAAGCCTATCATGAAAAAGCTAACAAAACTTCTCACCCGCTTCACCCTGTTTAGCGCCGCCGCGTGCGCCATTCTCTTTGGCCTTCCCGCCCTGGCAACTCGCCACCCCTTCATTCTGTTGGCCGTTTCCCTGTCCGTTTTGATTCTGACTGTGTATGCCATTCACAAACCGGCAGCCAACCCCAAAGCGGCAAAGCACCGCACCGCCACCCACCGCAAAGCGGCCTGACCCCATCATCCCATCATGAATAAGTTCTTTGCGCTCTGACTTCATCGCCAGGGCGTTTTTTATTGCATCATAAATTGAATCGGCTTTGCCAATGAAAGGAAGTCCCCCAAATGAAACCTCGCCGCATTTTCTCCGCCCTCCTCCTCTCCCTCGGCCTTATCCTCTTAACCTTCGCCGCCACCTGCCGCCTGGTTATGACCCACATCCAAATTGATTATGACCCGTCCAGCCCTGCAACCGTAACCCTCACCGTCTTTGGCCAGTCGGACGAATACGCCCTGGCCATTGATGCCGATTGAATCCCCTGCCAAAAAACAGTATGAAATGAAAGGAAGTATCCCAAATGATTAGCTCTCTTTACGCTCTCACCCTCACCGATTCCCTTCACCTTCCCACCGCTATCGGCTTTTTCAATACCCGCCAGGCCGCTTCTTACGCCCGCCGTACAGCCCGCCTGTACCTGGCTCATGAATCCCAGCCGCTGGATGACCTCCGCAACTTTTCCAACGCCGCAATGAACATCCTTGACCAGTGCTGCACCGCCATCGAAAAGAACCCCGCGCACTATATAGACCTGCGCGTTAAGCCTGTCGATGACCTCTCCGACCCCGAAACAACCCCGTTCCGCGTCTATTATGAAACCGCAGCCGGCGACCGTCACTTCACCGTTATGGAAACCATCACGGACCTTACCGCCACCCGTATCGTTTCCCACACCGTTCCCAACTGTACAGTTATCGTAACGGCCTTCCCGGATGAGCATGTTGAAACCGTTGGCTATACGGAAGTCAAGCCGGAAATGCTGGATGCCCTCGCTCTTCAGCAGCCCAAACCCACTGCCGCTTCCCTCGCTGAATTCGCCAAGCTGGCCGAATCCGGCACCATCACCCGCAGCCAGTTTGAAAACTTTGCCTATCACGCCGTCAACTCTCCCCTGCCCAATGAAAACTTCACGGACCTCAACGCGCTCGCCGACACCCTCCGCAAAGCCCTGGATGAAGGCACCCAGATTATTCTCTGATGGAAAGGAGTTCCGCAATGAAACTGCAATACCACAAAATCCGTGGCGTGGATAAGTCCGTCTGCACCGCAGAGCAAAAAATCGCCTATAACATGGCCTCCCGCATCTATGGCGATATCCGTTTTGCCAAAGCCTGGCAGCAGTATGATTCCGGCAATGTTCCCGCCTTCCTCCAAAATGATTGGGAATCCAAAGCAATCCGGACCTACTTTACCACCTGGCAGCGCGATTATAACAAAGCGTCCACTCATTACAACGAAGACGCAATCTTCAGTGCCCTGCGTGCCGGACTGCATGATTTTATCTGCCACCACGCCCCCATCTTCACCACTTATAAAGAAGTCGGCCAGGCGTTTCCCGCCTACTACCTCTAAGCTCCGCTGAAAGGAAGTACCAAAATGAAAATCACTATTGATGTTTCCACCATGCAAAACCGCTTTGCCGCTTGTGGCCGCGATTATTATTCGTGGGAAGGCTATGAAGCCCTGCTCGCCTATTACAACGATATCGATCCCAACATGGAGCTTGATGCCGTTGCCATCTGCGGCGATTGCACCGAATACGGCGAAGGTGCTTGCTGTTCGTTTGATGACCTTATCAACGATAAAGGTTATGCTTATCCCATCGAAGACTACAAAGCCGACAACGATATCGAAACCGATGATGAATTTGACCAGGATGATTATATCGTTGCTCTTGTCAAAAAGCTGGAACAGCGTACTACCGTGCTCCATGTTTCCAACGGCAACTATATCATTTTTGCATAATCATGAAAGGATGATTTCAATGAACGAATATCTTCAGCAGGCTCAGGATTTCCTTGCCAAAACCAACGCTACCATGCAAATTGATTTCGTTGGTTTCGCCAGCAACACCAACTGGAAAGAAAGCACTCCGCGTGCCATGTACCAGTTTAAGCTGACCACGCCCAAAGGTTCCATGACTGATACTTTTTGGGATTCTATCAACAATACAGCCATCCAGCAGGAGACGATTCAATCCTATGCTGAAAAGCTATACAAAACCCCGTTCGCGGACTTGACCGCCTCCCAAAAGACCAGAGCACACAAAAAGCTGCGGAAAATGAAAACCGAAGCAAGGCCCAATGCCTATGATATTCTTGCGGCAGTCGAAAAGTCCGATCCCGGCACATTTGATGATTTCTGTTCGGAATTTGGCTACAATACCGATAGCCGTGCAGCAGTACGAACTTATTTTGCCGTACAGAAGGAATATGCCGACCTTGCGCGGATTTTTACCGCAGAACAGCTTGAAATGCTGGCCGAAATCAACTGATATATTGATAGAACGAAAGGAAATTCCATCATGGCTTATAAACGTAAAACTGAGGACGTATATGAGGTCGTTTATGATTATGGTTATGGCGATGGCCTTGAAGTCCTTACCCGGTGCAGCACAATGCGGGAAGCCAAAGCTGACCGCGAAGCTTACATTGAAAATGAGCACATCTGCCCCATGATCCGTAAACGCCGCTACCCCATTCATAACAACACAGTTTGCTAAAGAAAGGTCAAACCAAAATGAAAACCAAAACCCGCCACCCCTTCAACCTCCAGTCCGAACTTTCCCGCCTGGAACTCAACGGTGCCTGCTCTTACGATGGCAAGCCCCTCATCCTCCTGGAACAAGCCTACTGCTCCTATGATTGTTACCACGGTATCGCCCAGTACGTTGCCACAGCCATCTGCCCCAACGAAATCGCCAAGGATTTCACCGCCCCGTGCTATATCGTCACCTGGCCCATCATCCGCCCCTCTGCCGAAAACGAAGAAGACGCCTGCGATTGGTCCGCCCCCGATGGCCTCACCCCCAACGGCAAATATGATTTGAAACGCCGCTATTATTATTGATGTCCAACTTTTTGCACTGGCGTGTTACAACGTTTGGTTGTATAATCCAATCATAAACCAAACCGCAAAACAAAATTATTTCTCCGTTTCCGCCAAACTTTTCAAGTCAAAATCCGCATAAATTCTACCATCCTAACAAATATCGTGAACAAATTGTAAATTCAAAAAGAATCCGCAAGCCACAAAGCTGCGCAGCATGAAAGGAAGTACCACCCCATGTCTACCCAAATTCTCAACCTCACCCCGCACGAAATCAACATTGGCACCGCCTCCATCAAGCCCTTCGGCGTGGTTGCCCGCGTCTATGTTGAATCCATCTCTGACGGCGAATTCACCACCGCTTCCGGTACAACCATTCCCATCTCCCACTCTTACTATGGCGATGTCGAAAACCTGCCAAACCCCATGCCCAATACGATTTACATTGTCAGTGCGCTTGTCGCCTCCCGCGTTCCTACCCGCTCCGATGTCTTTTACCCCTGCTGTATGGTCCGCGATACCCAAGGCCGCGTCATCGGCTGTAAAACCCTCTGCTGCGCCGCTGCCCCCGTCCTCGCCGCTGTGCATTAACCGAACCAAAAAATGATTCAAGAAAGGAATTACTATCATGTCTATTTTTGATAAATGGAATCAGGTTCAGCCCAAAGAAGTATCCGGTCCCCAGAAAGGTTATATGGTCCTTAACAAAAGTCGAACACAAATTCTGTCAAGCCCTAATGGTCGAATGCACAGCCGTGAAACGCCTTACTGCTGCGGCAAAGACTATTATCTGAATGAATCGTTGGACCTCTGGAGTTCGTTCCGTTTCTTTTCTAACCTCGCGTATTGGTTTATTCCTGGCCTGGATGAAATCAATGATCATCTGGAAAATTATTCCTTTGTTGAAATCGTCGCTCTTGATAAGATTCTTCTGTGTGATAAATTCGGTGCCACAAACCACTTCTGCATTGTCAAAGAACTTTCCGAGAAAGAATTAAAACTGTTTGCCAATATCAGCAATTCCAGCACCGGCATTATGAACATTGGCAACTTTAATAAAGGTGATGGCAATATTGGCGACTGCAACTATGGTAGCTATAACATTCAGGATTCCAATTTCGGCCATATGAATAACGGCAACAACAACGTTGGTAATCAAAATTCTGGCTGGAGAAATATCGGTGATGAAAATACTGGCAACCGAAATACCGGCGATTGCAACTCCGGCGGAGGAAATATCGGCAATTATAACTCTGGCAGTGATAACAATGGCCATGGAAATTCTGGTTTCTATAATATCGGCAACAATAACTCTGGTGACTGGAATAAAACTTCTTTTTCCAGCGGTGTGTTCTGCACAGAACAGCCCTGCATTATGATCTTCAATAAACCCTCTAGCCTTACTCTCCAGCAATGGCGTGATAGTCATGCTTTCCGAATTTTGCAAAGTATGCCGGGCAATGGCACTCGTGTTATTGATGAAAAATACGTTGATTCTAAAGAAAAAGCCGAGCACCCCGAATGTGAAGTCACAGGCTGCATCATGAAATCCAAACGCTATTCTGTGGCAGACCGTATCCACTGGTGGAACCATACCTTAATCCCCAAAGAGCGTGAAGTTGTTCGCTCCATCCCCAATTTTGATCCCGATATCTTTGAAGAAATCACCGGCATTCCCGTTTGAACTTTATAACGAAAGGATATATCAATCATGATTACCTGGCTTAACGTTAATCAGCTTCAAGCCTTAGCCGAAATCCCCAAAAACCTTGTTGTCGATTGCAATGGAGAACCGGACGGAACGATATATTTTACCAAGGTCAATAAGTCTGCTGTGTCCTATTATGATATTATTAGATACCTTGATAAGTTTACGGCCCCCACTGTCAGAACTCGTGCTGATATTGCTTTTATCACAGGTGATATCTGTACCCGGCCTCACAATAAAAATTCACAAGCAACCCGTTGGCTTATCATCTCTCATGAATATCGTGTTTACTCTTGTATTTTATCTGCCGTTCCTTCTTGGGATGACCGTCAAGAAGATGTTGAACTCAACTTGGAGCATAATCCCAATCGTATTTTTCTTATAGAGCGGGAGGATGGTAAAAGCAAAAATGAAAAGTTTACCTATAATTTTTATCAGGTTTCGGATACGCCTACCCCACCAACACTAGACGAATACAGCGTTGAAGATAAAGTTCTGTTTATAAAATCGTATGAAGATTGCTTCCCTAGACCTGGATTCTATTCGAAATTTGTTGAAAGTTCTAGTTTTGAAGAGCTGAATAGAACGCGCAAAACTCTTATAGACAGATTAAACGTTGTCAAATCCAGACTTGTATACCTTGTTCAAAACGATGACACGGAGGACTAACCATGATTCATCACATCACCCTCTCACAGCTCCGCACCTTCACCCCTCCGGCCACACAATTCGGCGCCGACAATGAACCCTATATGGTCATCCAGGTCAACCGCGATCCTATGGATTTTCAGCAGCTCACCTCTTTCCTCTATGAATTCGCTTACCCCATCCCCGCTTCCCGTGAGGACCTTCTCATGACCTCCGCCTACCTTTCCAACATCAACAACGGCAGCCGTGAAGGCTTTACCTCTGCCCATCCTCGCCTGCTTCTCATCTCAAAACTTTCCGGCCAGAGCATTTATAATCTCGACCCTGCCCCGTCTGGCAGGTTTTATTTCACCCTGTTATTTACAAGTTTTCGTAAACAAAAGGAGTTGACCCTAATGTACATCATCATCCCCACCCACGGCCATTACGAGATCCGTGACGGTCCCACCTTCATCCAGTCCGCCGATACTTACCGCGAAGCCTGGCATGAACTCGCTTCCCTCACCAATTCCCTAACCTAGGCAACCGTGCATTCCGCACTTGCAAATATTTTTACATTGGCTACACGCCAAAGAAAGGACACACATTATGTCTACTGTCAAAATCAACGAAACCACTTTCTCCATCACCTCCACCCTGACCATGGCCCAGCTGAAAACCCTCCACACCAAGGCTCCCCAGGCCCTGCAGCTGACCAAGCCCGGCAAAAAGTCCGGCGATGACGATGAAATCATCTTTGCCATTGCCCCGTCTGCCAAGCAGAGCATGTCCACCTACGGCATCTGCTTCGCCAAGTCCGCCTTCGGCACCGACAATGCCATCTACGTTGAGGACCTGCCCGCCGACCTCGAAAACATCACCAAGGCCAAGGAGCATGTCGCCGAGCGCATCGGCTTCGCCAAGAGACACCTGGATGAAATCGAAACCCAGGCCGCTGCAACCCTGGCTCAGCTCAAGGCCGACCACGATGCCATCATCGCCAGCATTGAAGTTTCCACCCCGGCCGCCCCGGCAAACGACACCGCCGCTCAGTAAGCAAAACGGCCGGTGCTCACCCCCACAACAAGCAGCCCGGCCATGATTTTTCTTCCCCAATCCACAATCCAACACAAAAATATTTCATTATAAGGAGATTTTTTCACCATGATTAACGTCACGATCGTCGATAACCTGCACCGCAACACCTACCCCGTTGACCCCAACACCACCCTGCGCTCCGTCCTGGAAGCTCATGATGTCGATTACACCACCGGTCAGACCAAGCTGGATGGCTCCTCTCTGGCCGCAGGCGACCTGGATAAGACCTTCGCGGACTTCGGTATCGCGGAAAAGTGCTACCTGGTCAACATTGCCAAGCAGGATAACGCCTGATTGATTCCTCTCCGGTGGTGTCTCTTCCCCCACCGGGGTGCTGCCTTACAGGAACAGCCTCCACGCGGCAGGCAGCGGGCAACGCAAACACGGCCAATCGTTCCAAATCTAATCAGAAAGGAAAAATGAATCACCATGCCACTCCCCAATTACACCGATATTCTCAACACCATGTCGCCCACCATCACATGGCAGGACAACACCCCCTGCCGCACCACTTTCAAAGTAATTTTCACCAAGGCTCTGGCCTGCACGGTTTACCCCCGCCTCACCGCAGGCAAAACCCTTGCCATCCTTGGCGATGATTCCGGCCTCCAGCCTTCCACTAACCCGAATGAATCCCGTCTGTTCTTCGTCACCGATAAAGCCACCATCCCCGATTCCATCCAGGAAGTCAAAGATATCGGCGCTTATCTCTCTGATAAGTACAAAGTTTATCAGGATGCAGCCGCCCGTATCACCATCGTCCAGTTCCAGCGCGACGGCGGCCTCTACAGCAGTGTTTTTTACCAGCGTGTTGCCTCGGCCATGCCCCGCCTGCTGCCCTGGCTCTTCAAGGATCACCCCCTCACCTCCGATGAGCTCACTTACCTCCGCGCCCTCTCCACCCCGGATACTGGCTCGGAAACCCTCGCCCGGATGGCGGAGCCTCTTTATAACAAAACCGATCTGCCCTCCAGGGCCGTAGATAAAGCGATTGAATCCCTCTTCAAAGGTACCATTGACCGCCGTAAAGCGGATCTCAAGCGCTCTATTGAAAACCTTTACCGTGAGCTGAAAGAAACCCGCGCCCGTATCTCTGGAATTTTTACCAACATCACCAGCATCAACTGTGAGCTGACCGGCCTTGACTCCAAAGATGAATCCACCTTTATCACGGAACTCAAGGATTACCTCCACACTCAAAAGGGGATCTCCGTCGATACTGACGATGGAGCGCTTCTCCTCACCATCACCACATTCCTCTCCAACTATGACCCGGATGATGTCGAAACCTTTATCTTCAACAGTGACCGCCCCTATCAGGATCTTACCGGTGAAGAAGAACATGATGTCCGCATCCTTTTCCGGGCTGTGTTCATTGACCATATCTTCAAAATCAAACTCGCTGCCACCTATAAGCTTAATTACAACTGCCATGTCACAGCCATGTCCGATGAAATCAATATGAACGTTGTTCAGGCTGTTCCCAACCCTCACATCAATCATCACTCCTGCCTCGGTAACTATGAACCCATGCTGGAGGATGCCGAGGATCGCCGAGATTTTATTTCCGCCATTGCCATCTGTCAGCAGAGCGCCAGCAGCATGAACCTCGTCGAAACCATCTCCACCAAATATTTCTTTGATGATTTCGCCACCGCCTATCACACGGATATCCCCGTCATCCTTACCGCCGCCGGTGAATCCATCACCCCCAAGCAGGCCATTGAACAGATCAAATCCGCAAACGATTCCGTTAAGGAAGGAGAATAACCATGCAAGTTATCCACATTGATCAGACCGCTCTGGATGCCGCCATCGAACTCTATCGCCAGCAGCTCCTCACCGGCTCTGTCAAGCTCGCCAAAACCAAGGCAAAAGATAAAATCAACATCAATTTTACCGCTGATGCCTGGGCCAAACAGTCCCGCCTCATTGATGATTTCACTTCCGAGGTCGCCTGGCACGGCCTCATGCGCCAGCTTTCCCCCACCGAGTATGAAATCTATGATATCCTCGTCTACCCCCAGCAGGTTACTGGCGTCACCGTCGAAACCGACCAGGATAAATACAACGACTGGCTGCTCTCCCAGACCGATGAGATTTTCAACAACATCCGCTACCAGGCCCACAGCCACGTCAACATGTCCACTTCCCCTTCCGGCGTCGATGACGAAAACGAGTCCAAAATTGTCAATAAGCTCAAGGGCAATGATTTCTACCTCTTCATGATCTGGAACAAGCGCGGCGAGTTCACCGCCCGCCTGTATGACTACGCCGCCAACAAAATCTACGATAAAGACGATATCTCTGTCACCTACACCGATACCCTCTCCGATTTTGCCGCCACCGCTCAGTCCCTTGTCACCAAGGCTCTGCCCGTCTATTCCGCAGCGCACCCTCCCGTCAAGCCCACCGACGGTACCGTACCCCACGTCGTCTGGGATAACGCCGCCCGCTGCTGGATGGACGATGACGGCAATTATTACGACCACTACCCCACCTATTACGATTATCACACCAACGGAGGCGCTTTATGAATCTTGCCAAAAGCCTGGATGTCTTCTCCCCGCATGATGTCAAAGGCCGCATCCACATCATTGGCTGCGGTTCGGTCGGCTCCACCATCGCGGAGCTTCTTGCCCGCTATGGCCTGACCAACTTCACCCTCTATGATTTTGATACAGTGGAAAAGAAAAACATCGTCAACCAGATGTTCTTTGACCCTCAGGTCGGCCAGCCCAAAGTGGAAGCCCTCCGCGATATTCTCTGTGCCATCAACCCGGAAGCCAAAAATGATATCCGTCTGGAACCCTCCGGCTGGAACGGCCAGCCCCTCTCCGGTTACGTTTTTCTCGCCGTGGATAATATCGAGATTCGCCAGAAAATCGTGGATGCCAACCGCTTTAACACCTTCATTAAAGCCATGTTTGATGTCCGCACCGCCCTCTTTGATGCCCAGCTCTACGCTGCCGATTGGTCGGACCCCAAACAGGTCGCGGAATTTCGCGCCACAATGAACTTCACCCACGCCGAAGCCACTGCCCAGGTCCCCGTTTCGGCCTGCGGCACTACCCTCGGTGTTGCCCCCACGGTTCGCGTTGCCGCCTGCTATACCGTCACCAACTTCCAAAACTTCATCAAAAAAGGCGAGCTGATCCACACCGGCCTCTCCGCCCCCTTCAACCTCCAGGGTGAATCCGCATTCCTCGGTCTGTAACCCTGTCGTCTTAGCGTTTCATTAAATTTCGTTTGTGTTGTATACTGTAAGCTTTTTCGCTTCAGGCTCTTCGGTCATATCCAAGAGCACGAATTTGTTACCCCGACCCACCCCGCACCAGATCCTGGCAGGCGGACATCAAGGTGACTCCCGACTAGAATATTGCAGTCGCTGAGCCCATTAGTAACGATTGGTCGAAAAACGATTAAGTACAATCCACACATTGCGGCAAGTAAGGTTACAAGCAACCCATCAGTCGTACCAATCATCAGAGCAAAGCCGCCCCATTCATAGCGACAGTCTTGCTCAGCGACGACGATGACGATCCGCGGCAACTTCCACCTCCCATCAGAACACAAACATAACCCTCACATAAGGAGCACTCACATGGTTTACATCACTTATAACTGCCCGGAACGTTTCCGGGAAATGACGTTTGAAGAACTCCTCCGCGGGGATTTCAACCTCGCCAACCTTTCCACCGGCGGCCACGGTGCTACCCGTACCGTCATCTGTAACAAAGTTCCTCCCCGCATCATGCGCATCACCAAGGTGGAGCAAATGATCCTCCAGCTCCAGGCGTTCAACCAGCAGTATGAATCCCTTCGTCTCACCACTCCCCGTTCCAGCCTGTACAACCATTTTCCCATCCCCAAAGCTTCCGGCGGCCTCCGCTGGATCGATGCCCCCAACTCCGACTTAATGAAAGCCCTCAAGGAACTCAAAACCCTCTTTCAGTCCTGGATGTTTGCCGACCACCACACCTGCGCCTTCGCCTATGTCGAGGACCGCAGCGTCCTCTCCGCCGCCAAACGTCACCAAAAGTTCAATGCCTGGTGGTACGCCCACTTTGATTTCCATGGCTTCTTCCCTTCCACCACGCCAGAGTTTGTCCTCTCCCAGTTTGAACTCATTTACCCTTTCAACCTCATCCTCGCCAGCCCCACCGGCCGCGCGGAACTGCTCAAAGCCCTTGACCTCTGCTTCCTTAACGGCGCACTGCCGCAGGGCACCCCCATCTCCCCGCTCATCACCAACATCATGATGATTCCCTTTGACCACGCCTTCGCCAAGGCCGTCAATCATTTTGAATCCGGCAAGCATAACCCGGACGGAACCCCCATCACCGACCGCCTCTGCTACACCCGCTACGCCGATGATATCATCGTCTCCTGCAAAGTTATCTTCAATTTCCATGCTGTCGAGCGCCTTATTGTCCAGCTTCTCTCCCAAATGAACGCTCCTTTCACCCTCAATGAAACCAAAACCCAGTTCCACTCTCGCGCCGGCCGCAACTGGATTCTTGGCGTCATGCTCAATAAGGATAACCAAATCACAGTCGGTTATCGCAAAAACAAAATCTTCAAAGCCACCATTGATACCTACTTCCGCGATAAACAAAAGGGCAAAAAGTGGTCAGATGAAGACCTTCAGTCCTTCCAGGGCAACATTACCTGGTTCAAGGATGTCCAGCCCGATACCACCAAATACATCATCCAAAAGTATAACGCCAAATACGGCCTCGACCTTGAATCCTGTATCAAGGCCGATCTCGCCCCGCCAAGCGTAACCGCATAATCTCAAAAAAATCAATTTGTTTCAAAGGTAAAGTTTCGTTTTGATTTCTGTTCAAGTCAAAGCCAAACACCCTCCGGTTATATCCGAGGGTTTGAATTTGTCCCCCTGTCCTACCCCCCTGGAGGCGACCCACTCACGTCGCAGTAAGCACTGCATCCGGTCTTGAACTCCCAGATACACGGACACTGACTTTGCGGGGCATCAGAAAGGGAGGGCTAACGCCCTAGTCTTTCAACAAAAAAAAGTAAGCAACATCGGTGGAAGCACCAATCAAACGCCGAAGCTCAGTCGTCACCACCGGTTGGTTCCGGCGGCTGCCTCTCATCAGCTTTCACAAATTGATTTTTATTTTATCTCCATTCCGCCCCATGGTTCCGGGGCATTCCCAGGCGCTTCAGCTGTTTCTTCCTTTCTTAGCAGCTCGTTGCGCCCCCTGTTCGTGCGCCTGGTAAACGCACGGTCATGGTTTTACTTTCCTTTCGCTGGGCCTCCGGCCATCCCAATGGTTGGAGCGCCTGGTAATACCCCGGAACCCGCTTACACAATGAATTCAGGTGATTTTTATGAAACTTATCCAAGATAACGGCAACTACGTCACCATCTTGATCGATTCCCACAGCTACAACGTCCCCTATGAAGTTATTACCGAAATCCAGGATGCCAAAGATCCCCTCGCTTATAAGTCCTCTACCCCCGTATCTTCCCCAACGATCTCTTTCGACGATCTCCTTCAAGGCAGGTGATTTTTTATGAAACTTATCTCCCCCGGCTCATGGGTCAAATTCTATACCGTAAAACTAATAAACACTAAACTTCAGATCACCTTTCTCTCCGGCACCGTCCACGAAGATAACGGCAACTACGTCACCGTCTGGACCGATGATTCCCGCACCTTCCACGTCCCCCATGAATACATCACCGAAATCCAGGACCCCAACGATTCCTTTGTCTATAAGTCCCCCAACACCGTTCCCCCGTCTACCGTTTCTTTTGATGAAATTATTTCTGTTCTCTAATTCATACAGGTGATTCTTATGGGTCCTTATTACATTCAACCCGGCACTCCCGTTTATTTCAAATATACAACGTTTAGCAATCTACCGAGCACATGTACAGGCTATCTTACCTTCCACGGCTTTGTTATGAATAACAAAACATTTGTCACCACCCATTCCGCCCTTACTTATGACGATACCCCCGAAGCCGTCACCCCCGCTCCTCTCCCCACTCCTTCCATCTCTTTTGATGAACTTATTTCTCAAGGCAGGTGATTCCTCATGGCTCCTTTCCTCCCCGGCTATGAACCTGGCACCTGGGTCGAGATCGTCTCCGGTCCGGAAATGCTCTGCTCCCTCCAGTATGATTACGGCACCACTTTCACCCTCACCGATTCTCTCCCCTATGAGCCTATCCTCGGCAAGCAGGGCAAGATCGTTGCCATCCTCGGCAAATCCGGCCTTCTCCGCCTCTATTTTCCTCACAGCGATTCCTACCACATCATCCCGCCCAGCATGATCTCCCGCACTATCCCCGCTCCGTATCCCAGCTTTGATTCCCTTATCGCAAACCTCTAACCCCATCACAGAAAGGAAGCCTACCATGAATCCCACCTATAAAGTTGGCGATATCGTCCAAATCATTTCCGAAGAAGAAGTTCGTTCCCATCCTGCGGATGTTTGCGGCGATTTTATTCTTACTCATTTCCTCAGCGGCGCAGACGATCTCTTTCAAAGAGAGAAACTTCTGTTATTACCCGCATTTCCAAAGGCAATGAAAGGAACCTATACGATCTCACCCCTCTCTTCGCTGAAGATAGAACCGTTTTTAACTGGAATGACTGGTTTTTCTCCGCCGCTGAATTTCACCCTCGTGTCGTTTCTCCGCCCCCGGTTCCTTCCATGTCCTTCGATGATTTGTTGAAAGGAGCTACCGCTCAACTGTCAAATCCTCAACCATAAATACTACGGCGCTTCCATGGCTGATTTTGCCAACCACACCCCGCCGTGCCCCAACGATCAACCTCAAAAATAAAACAGCCTAACAAGGTATAGAATCATTTGCTGATTATATTTCAGTTCATGCTTCACTCTTCGGTTATATCCAAGAGTTCGAATTTGTTACCGCCTCCCCCTCCTGGATCACCAGATGTCGACTGCAGATCAGGCGCCTCCATACGGGTCGAGAAAGACATCTAAAGATACGCCGCAGGCAAAAACAAACGATAACACGCCGTTCACAGACCCGCCCGTCGAGCCACCCAAGAAGACCGTTTCCCACCAGCTTGTTCCCTGTTTTATTTTGAATCTATTTTTACCATCAGAAAGGATCAACCATTATGACCAAACTTACCTACACTCTCGCTATCATCAACGGTACTGTCTGCTATGAATGTCAGCCCTCCACCCCGCACGCCTTCTATTCGGGCGGCGGCTGGTTCGCCCCGTTCTGCACCGTCCTCGAACTCACCCGCAAAAACACCGTCAAAGCATAACAAATATCTAATATCCATTTATCCCATTTCATCCCGTTTCACTTTAGAAAGGAATTTTCAAAATGACTCAAAATCTTACTCTCGTTACCCAAAAGCCTTTTGGCTCCCTCACCTGCAACTTCTATAAAGATGATGCCATTGAAAACGAATTTTATATGACAAGGCGTCAAATTGGTGAAGCACTAGGCTATGTAAAAGCTGATGATGCTATTCAGCAAATTCATGATCGAAATAAAGACCGTCTTGATCCACTTTCAACAACCCTCACTTTGGGGGGTGTTGAAGGAAATAGATGGGTAAATCGAAATACCCGTGTCTATACCCTCCGCGGTGTTATGGAAATCTGCCGCTTCTCCCGCCAGCCCAACGCGGATAAGTTCATGGACTTCGTATGGGATGTTATGGAATCCCTTTACCATGGCCGCAGCGTCCTCGCCACCCCGGACCAAACCTCCGCCGTCGCCATGCAAACCATCCAAGCCCTTGTTGATTCCACCCTCAAAACCCAGGCCGAAACCACCCGCTGCATGGTCACAATGACCTCCACCCTCGCTGCCCTCGCCAACCACTTTGCCGGCGCTGTTCCCGCTCAGCAGCCTGCCCCGCAACCCGTCACCGTCACCCCCAAGGATTATGCCGTCCATGATGAACCTGTCCCCAGCCCCAAAAACGAATCTACCCCGGCCCCTGCCCCGCAAAAGTCAAATGTCTCTGTTGCTGTAATCTCCAAACCTGTATCCACCCCCGTCACCTGGCGTGATGAAGTCTACCAGACCATGGATAAAATCATCCGCAACGCCCCGGAGCTTTACTCCTCCCGCCGCGATATCCTCAACCAGATCTACGCCAAAATGAAACGCGATTACGGCTTTGTCCAGGAGCAGGAGCGCGTCAACTACCGCAAGTCCCACCCCTATGATACCAATCTCTCCACCATCCAAATTATCGAATTCACCACTACTTACCGCGAAATCTTCGATTCTATTTTGAACGATCTTTATAACGATGCCATCATCAAGCACGTCCGCAAAAACGATTCCAACCCCAACTCTCAGCTTCCCCTTGGTGTCCAGCGGGAACTCGGCCTCATTAAAACCGAACCCTGCATCATCAAATCTCCGGCCACTTCCGTTCTGGATGAACAGCCCGTTCCCGCCCCCCTGCCGGATGAATCCGCAAAGCAGCCCAAGCCTGCCCCCTCTCAGTCCCTTTTGGATGAACGTGCTGCCGCCATCAATGCTGCCATTGCCAAGGCCGCTACTATCTATTATGATACCTCCTGCAACTTCTCCGTCACCTACCGCAACGTCTATAAAATCATGAACACCGATTGGAACGAAGCTCACATCCAGTTCCGCAACCGCTATAACCGTACCGCCCAGCAGCTCAAAACCCTTGTCATGTACAGCGGTGTCCTGTTTGATCGCTTCAATGCCGCCGTCAACACTTATATTAACGCCGCATCCAAGCCGGAAGTTGAATCCGCATCCAAGAAGGAGGCTTGAAATATGTCTACCCTCACCATCCCCGTTCAAACCAAACAAACCCTCACCGGCACCTACGCCAAATCCGGCAATGATCTTTATTTTATCTCCGAAGAACCCGACCTCTTTCCTCCCAACCCCCGCACGGATTGGGATTGTTACTCCACATTCTATATCGCCCCCAACCGTTATTTCTCCGGTGATATACCTGTCAGCGCTTTTGTCCCTGATGTCAAAGCCGGCATCGAACCTGAATACGTCAAACTCCCTATCTATGCCTACGTTCACTCCGCCATCGCTCTCTCCACCACTCCGTTCCATGATGATTTTGATTCCGGCCTTGCCGGTTTCGCCGTTTGCACCCGCCAGGACGTGGCCGACCTCGGCTACTCCACCCCGGACTGGCGCTCTCATGCTGAGAACGTGATCAAGAGTGAGCTTGAACTCTATCAGCAGTATCTCAACGGCGAAGCAAAAGCTCTCACCCTCTATCAATATAACCCCGATTCCAATGAGTGGGAAGTAAACGGTTCCTGCGGCGGCTGCTATAACATCGAATCCGATCAGGATATGGTTGATGTCTTCTTTTCCAACGCCACCGCCCTCGACCACCCCGATTTTGAATCCTGAACCCCCCCCTACATACAAAAAAAGGAAGTTGATCTTATGCTTTACACCGTCAACGGTCACGAATATTCTTCCGATTCCACCCCCCAACCAAAAAATTCTCGACCAGCTCATCAACCGTGAAGTCTTCTGCAATATGAACCAGGAAATGGATTTTATCCTCTCCGCCCTCGCTTATGACGCCAGCATCCCGGAAGATCCTCCTTTCGATGAATCCGATTACGAATCCGCTATCTGTGATGCCTCCTCCCAAACCTGCTCCGAGTGCGGTAATTCCAGCTACTTTGATGAAGTTGACGTCACGGACCTCGATGATTCCAAATTCCAAAACCCGGATTATGATTCTGACGTCCCGGAAGCTGTTGCCCCCTATATCTGCCCCGTCTGTGGCCTCACCTACCCTACTCTCGCCCAAGCCCGTGCCTGCTGCGAGTCCGAAACCGTTCGTGTTTGCCAGTGTTGCGGTGCTGTCTACAGCGACGATGAATACGATGACCTCGATACCACCCCGCCCGAAATCTTTGAATGGTGGGCGGTCTCCAACTGGTTCGGTGAAAAGCTCAAAGCCCGCGGTGAAGTCGTTCTTGATTGCTGGGGCAAGTCCTACTGGGGCCGCCAGACTACCGGTCAGGCCATCTCTCTTGATTTCGTTATTGCTTCCATCGCCAAGGAAATGCAAATCCTGGATGGCCAGCCCCATTCCTGGGCACCCGAACCCCAGTCCAAATCCGGCAGCCCCACCCCTATGCCGAGTCCTATCGTCCCTGACGCTGCTTGTTATGGCGCTCATACTGTTCAATGAGGTGATTTTCTGTGACCTTCCAAGACCTCTACCTCGGCCAGCGCGTCCGCATCCTCTCCTGGGATGAACTCAATTCCATCAGCCATCATGATAGTGCCTATGGTATTTACTTGCCGGACAACTCATTCTTTAATAGCGAAATGAAATACCTTTGCGGTGCCACTCTCACCATCGTAAACGAACCTTCCTATTTTGACAGAGATAAACGTTATCTTTCTTCCGATATCTTCCAGTTTGATGATCCTATTCTCTCTCTCTTTCATGGCACCCCCTCTACAATTGGATTCCGCCGCTGGCTCCTCTCACCCGCCATGCTCGCCCCTCTTAACGAATCCTCTTCCGTCATTCCTCCCGCCATCTCTTTTGACCAACTCCTTGCCGGAGGTGAACTCCCTCAATGAAATCTCTTAACCCTGCCGATTATCCTACCTACAACGTCGGAGATGAAGTTACCATCCGTCAGTGGGATGATATGGAATCCGAATTTGGTTTGGACGAATATGGTGGAATCAAAGTCCCAAAAACTTTCACAGAGTTTATGAAAAAGTATTGCGGACAAACACTTCCCATTGTTCATGTAAACCGCTATCCATCTCCAAAATTTGATTCTTATTTTTTCGACGGTACTTTCGTGGTTTTTTCTTCCCCTATGTTTGAACAATCCAAACTCCAATCCGTTCCGCCCTCTTCTCTCTCTTTTGATTCTCTTCTCCAAGGTGGTGACTTCTTTTGATCCCCGAAACAACCGATCTTTTTTACCCCATCATCCTTCCTAACCAAAAAATTCTCTTCCCCTCCTTCGCTCAATGTAAAGCTCTCTATGATGATTTTCGCCAAAGCTCTGATCTACGCAAACGATCCATCGCTCGTTATATGAACTTATCAACTTGGGTTCGTTTCGGTTTCATTCCTGTTTCTGACGTTACCGCCGTTTCCCGCGGTGATTTTGATTCCCCCCAAATCGTCACTGCCACAGGCGTTTGCAATAAAAATTTCTTTGGGTTCACCACCCAAGATGGCAAACTGTATTACGCTTCAAAAATTTATGCTGCCTACCAATCTCTTATTGAATCCTCCCCCGTGCCTACTCCTCCCCCTTCCGTTTCCTTTGATGATTTACTTCAAGGTGGTGCTTAACCTATGCCGTCTTACCCTCACAGATTTCAGCCTGGCGATACGGTCACCATCCGCGCCTGGGATGATATGTTCTCCCAATATGGCAGCGTCAGGGATGTCATGTTCTCTCAATATGGCAGCCCGGATGGATTAGGGATTAAAACCCCTTATATAGTCTTTAGCTCTGGTATGAAACAGTATTGCGGTCGCTCTTTCAAAGTCGAACATATCCGACCATCCATTAACGATGAACATTGGATCTATACATTAGACGATGGCCCCCTTTCCCTTTTACCGAACACATGTTCGTTTTTACCTCACCTGTTCCTGCTTCTCCCATTTCCTTCGATGATCTTCTGAAAGGAGCCACATAATGAGTTCGTGTATTCCTCAAGTCGGTGATTTTGTTATGATCCGCCCCTGGGATGATATGGTAAAAGAGTTTGGCACTGATTCCTATGGGGATATCTCAACGCTTCCTATCGCCATCTTTCAAAGTATGAAACAATATTGCGGTCATTTCTACACTGTTGAACGTGTAACCACTACCGCTGTTGGCTCCTGGTGCTCTTTTGCGGATGTAAACTATGATTTTCCTGTCTGTTCTCTTGTGTTACCCGTCTTTGAATCCTCTCTCACCTTTGATGACCTTCTGAAAGGAGCTTCTTAATGAATTTCGATCCTCAGCCCGGTGATATCGTCACCATCCGTACATGGGATGACATGGCAGAAGAATACGGTTTGAATGAAAGTGGTGGAATTAAAACTCCGTTTCTCACCATTTTGGAAGGTATGAAACAATTCTGCGGCCACTCTTACATTGTAAAACGATCTGATAGACAATCATGTTCTTTTTACGATTTCCCTTTTTACTTCCCTATCTGTGCTCTTACCAATTATTCTTCCTCCTCGCAATCCATTCCCATTTCCTCCATCTCTTTTGATTCCCTCATCCAGCCTCTCACCACCCCCTGAAAGGACCACCTCAATGAAACAATTTTTCCAAACTGACCCGGACACCCGCCAGTTCTGCCGTGCGCTCTCTCCCACTACATACCAGTTCACTGATATCGTTCCTTTTCACTCCAAATCGGCTTCTCCCAACCGCAATTATTATGCCGTTGCCGCCGAAACGATCGACCTCTCCGCCTATACCATCCGCCAGCTGGAACAAGCCGTTGAGCCTTATTACTGTTCTTTGCGCGGTCTTGTTGCCGCCTATGGTTCTGATACCACCTTGCCGGAAATCCTGCAAATCATCGCGGAATGTGTCTTTGAAAACATCGAAACCCCAAAACTTGTTTCCCCCGCTGCTGATTATCCCCGTGCTGTCTCCTACCAGCGCCAGTGGATCTCCCGCCAGGAATCTACCCCCGGCCTTCCCAAAACAATGTTCAAATCCCTCACCGATTCCGTCACTGCATCTTAAATTAAGGAGATGATTTCATGTCCTACTTTACCCGCTACACTCTCGATGTCTTCCGCGATGACACCCCCGCTTTTATCCCGGAGCAAACCCGCTGTGCCATCCAGCATGAACTCCAAACCCTTTACGCTGATGCTTCCCCTTGCCTCAGACCCTTTGATCCTTCCGCCTATTTTTATGATGACGAGAACGATATCCTCACCTTTGACCCCGAAAACGAATGTCCGTTCGATGTCGCCAATGATATGATCGCCCTCTCCCGCTCCTTCCCTTCCCTCACCTTCCGTATTACCTCCAAAGGCGAATGTGACGATGACTACTGGCGTCAGTATTTTGTCAATGGCAAAACCTGTACCTGCCCCGGCAAAATCGAAATCACTTACGCCCCTTATAATCCCCGCAACCTCGAAGCCCCGTACTGATAACCGTACCACTTCCCATTTTTGTAATATTTTCCACCACCTTGTTTTACTTTTAACATTGTTCTATAACAAAAATTAAAAGGAGTTACATATTTATGAAAATCGTCAACACCGGCATCAAGTACCAGATTTACGATAATTCCCTTCGTACCTTTGATTCCCTGCCCGCCGCAACCTACTGCGTCCGCTTCTCCAAGCTCAGCGACTTCTATCTGGAATCCCGCCCCAATATGCAGGTCAACGAAACTGTCTATGGCCCGCATGAATCCAAGGTCGAAAAAGTCATTGCGTCCTACAACGCTTTCACGCGTTCTCTTGGCGTCATCCTCAGCGGCGCAAAAGGTATCGGCAAGTCCATGTTCGCTCGCCTGCTCTCCACCCGCGCCATCTCTGCCGGCTTGCCCGTCCTCATTGTCGATGAAGCCATCCCCGGCATCGCCTCCTACCTCGAATCCATCGACCAGGAAGTCATGATCCTCTTTGATGAATTCGATAAAACCTTCGCTCACCCCTCCGATGATGATAAAACCGATCCTCAGTCCACCATGCTCTCCCTGTTCGATGGCACCTCCAACGGCAAGCGCCTCTTCGTTGTCACCTGCAATGATCTCAAAGGTCTCAATGATTTCCTTGTCAACCGTCCCGGCCGCTTCCACTACCACTTCCGCTTCGATTACCCCACCGCCGATGAAATCCGCACCTACATGCAGGATAAGCTCAAGCCGGAATATTACGACCAGATCGATGCTGTCATCGGTTTTGCCGGTCGCGTTGACCTCAATTATGACTGCCTGCGTTCCATCGCCTTTGAACTCAACACCGGCCTGCCTTTCACGGAAGCCATTAAGGATTTGAACATTGTCAACCTCAACGCTGAGCGCTATAACATCACCATGAAATTCGCAAACGGTGTTGTCTATACTGCCAGCAATGTTCGCCGTGATCTCTTCGATCCCTCCTCGGAAGAATACGTTCGCTTCTTTAACAAAAACGGCGATTTCATCTTTGAAGTCACCTACAACAATGATTCCGTTCAGTTCGATAAAACCTCCGGCACTCCCTTTGTTGAAGGCAAGGACCTCACATTTGAATACCGCCACATCTCTGATGATGAACTCTCTGACCCGGATGAAAAGGCTTGCTATGATGCCATCGCCCAGATCAAATCCACCACTCCCGCCACTCTCTCCTTCCGCCGCACCCGCTCCCGCGATATCCACTACGCCGTCTAAGGGGGTTGTCCCATGTCCACCACAAATCCTCTTTACGATGAAGAGCTTCACTGCCGTCACTGCGCTTATCATGGCATCAAATGTAAACGTGCCAATAACACCACTGTCAATCTTGTTTCGGATTGCGCCCATCTTCACTACGGTTCCTATCAGGGCATTTGTTCTGATTTTGCTCCCAATCCCAACTACCCGTTCTACTTCAAAAATTGGACAAGCTTCCAGGATTATTTTGATCACGCCGCCCCGGATATCCCCCGTCCCAACCTGGCCGACCAAACTGCCGCCGCTGTTTTCTGTTTCAATGGCGATCGCAGCACTCTTTACTTTGTCAGCCAGAACGATTTTATCTTCGGCAACCTCTATCAGGATGGCAAGCTCCGCACCGTCTATCGCCAAGTCAAAACCAAAAACATTCATTCTTCGTCCGGCTATTCCTATCCAACCGAAGCCTGTGATTTCACTCCTTTGCCACAAGGTGCATCCGTTCCGCTGGAAGCTGTCTGCACCACTCAGCCCGCCTATCCGCCTTTAATCTACACCCCGCCTCTCACCCCGGAACAGGATTGTCCTTACTCCTATGATGAAACTTTTACCCCAAAAGTTTGGGAAGGCAATGATTTCATGCCGCCGCCCACCGTCTGCCCCTGGGGTTCCAACGTCCACCGCTGGCTCTCTTATTTTGGCGAAGGCTACACCTTGGCAAAGGATGATTCTTCCCTCGATCTCTACTGTTCTCCATCCGCTGGCATCCGCCTGCAAGTTACCGGCCCCTACTTCTACTTAACGGAAACTCACCCCGGTACCGAGCTTCTTTTCACCAACAATGAATCCCATCGCAACTTTCTGGCTCAAGCCTGCACTCTTGCCCACCGCGATATGTCCAGGGACCGTGCCCTGCAACTCCTTTCCCGCACAAAACCGGATTGCAAACTCTGGCAGATTTTGCGTGCTCACTGCCTGCCCCTTGCCCAGTCCGCCCATGATTTCACCCAATAAATCGGGTATTTGCAAAAATAGGTGGTTTGAATAAAACCATCTGTTTTTACAAATACCACAGGCATTTGGATGTTTGTTGCGCCTATCGATTTTCCCAGTTGATAGCTCCGCACGAGTGGCATTGTCTCGTACAATACCGCTCACAGCAAACACCCAGCCAAGGGAAACACAACCTCCTGTTTCAGCAGGAGAGACTTACAGTAAAAGGAGGGTAGCGTATATGCCTACTGTATATGTGTTAAACAAAGATGGTAAACCTTTGATGCCAACGACTCGCTGTATGCATGTGCGCCATCTCCTTAAGAATGGAAAAGCACGAGTCGTAAAATCAAAACCGTTTACTATCCAGTTGCTTTATGAAACTGATGATGTAGTTCAACCCCTATACTTGGGTATCGACCCTGGTAGGACCAACATCGGCGTTGCCGTTGTCAAAGCAGACGGGGCGGCGGTCTTTACTGCGCATCTTGAGACCCGCAATAAGGAAGTCCCTAAGCTGATGAAAAAGCGTAAGGAATCACGCTGCGCAAGACGCACCAACGGCAGACGCTGCCGCCGTCAGCGGAGAGCAAAAACCAACGGCACTATTTCTAAGAAGTGCGTAAAGCAAACCACTGCTCAAAATGGTAGTGTTAGTAAACGTGCAAAAGAAATTGGCGTTATCAAGCGCCATCTTCCGGGTTGTGAGAAAGATGTACTTTGCATTGGTATCAAAAACAAAGAGGCAAAGTTCACCAATCGTGCAAGACCGGAAGGATGGCTTACGCCTACTGCAAATCAGTTGCTACAGACACACATCAACTTGGTGAAGAAAATTCAGAAGTTTCTTCCTATCAGTGATGTTGTGCTTGAAGTCAACAAATTTGCGTTCATGCAGCTTGACAACCCTAACATTCAGAAATGGCAGTATCAGCAAGGCCCACTCTACCAAAAAGGGAGCCTTGAAAATGCTGTTTCTGAAATGCAGGAACACCATTGCCTATTTTGTGAGAAGCCCATTGAACATTACCATCATGTAGTACCAAAATCCGAAAACGGTAGCAACACTATCGCCAATATTGTTGGTCTATGCACGGAGCATCACAATCTCGTTCATAAGGATGCTACCTGGCAAAAGAAACTCGCCAAAGAAAAAGTCGGACTCGTCAAAAAGTACAGTGCTTTGAGCGTATTGAATCAAATCATTCCGGCATTGACGAAAGAGATGAATTCTCTTTTTCCGAAGCATTTCTTTGTGACCAATGGTAAAAGTACCTACGACTATCGTACAGCGCACGGTGTGAGTAAAGACCATTGGCTTGATGCTTATTGCATTGCCTGTTCTGTTTTACCCAACGATGTTTGTGATAGCAATATAAACAGCCATGTGCCATACGAATTAAAGCAGTTCCGCCGCCATGATAGAAGAGTGCTACACAAAGCGAACATGAGCCGCGTGTACACACTCAATGGCAAAACAGTGGCAACGAATCGCCACAAGGCTATTAAACAGACTACCGACAGTTTGGAAGAGTTTCGTCAAAGCCATCCAGGTGATGTTTGCAAGCTCAAGGTGAAAGAGCATCATCCTGCATATAGAAACTTGAACCGTAACTATCCAGGAAGTGTATTTCTTGTTGACGGGCAAGTTCATGTGATGCAAGGAGTTAGCGGCTCACATAATGGCAAAGCAGATGGATATTACAATACGAATGGCAACGCATATCCATATTATAAATGTAAATTTGTTGTCAAAAACGAAGGAATTGTATTTGCATAAATTAGTAGACCACCTATTTTCAAATAGAAAATCACCTAATTTTGCAAATACCCAAATCCAACAAGGAGCTGACCCACTCCCCTCATGTCTTCCCGTCTTGATCCTCTTGCCCGCAATTATTATCGCCGCAATAACTACCGGCAAACGGCCGGCTACCCCAAGCGTGAATGGACCATTAAGGAAATGAATCTTATCCTCGCCCACTCTATCCCCGACCGTCAACTTTCCGCCCGTCTTCAGCGCAGCGTCCAGTCCATCCAAGTCATGCGCTGCCGTCTTCGTTCCAAATAGATTTCAATTTTCAAAATCCAAGGAGGTAACAATTATGTTAGGTGGTTTTGGTTTAATTCTCGGTATCGCTGGTTTGTTCGCTTCTGCCGCTGCAGCTGGTTACACATCCAATGATATTAAAGGTTATGACGCCCTCGGCGCCTATCAGCGCTCTATCTCGGAACCCACCCCGGAAGAGAAAGCCGTCTATGAAAAGTGGCGCGGCAAGTGTTTCAATAACCGCAACGAAACTTTCTATACCCTCATGCAGGAACACCACGTTGATTATGCTGACGGCCATCGTATCTGGTGGCAGCATGTCTTTGAGGATGAAAAAGTTGAGGTCAATCCCAACTACCTTGATCGTATCAGCGGCGTCCATGAGCGTGCTCTGCGCTATAAGGCAGAACAAATCGGCAAAAAGCGCCGCGGCTGGTAAGGCAGGTGAATCCTTATGCCCATCAAATTTCTTCTCCTCCTCCTTATGGTTTTCTCCCACCTCATTGCCGATTACAATCTCCAGGGCATCCTCGCCGATCTCAAGCAGCGTTTGTGGTGGGACCTCAAATACTCCAAGGTATTCGTTCAGGAACACTATCCTGTTGATTACATCACCGCCCTCATCGAGCATTCCTTCATGTGGTCAACCTGCATTACGATCCCCCTTCTGGTTTACTCTCTGTTCGTTCCTTATAATTCCCATGCAATTGTCTATTTCTGTTCCGCCATTCTCACCAATGCCGGTTTTCATGCTATTATTGACCACCAAAAAGCAAACGAAGGCTCTATCTCTCTTACCACCGATCAGCTCCTCCATACCGGTCTAATCTTTTTTACCTGGCTGTTCTTCGTTCTGTCCTATTAAAAAAAATAAAAACCAGGGTCGCAAAACCCTGGCGTACATCCTCCCATTCAAAGGAGCCTTATTATGAATTCTATCCCTCAGTCCTCCCAACAGCTTGTTGAGCTGCTCAAATCCAATTCCCTTCACATCTCTGCTGCCGAAAGCTGCACCGCCGGCCTCTTCTCTTCCTCTCTCGCCAGCATCCCCGGCGCATCCAGCGTTATGGAGTACGGCTTTGTCACTTACTCTGCCGCTGCCAAAACGAACCTTGTCTCTGTCAAACCGGACACCATCAAGAATTACACTGTTTATTCCGGTCCTGTCGCCGCCCAAATGGCAATCGGCGCAGCTCAAAAATCCGGCGCAGAGCTTGGCGTTGGTATCACCGGCATTGCAGGTCCTCATGCAGAATCTCAGCCTGCCGGCACTGTCTATATCGCCGTGGCCAATTCGGAGATCCAAAATGTTTTCGTTCGCCGCTATCTTTTTCAGGATCACGACCGCAACATCATCCGCCAAAAAGCCGTCCTTGCTGCCATGGATCTTGTCACCGCCGTTATCACTTCTACCGGCCGCCAGCCCCACTTTGCCTGGTCCTGCAGTCCTGCCATCATCCATACCGTAACCGAATCCAAAACCCACTCATTCTAATCACTATATAATAAGGTAGGTAATTTGCTATGAATAGAGAACGCCGCTCCAGAATTCGCGGTCTTATCAAGGCTTTCAAGGATCTCTCCTCCACCATCCAGGACGATCTTTCCTCCCAGGTTCAGGACCTGCACGATCTTGAGGAAGAAGCCTTCGATAATATGCCGGAGTCTATGCAGGATTCCGACCGCGGCACCGCCATGCAGGACGCCATGGATGAACTTCAGTCCGCTGTTGATCTCTGTTCCGAAGCCTCCGATGCCATTGATTCCATCGTGGATTCTTTACAGGCCGCTACAGAATGATCTTCCCTCCCCATCAGGTAGTCTACCGTGCAGTGCATCTCGTCCGCCAATACACCCAACGCCCAAAACCCTGGGTAGTTGATTCCGTTCTCCCACCCCATCACGGTGTGGGTTCCGCATCGCAGCCGCTCTGCCAGTTCCCGCTGGCTTATCCCGTTTGCCTTGCGCCACTCTCGTATAATTTGCCCAATCTCCATATTTTCGTGTCCCCTTTTCAATGTTAGTACAGGTTTCCGTTCTAGTATCTTGAATTCCTTTGTGCTATACTCGCATTATACAACAAATGGTTGTCAATTACAACTATTGGGATTAAATTCCCACCATTTTCCAGTCCATCTTTTCGGACGTCAACTGATAAGGAGGAGCCATGAACACACAAACTATTACCCTTGCCCAGCTTGCCACCGCCTGCCAAAACGCAGCCTACATCAATGTCCACCTCTACACCCCGGCCATGTCTTCCCTCTCCACCTTCAAGCCAGATCAAATCCGCTTCATGTCTGCCTCCACCGGCGTTCCGCTGCTTCGCTTCCAAAGCAAAACCAGCACCATCGTCCTGCAGGCTCTCAGCATTCAGGCCGCCGTCACCCTCAGCACCCCCGGCAACGAGATTCCTTTTGGCCGTTGTACCTACTCCTACACCACTTATGATTTCGTTCTGGATGGTGTAAATTATTCCGTAAATATTTTTCAAAAATCTTGAATTTTACTGTTGACTTCTTGTAAGTAACGTGGTATGATAATATCACAAGGTAATCAATAAATAAGTAAAGGAGGTTTCCCCGCTATGTTCAAACCCAGTACCTCGGTTCCCAAATTTGGCGAAATCCGGCTGGGCTGTGCTCCGCAAGACCATGCCCTGCTCGGTACGCACAAGTACGTTGGTATTCATCCCTATCTGGTCGTCAGCAATGATGTTTATAACAAATTCAGCGGCCAGTGTGATGTCATCCCCTTCACCACCAAGCGCTTTTCCAGTGCCAGTCCAACGCATGTTGATTACCCAGCCGGTTCTATCCGCGGCTTAACGCGGGATTCTACCCTCGTGGTCGAAGCGCGGGATACTCTTCTGAACTCTCAGCTTGGCGAACCGATTGCCCGCTTCTCGGATGAAAACTGGCAGCTGGCCAAAAAAGCCTTTCTTATCCAGAACCCATTCCTTACCCGCTGGGTCATCCCGGAACCCCGCCCAACACCGGTTGCATAGTTTTTCTTTGCATTTCCTGTCTACATACGTTATACTATAAATAACTAGAAAGGCAGGATCTGTATGGGCAAAACTATTATCGATCGGTATAACAATGATTCTGTTCGTATTGATCGTTATCAGCAACTTATCTCTGATATTACCAATGCTTATATTACGGTCAATCACGGCAAAACCGTTCCGCAGTATATCCAAAAAATCATTCCCCGGCTTTCCTACACGCTCGAAACGTATGAGTATCAGTACGGCACCCGGTTTGAATCCTTTTCCTATCAGCAGTACGCATCGTTTTATAAGCAGGCAATCATCGGCAACTCGGCAAGTGCAGTTATCAACCGCAACAAGCTGGTCCTTCTCTCCTGTTACCTGGATTACCTGGTTCTTCAAAACGTTATCACGCCGGATCAGTCAACAGGTCATCCGTTCCGTCAGTTTCTTCAGATGTCACTGGCTGATAATGAGGACGATTCTCAAATTTCGTCCAAGCCATCCCTCACTACCGTTTCCAATCCCAGCAAACCCACTCTGCAGCAGTCCCTTGATTCCTATTCTCAGCAGATGCTCTTTTCTGATGAAGAATTCGAATCTCTGCTGGAAGCTATCTTTAATAACAGCGATCTGGACTGTATGCCCCGTGCAATCTATACCCTTGCCTGGTGCGGTGTTGAGGTCAAAAACATTGCTCTTATCAAAAAAGCGGATGTCGATCTTACCCGTATGGTAATTTACGCCACCGAACAAAATCACCTCCCGCAGGATATTGTGATTTCTTCCTCTTTCTGCTGTATCAACCTTGAAAAAGCCATGCTTGCGCAAAGTATCCTGGTGCCCAATCGTACCGGTGTGCGTGAAGTATCGTTTTTTGGCCGCGATGATTATGTGATCCGCGGTGTAAAAGGCGCCAACAAGGCCGAAACGCCAGACCCGGACGCCAGCGGTTTTTATATCGTCAATAACATCAACCGCGTCTATTCTCAGCGCCAAGAACAGCTTCCGGTGAACAATCCCTTCAAAAACAAAAAAGTTCTCGTCAGCTCTTGTTATAAATCCGGCCGGTTCCTGAGGCTCTTCAAAACACAACAGCTGTCAGAAAAACTCTGGGGCGTTTATAGCAATGATTTCGTTTACTCTTACAAAAAGTGGCTGTCTTACAAGCAGCTCAACTTAAAATAATTTTTTCTCATCGTGGGGCATCGTCGTCCCACATTTTTACGGGCGCTATATTACAAGTTTTCGCAAACACTATTTTCAGGAGGTTTTTCCCATGACTACCGAATCCATGTCCATTCACCGCGCTTTGGTGGAACTTAAAACGATTGATTCCCGCATCATCAAAAAGATCGATTCCGCCAAGTTCTGTGTCGCCGCCAAAGCCAAAGCTACCAAGCTCGGTGCAATCACGGTGGATGAATTCAAAACATCTGCTCAGGCCAGTTATGATTCCGCTATGGATCTCATCAATCGCCGCAACGCCATCAAGGCCGCTGTCTCCAAGTCCAACGCGGTCACAGAAATTTCAGTCAACAATAAAACTTATACCGTGGCCGAAGCCATCTCTCTCAAGCAGCACGGCATGGAATACCTGGACTACCTGCGCAGCCATATTCAGGCCCAGTATTCAAACGAAACCTCTCAGATCACCTCCGCCAATCTCCGTGTGGAAACCAAAGCGGACGATATGGCCAAATCGATCTGCGGCGGCGATTCCAAAACCAAGGATGCCGATCCTGAAACTGTCGCCAAGATCCGCAACACCTATCTTGAACAGAACTCCATGGAGCTGGTCGATGGCCTCACCAAAGGCTGTACTCAAATCATTGAAGACTTGCAGTCCCAGATCGATTCCTTCAACAACGAAATTGATTCTGCCCTCTCTGTTTCCAACGCCATTACCCAGATTACATTCAGCTACTAAGCTGTTTTGATACCATTTGCCTGTGTACTGAAAGCGTCAAACCACAAGCCGCTTTGTCCGCTGTGGAATAATGACAAAGTTAAAACTATAAACACCTGTTCCACGATCATTGCAATTATGATAAAAATATTGGTTCATTCTTTGTGGCTGCATTTTTGTATGCCAAGCCCGTCAGAATGAATGTATTTGCCCGGAAAGTTTAATGCTTAACGCTTAAACCTCAACGCTCAAATTTCAAACCTTATTTTTCATCAAAGTTTATTCCTCAACCCCCAAGGCTCAAGGCTCTATTAAATCCTTGGCGCAAGGTCATGTGCATGGCTGTGTCGGCACCTCGCTGTCCTCAAGGCTGGTACATGGGCAACGTGCGAAGGCGGTAGCACGCTAAAACAATCCGCCCTGGTAAGCGGCTGTCGTACAACGGCCAGTATACAAGCCTTCCAAGCTTGGGATGGGGGTTCGACACCCCTCAGCCGCTCCACAACAGAATAACTTCATTTTGGTTTCACACCGTAAAGTCCCGTCACACCGGCGCGGCCGTGGATTGGCTGCACCGGGTAGCAAACGGCTCCACACCTCGGTCATATCCAGTGGTCAGCGGCTTTTTTCGGAGTTCTTGCTTCCATTCAGTTCAAACAGTTTGTCGAGCTGTCTGCGGCTGAAAATGTTCTGTTCGTATTTCCAAATGAACTGCGAAAAGCTTATGCCCTCTCGGTTATCAAACGCAAGCCACTTGTCGTAAATGGCGTTGTTACAATTTTCCTGTAACTGCGTATATCCAGGTGTTTGAATTTGAATCTATGTACCCGTCACCAGTACAAATATATGTACCATATCGCGGGGTGTCGTCTCCATCATGAATTTATTCTGTTATTATGCCAGGTTAGCTCAATTAGGCAGAGCAGCCGTTTTGTAAGCGGCAGGTTGTGGGTTCAAGTCCCCCACCTGGCTCCACCGTTCCGGTTCACTCCGGGGCGTCATGGCTCCCAGCGCCGGTCAAGTCTGGGGTACGCGGAGGGCAATCTCTCCGTCAAATCAGTGGGTGAAATAAACTCGCTGGACGCTTTATTCTGGTCTAACCCCCAGATGCTAAAGCAATGGCAGAGCAGCGGCACACTGCCTCAAAACTATTCCGTTTGCACCTTCGGGCAGGTAACAGTCCACCTTGCCGGGTTCAAAGCCGTCTTTACGGCAGTCTTAACACGCAGCACCCGGCATGAAACCGATCGGCAGAACTTTTGGTCAGCTTCCAAACATCTTTCTGGCCAATGACAAGATGGGAAAGTCCTCCGGGCTGCGGCGAGTGGTAAGCAGCGGTAAGTACCTATCGACATATGGCGAGACGGCTAAGCACGTCACTGGTACCTCAAGGGTGGGATGCCCTTTCACACGGAGCAATACTCAAGCTGGTTCAAGAGGCGTCCCTGCTAAGGACGTAGGGTGGTTTATTCCGCCGCGTGGGTTCGAATCTCACTTGTTCCGCCAGTGGCCGGGTCGCTCCCGGACGATCTGAGAGGATGGGGTATCCCTCAGCCAGAAATGAAAATGCTCAGTGGTGTACTAGTCCTTCTGGGAAGCCCCACATGCCCCCATATCTCAATGGTAGAGAAGCGGCCTTATAGCCCGCCTAGCACCAGATTAGTGCGCAATCCCTGTTCAAGTCAGGGTGGGGGTACCAGCCTTACGGACTTGCCGTAAGGGATTGAAACCGTTTTTTGGTGGTTTATCGGTGATAACATAAAAACCACCGTTTCGGTATGGCAGCGCCGATCAAGAGCCAAACCTGCCACCCAATCACCCCGCTGGTCAAACCGTGCTCCAGCACCGCACTCCGGTCATATCCGAGCGCTTATCCAAGTCGGCTGGGTTCATTGATTCTAACCAATCAATCAACAGCAGTGGGATGATTTTTTCTTTGGTGTCCCGCCTCTCACGGCGTTTCATATTCCCGGCAAAGCCCCTGGTACCTACAGGCACCGCCTTTACGGTCTGCCCCGCATACCACTTCCCGGTCATACCCGGAAGATTACATTTGTTACGATGATGTCAACTTTCAAGTTCTCGCTACTTGCTCGAACTTGTGTTTGCCGGGATTTCTTTTGATTCTATTGACTATCGGTTGTAAGGAGAAAATTGAAGTGAACAATAATTATTGCCCGATTCCCGGCGCAAGCCAGCCGAAAGAACCAGTGCGGCTGATCGATGCAAACAGCCTATTACGTTTAATAAACATAAGCGGTAGCGCCTATGACGGAATCGAATATCAGGCATATAAGGCTGGTGTCGAATATGTTCTCGGTCTGATCGAGGACGCGCCAACCATAGACCCTGAATCCCTGCGACCTACAGCGCACATTATGCGTGGAACTGTGCCTGATACACACGATGATGCGTTTTGCAGCAATTGCCGTTCATATCTTGGTATTCCTGGCGTTGATTACGAAGATTATGATTCGGTTTTAAGCCACAGATATAAATATTGCCCATATTGCAATGCAAGGATAGTGAGCGCAGATGAATAATATGCGGTTCGATGCGGAAAACAGCCGGTGCATCCCTGCCGAACGGATGACGCCGGACGAATTGCGCCAGCTGCACCGCCTGGCCATTGAGCGCCGCCCCGAAGCCTGCCTTGGCTGCGGGCTGGAACATGATTGCTCCGCGTATAGATGTGCCGTCATCCGCAAAGCATTGCGGCTGTTGGGAGGTGGGGCGGATGCCTGTCTTTGATTCCAACTGTCTTTATTAACCATCATAAAATGGGAAAAAAACGAAACTTTTTCCACCTACTACCACAAAATTAACATTCCCTGAATCCTCATTCACTGAATTCTTATTCAGCAAAAAAAAGCCATAAAGCATCGCAGCTCATTTTCTGCGGGGCTTTCTATTTTTTACTCTTTTTCAACGGGGGTGTTTCCATTCCAGCCGCATTTGTCCTTCTCATAATCCTCGCAGCCATCCTTTTTTGGGCTTGGCTTTCCCCGCACTATGATGAATTTGGTTCCAAAATTCTCAATTTCTTCCGTCAATTCACAAACAAAAAATAAGGAGTTTTTTCAATGAACAAAACCGTTGGCGCAGTTATCTCTGCCCTTGTCATCATCTTCTGTATCGTTATTGCTCTGTTTTGTACTGTCCGTATTCCTGCTGGCTATGTCGGCGTCATTTATAACATGAATGGCGGCGTGGCCGAAACCACTCTCTCTCAGGGTTTTCATCTTGTCAAACCTACCCAAAAAGTTACTACCTACACCATCGGCATCGAACAGTCTTACCTCACCTCCGGTTCGGACGGTGATTCCAAAGGCGATGAATCCTTCGAAGTCCCGTCCAATGATGGCAAAGGTCTCACGGTCGATTTAACTTTTACCTACCGTTTTGATCCCGATCATGTCGCTGATACCTTCACCCGTTTCAAGGGTCAGTCCGGTAAAGACGTCAAAGAGGTTTTTATCAAGCCCAACATCATGTCCTGGACCAAAGAGGTTACGGCCAAGTATTCCGTCATTGATCTGCTTGGCGACCAGCGTGCTTCCCTCAACTCGGAACTCACCGCCTACCTCAAGGATAAGTTCGAGCCTTATGGTATCATCATTGAATCCGTTTCTCTGATCAATATCGACCCCGATGACGAAACCCGTGCTGCTGTCCAGAAAAAGGTCAACGCTCAGCAGGATCTGGAGCTGGCAAAGATCGAGCAGCAGACCGCCAACGTCAATGCCGAAAAAGAAAAAGAAGTCGCTATCACGAAAGCCAACCAGGAAAAAGAAACCGCTCAGATCAACGCCGAAGCCAAACTGATCGAAGCCCAGGCTCAGGCCGATGCCAACCGTCTGATCTCCCAGTCCCTCACCCCGGAACTGATCCAGCAGCAGATGTATGAAAAATGGAACGGTCAGCTTCCCACTGTCCAGGCCGGTTCCGATGCTCCCATTATTGTCGATACCACCAACTAAATCATGTTCCGCATTTGGAGGTGTTCTTATGGTCATTCTTAATTCTGGCACCCTGTTACTTCTTGTCCTGCTTGCTTTTGCCGCCGGCTTCCTTGTTGATGCTGCCATCGGTGTCCGCGCCCATTTTCATGATAAGGAGGACTAGATCATGAACACTTCCAAACCTAACCCGCACTCCATCACCCCCACCACCGTCATGGAATCCGATTTCGATGAACCCACGCCTCACCGCAAACCCGGTAAATCCACCGGTCGTCCCCGCTCTCGGCACAAGCACATTTACACAGAAGCCTGGTATGTTCATTGCTATACCAATCAAATTACCGGCAAAACAACATTGCTTTATTATCCACTCCGTTACTGTACGGTTTGTGGTCGAATCGGTGGTATGCAGATAGCTCCCTTGTCCGGGCAGAACCGCCTTACCCCTCCTATCGGTTCAAAAGTGTTTTCGGAACCACCATTTGGCTCCGGCGCTGTTGATCTTAACAATTTTACCATCTTCAAAGGAGAATGAATTATGAAACCTAAGTTCCGTCTTGGCGATCGTGTCACCGTCATCAACCCTTATGTTGCCCCCATCCCCGATTATGTCAAGGACAGCGAAATTTTCAACGATCTGTACAAGGCTTTTGGCTTGGATAAAGATATCCATGGTGTCAAGCCCGGCGATACCTATACCATCATTGAAGCCGAATCCAAACCTCGCACCCGTTCCGACGGCAAAACTGTTTATGCCTATTCTTACCAGGGCAAAAGCGGCAAGCGTTCCGATTTTGTCTTGTGGGAAGATGAAATCAAGCTGGTCGAAGCCACCAAGCCCGCCCCGGAAGACGATGACGAAGAGCCGGATACCGTCACCATCGAGATCGAAGTCTCCCTGGACGACAAGGCCGAAGCTCACCGCATCGCTCACAAAGCTGTCGAGCTGGCTTTCAAGTCCTATGCCGCTATCACCAAGGCCACCAATGATCCCGCTTCCATCACCTGGACTGATGATGAAATCGCAGCAGCCCGCAAAAAGGTTGTTGAACTGTCCTCCCGCGTTACGGAACATGGCGGCGATATGCTCTTTGTGCGTTCCGGCAATACCGTGCAGTGTATTATTTACACCTCCAGCTTTGATAATAAACCCGCTTCCAAAGGTTTCGCCAAACCCTTTGATCACGACCCCTTCAATGAATGGATCGGCAAGTGTGTCGCCGCCTGCAAAGCTATGGGTGAACCCATCCCCGGCTTCATCGCCCACAAAAACACCAAACAGGATGCTGCGTGATGGGCACAGCACACGAATTTACTACCCGCATCCGCAGCTTTGCCGAGTGCCAGCGTCTTAACCAGGTCGCCAAAGAATGCGGCCAGGTCATTGTCATCGACCGCAACGGCAACCAAGCCAGCGCCAAAAGCCTGCTCTCCCTTATGAGCCTGGATTATTCCGCATCGGTTCGCATTGTGGCCTCCACAGCGGAAGAACTCTTTGCCCTGCATACCGCCCTTCTTGCCTTGAAATGATTTGTCAGGAGGTGTCCGCCACGTTCATCCTACCGCGCTCCCCGCCCCCGTTTTTTTCGTCAACCACCGCAATCATTTTTTCACTTATCTTAACGGGGGTGTTCTTACATGTTTATCTGCAATGTCTGCAAAAAGATTTTTCCTGATTTCAAAAGTTACGGTATGCGCATGAACTACCGCTTCGGCTATGGTTCCGAAAATGACGGCGATATCTTTGACCTCACCGTCTGCGATTCCTGTGCCGATACTGTTGCCAACGCCATTGAATCCGTCTGTGCCATCAACCCCCATCTCACCGTCGATGATGCCTTCTTCCCCTGCGATGAACCATGTTCCGGCGATTGCTCTAACTGCTCCGGTGATTGTGCCGCCTCCCAGGACGATGAATCCTATGACTTCGATGATGACGAAACCGATGAAGAAGACGACGATGACGATTCCGACCTTGATTTTGACGGCTGATTAACCCCGCCTTTTTATTTTTTCTTTTCTAATTACAAGTTTTCGTAAATACGCCACATTAAGGAGTCCTTTATGCCTAAAAAAAACAACACCATCACCTTCAACTTTGTTGGTGATTTTACTCCTTCCACCAAAAATGATCTGCTCACCTCCACTCCGGTTACTTACGGCGGCATGTCTGATACCCGCCTCAATCTCAGCTTTGGTGTCAAGGTCGGCAGCAGCCTTCAGTTCGTCTCCCTGCTGGATACTTCTCGCTCCGGCGATGTCATCAAAACTTACGACCGGGATAATAACCCCATTGATATCCGCTGGTCTGACCGCCTTGACCCCGATGTTATTTCCAAGGTTGCCCCCTACCGCACCTACCGCACCAACATCGACTCGGATGAAACCAAAACCTTCATCACCGGCTATGACTTGGCTGAATATCTGGCCGAAGCTCTCAAGAACTACACCGGCCGCATCACCGTCAATGGCCGCATGGTCCTCCGTTACAATTCCAAAGGCATCCTGCGCCGCAACTTCAACATTGATTCCGTTTGGAAACCCCTGCTCGATAAAGACGGCGAACCGGTCGAAAAGCCCAAGCTGGCCATCATGGTCCCCTTCATCTTCAACAAGGATTGTATCGACAAAGCCGACCTCAAGGAAACCGGCAAGATCTACGTCAACGGCTATGTTGAATCCTACATCAACAAGGACGAAGGCGATAAGTATCTGCCCTTGCAGATGATCTTCAATACTGCCGTCTACAACATGGATGACCCTGGTGAAAAGTCCACTTATGAGTACCGCATGGGCGAGCTGGATACCAAAGCCAAAACGATGTTCTGCATGATGTGGGAAGGCCGTGTTGTCAACGGTGCTGAAGAAAAGCCGTTCGATGAATCCTGCCTGACCCCCTTCCAGCTGCGTTCCATCAAGGCCGGCAACGCCACCCTCAATGATTTCCGTCCCCGCGGCTCCATCTACGGCAACCGTGTTCAGGAACTCCGCCTCATGCGTCCCATGCCCCGCGATGATTTCAAGGATGGCCCGATCGACCTCGGCCTCAAGAATTCCGAGTTTGTTGACCTGATCTACACCCCCACCAAGGATGAATCGGTTGCCGATATGGAAAAGTCCGCCAAAAAAGAACCGGAAACTCCGCCCTTCACCGCCCCCACCTCGCGGGATGAAGACGAGCTGTTTTAATTAACCACCAACACAAAAGGAGCGTGAACCTATGGCATTCAAAATGAATCAGATCAGCTGCGATCTTGCCAGCTACCCCTATTACATGCTGCTGTCCCCGCGCAAATTCGGCAAAACAACCTGGTGGCGCAACCTCGTTGTCGCCGCCTGGGGCAATGCCTCCAAGGGTCTGCTCATCTCCTGCGGCACCGAGTCCGGCTTCCACCACCTCGATAATCTCCAGGTCGAAGAAGCCCTCACCTGGGACGATGATTACGATGAAGAAACCGGCCACCGCGGCCTTGTCCAGATCGTTGATGATCTGATCGAAAACAATGCTGACTACGGTATCAAGGGTGTCTGCTTTGATACTTTTGATACCCTCTTTGATATCGCCACCGATGAAGTCATGAGGGAATCCCGTCGTGAAACCGGCAAGTCCTGCAAATCCATCAATGATGCTTTCGGCGGCTACAACCGCGGCTCTGACCGCCTGATTAAAATCATCAACGATCAGCTCTCCCGCATCCGCAACGCCGGCATCGCCGTCTTCATCCTGTCCCATACCAAGTTTAAGGAGCGCACGGACCCCCTCACCGGCGAAAAGTATGAGCAGCTCACAAACCTCATGCAGGACCGTACATACAGCGCCATTGCTGATAACGCCCAGATGGTCATGGTTGGCACCATCGAGCGCGATATCGCATCCGGCAAAATCGAAAACGAAAAGCGCGTCATCCATCTGCGCGGCACCTCCACCATTGATGCCGGTTCCCGTTTCAATGACCTGCCCGAAACGATCACCCTTGATCCGCAGGATTTCCTCGCCGCCTTCAAACAGGGTGTCGCCGGTGCTCACACGGTTGCTCCGGTTACGGATAAGCAGATCGATGCTGCCGCCAAGGCCGAGCAGAAAGCCGCCGCCAAACAGGCAGCCGTAGCCCGCAAAAAGGAGGAAGCCGAAAAGCAGGCCGAACAGGACGAATCTCACCGTGATGAATATTACAACACCATCGTCAATGGCTTCTCCAATGCCTCAGATGAAATCAAGGCCAAAGCCAAGGATCTGTTGGCCGCCACCGGTGAACCCAAATTCTCCTCCCCCAACATCCCGGCTGCAACCCTGCGCCAGATCGCTGACCTCTTCGCAGCGTAAAGGTGGTGTCAAATATGGCAGCACCCAAAGTCCATAAAGGCCGCCGCGTCATCTGTCACGCCACCGGCATCTATGGCAACTCGCTGGATTATTTCAAAGCCCCGGATGGTTTTTATTACCAAACCAAAGAGCTGTATGAGCAAAAAAAGCAGGAATCTGATTATTACCGTCAGGTCGTTACCCGCATGGCCTCCTATATGGGCTATGAGCCGGGCGATGTTTTCCCAACGGTCATTACCCGCGGCCTCATGCAATTCAAGCATTACGGCTATGCCGCTGTCCTTGCCACCATGGAGGAATGCCAGTCCAAAATTGAATACGCTTTGGCTTCCCGCTCTTTCGGTTCGGACTATCAAAAAGCATCCTACCTCATGGCCATCCTTACCAACAATATCAACGATGTTGCCCGCCGCCTCAAATCCCAGCAGGAATTTGAATCCCGCCAGGCTGTACCCCAACAGGCTCCGCCCCCGCAGGATTTCACTTCCGCTGCTCAGCCCAAAGATATTACAGATTTTCTGGAAGGCGGTGACTAAATATCGAACTCCAAACCTGTCTTGATAAAATCAATACCTCCCGCGCTCAAGACGAAGCCTCTTTTGTCTTCTGCCTCTGGAAAGAACCGGTTTTGTTTGGCGAGTACGATCAGGTCAACTTCGGCAATGATTTAACCATCAAAACCAAAGATGCCCTCTTCTACTACCAGCTTGGCCGCGGCATGTATGATTCCGGTTTCCGCAATTTCGATAGCATTTCGGTCGATACTTACCTTTCGGATAAAGCCGATACCCGCAAAGTCTTCTCGGCCTACGGCGGCTACCCGGAAGTCGAAAAGCTCAAATCCCTCGTGGATGTTGATAACGTCGAAGCCTACTTTGACCGCATCTCCAAGCTCAACACCCTCTCTGATCTCTGCGAGCAGTTTTTCAAAACTTTCCAGGATACCTCCCGCTTTGATTCCATGTCCAACTCCCAAGTCTACGATTTTTTCGATTATCAGCTCAACACCATCAGCATGAACTCTACTCGCGATATGAAAGTCGAATCCGTTGCCTTTGATGAATCGTATATCACAGAGCTGGATAAGGGCGAAACGGTCGGTCTGAATTACGGTAAAAACTGCCCCCGCCTCAACTGGGCCACTCTCGGCCTTCCCCTTGGTGATCTTTACATGCTGGGCGGCTTCTCCGGCACCGGCAAAACCTCTTTCGTGTTTGAAAATATGATCCTGCCTTTAACCGAATCCGGTGTCAAGTGCTGCATCATTTCAAACGAAATGCAGGTCCGTGCCTACAAACAGCTGCTCACCATCCATATCCTCACCAATGATCTCGGCTACTGGAAAATGACTCGCAAGCATCTCAAGGTCGGCAAGTTCACGGATGAACAAAAAGAAATGCTGCTTAAAGCGGCAGCCATCAGCCAAAAGAAATACTCTTCCATCCGCTTCATCAAAATGTTCGATAACGATACCTCACGCGTCATCAAGTCGGTTCGCAAATATTCCAAACTCGGCTACCAGATGTTCCTGTGGGACACCATGAAATCGGACGACGACGGCGGCAATATGGAAATGTATCGCCAGCTCTTGCAGTCCTCGCGCAAAATTTTCCAGTGTGCCAGCCGGGAAAACGTCTCCATCGTCTGTACCTACCAGCTGGCCCTTTACATGAAAAACCAGCGCTTTCTCGATGCCTCCACCCTTTCCAACGGCAAGCAAATCAAAGAGGTCTTTTCCGAAATGATTTATATTCGGGAACTCTGGCAGGATGAATACACCGGCGAAAAATGTGATTGTCACGCATACACCCGCACCCGCAAGCCGGATGGCACCTGGGAAAAATTCACCACCCCCATCACGCTGGATAAAACCAAAAAGTACATCGTCGCCTTTCTCGATAAAACCCGTAACGATGAAGACGGTCAGCAATTTTTGTACGAAGCAAACCTCAGCTGGAACAACTGGAAAGAGGTCGGCTATTGTACCATCCGCAATGACCATGTAGCCATCGGCCGTTAAAGGGGGTGCGCCCATGAACGCGGCACTCCTCTCCCAGCGCCTGATCGGCCACTCGGATGATATCTACACCATCCTCGAAACCCTCGGCTATGAAAACATTACGTTTAATTCAGCCAAAGCCCAGTTCCGCTTTTCACGGGCGGACGGCACCAACCCTACCAGCATTGTTCTGGATGTTGATTCTTTACGGTTTTATTGCTTTTCCACCAACGGCAAAGGCAATCTTTTCACCCTCATCATGTCGCGCCTGAACTGCACTTTCCCGGACAGCTTAACTTTTGTCACCACCGTTCTGGATCTCGACCAGAATGATTTCTCGGCCAAAGTTCACTACCCCTTCGGCGGCTTCTACCGCAAGCTCCTCCCTGATCAGCCGGAGGATTACTCCGTGCCTCCCATCCCAGAGGAAACGTTGCAGCCATACTTGGGCAAGTACAACCAGATGTTCTTCCGCGATGGCATTGATTATGTAACGCAGGAAAAATTTCAGGTTGGTTATGATTTTCTTTCCAACCGTATCACCATCCCGGAGCGTAATTTTGATGGCCAGCTCTGCGGTATCATGGGTCGTTCCAATGACCCCAACTGCCCCCATCAGGACCGCTGGTATCCCATCATCAGCTGCCCGCGCAGCAAAACCCTGTTTGCCCTGCAGCAAAACTACCAGCGCATCATCGAAACTCAGAACGTGATCCTTTTTGAATCGGAAAAAGCCCCCATGCAGTGCGCATCATTCGGCGCCCATATCTCGCTCGGTCTCTGCGGCTGTCATGTCTCTCAGGCTCAGCGCAGCATGATCTTTTCTCTTCGCCCCAAAACTATTGTTCTCGCTCTTGATGAAGGATTAGAAGAAGACGCTATCCGGGAAGAAGCCGCCAAGCTTGTCCAGAACAATTTAATCCTAACTACCAGGGTCGGCTATGTCTGGGACCCCGACCACGATATTATCCCCGCAGGCAGCAAACAAAATCCCGCCGACCTTGGCCGCGATGCCTACGTCACCTGCCTGCAAACGAAAGTGAGGTGGTTATAATCGAACGCGCCAAAGACCCCCGCCTGCAAGAACTTTTCAATGCCGGCGTGAATATATACAGCTTTTCCAAATTAGGCACCATTGAGCAGTGCCAACTCCAGGCGTGGTACTCCTACATCAAACATGAAGAAGGAATCGACGGTATTTATTCACGGTTAGGTGGCTCTATGCACGATGTTCTGGAACAGTTGATTCACCAGCAAGCAACCTGTGATGACCTTCTTCCTGCCTTACATAATGCCCTGGATGAATGTGAAACCCTCGGCCTTACCTTTCCTAAGGACTTTCGCGGCAATGATTCCATCAAAGAGAAATGGGTCAAGGACATGACTCACTTCTGCCAGAACTTTTACCCGCCTAGGGGCGAGTTCAAAACAGAACAGCTACTTATCTACCGCGTCAGTCCTACCCGCGCCATTCAAGGTTACATTGACCTGATGAAATTGGAACCCGATGGCTCTGTGTCGGTTTACGACTGGAAAACGAGCACACGATTCGCCCCATCTACCCTATTGGAGCATGGCCGCCAGCTCGTGATCTACGCTATGGCATTGGAACAGGCCGGTTATACAGTCAAAAATCTCGCCTGGATCATGCTCAAGTATGTCGAGATCCGTTACACCTGGTACGTCACATCCCGTTCGCGCAACAAAACCCAGTGTATCCGCATCGTCAACCGCTCCAAAATTTACGATACCATCGCCCCCGCGGTCGAATCCGCCTGCCGCGATGCCGGTATGGATGAAACCGAGATTGAATTTGCCATGCTGGATTTCAAAGAAACGAATCTTCTCGGTCCCAGGTTCCCCATGTCGGTCGCCAAGCAGTTCATTATCAAACCTTTTGTAGAGCCTTACCCCTATACCCCGGAACTCAAGCAGGAAGCTCTTGATTACATCAACAAGGTTGCCGATGTCTATGAGTCTCTGCCCCAGGATGAAACCACTCCCTGGCCTGCCCGCAAGGTCGATAAGGAATGCGCTTTCTTCTGCAATAACCTTTGCAATTACCGCAAAATCTGCCCCGCCATCCGGGATTATAACGCCCAAGCCCTCATCGCAGACCCGCCCAAAACCGAAGCTGATTTGTTCTAAAGGAGCCGCCCATGACCACCCGTTCCCCGCCCCCGCAGGGCTTTTGAAATAAATTACAGGAGGTGAATCGATCATATGGGCAAAACTACCTGGACTTTCGAAATGGAATCTCAACTGGCATTGTTTTATGAAAAGCATACGCCAATGAAAGAAATGTGTGAATGGTTCCATAAAAAACCTGGTGCCATCTGTTCAAAAGCTATGTCCATGGGATTAACACAAAAGTATCCAAAGAGCAATGCCAAAAACTTTACTGCTCCTTATCAAAATTATGATTGGTGTTATGAACACTATATCGTAAAAGGAATGTCTTTGCAGCAAATGGCAGATGAACTGGGCTGTCAAAAACGCGTTGTCCAAAAATGGTGTACCGATAAATTCGGCTTACACCGAAGAACGGCAAAATTTTATATTCAACCGAATAGCGAACAGCATCAGATTATTTTAGCAGGAACATTAGGGGATGGCCACATTAGTGCGCGAGACAATATTTATATTGAATCGCATGCACAAGACGAAAAAGATTATCTTTTCTGGAAATATGAAAAACTACAAAATTTATGTGTTTCTTCTCCTACCTATTATCCCGAAAAACTAATAACTCATCTTGGCGGCCCACGAATTCAGCAATCCTACTATCGTTTCGAAACAAGAAAGATTCAATGTCTTGAGGAAATTAAAAGCATGTCTATCTCTGATAAAATCCGTGCTTTAACCTCTTTTGGCCTTTGTCTTTATATGTTAGACGATGGGAGCCGAAACCATAGTAACTGGATTTTATGTACAGCTAAGTTTTCGTCAGATGAAACTGCATTGTTTGTTAAAGTCATGCAAAAGAACTTTTCTTTATCTTGTCACCCGTGTAAAGATTCACGCTACATCATTTTCGATGCTGATTCCTCTCGCAAACTCGACAATATGATTTTATCTTTTCTTCCTCAAAATCTCGATATCATTCATAAAAAGATTTTCAAAGACAAGGATGTGGCTAATGCAGAACTACCATAAGCACACCTGCTGCTCCAACATCTATACCCCCGATTCTCCCGCCACCTATGAACAATATGCTAAACGCGCTGTTGAACTCGGTCAGAACATCCTTTGCTCTTTGGAACACGGATGGCAGGGTAAATATCATGAATGCCGTGAAATCGCTATCAAGTATGGCCTTAAGTTTATCTTTGGCACCGAAGCTTACTGGGTTAAAGACCGGCACGAAAAAGACCGTACCAACTGCCATATTGTTCTTCTCGCCAAAAACGAAAACGGTCGCCAGTGGATCAATGAAATTCTATCTACCGCCAATGAGGACGGTTATTACTACCGTCCACGTCTGGATGAAGAACTCCTGTTCCAACTGCCTCCCAACGATGTCTTTGTTACTTCTGCCTGCGTTGCATTCTGGCATTATGAACCTGATTATGTTGAAAATCTAGTCCTTCGCCTACATAACCATTTCAAGGATAACTTCATGCTTGAAATTCAGGCTCATAATACCGATAAGCAAAAGCAACTGAACGCCAAAATCCTGGAGCTTTCTCAAAAATATGGCATCCAGATGATTGTCGGTCTTGATAGTCATTACATCTACCCGGAGCAATCTGTCGAACGTGACGCTCTCCTTGCCGCCTCAGATACTCATTACGATGATGAGGATGGCTGGTATATGGACTATCCTAATGAAGCTACCGTTCGCCAGCGTTTTGCCGAACAAGGTATCGTCCCACCAGCAGCAGTTGACCAGGCCATTCGCAACACAGATCTGATTCGTGATTTTGAAGATTACGACAGCGAGGTTTTTCAAACCAACCGCAAACTTCCCACCCTGTACCCGGATAAGACCCCAGAGGAAAAATATCAAATCTACAATCACTTAATCAGTTCTAAGTTCCGCGAGTACATGAAACACGTTCCGCCAGAGGATTATCAGCGTTACTTTGATGGCGTCAAGATGGAGGCTCATACTTACCGCGATACCGGCATGGTGGATTATCCACTAATTGACTATCAAATCGTCAAACGCGGCATTGAATATGGTGGCATCATCACAAACACTGGCCGTGGTTCTGCTGTCAGCTACTTTACCAATACCCTCTGTGGTTTCAGTAAAGTTGACCGTTTCAAATCTCCCATTCGTCTGTACCCAGAGCGATTCCTCTCTACTACTCGTATTATTCAGACGAACAGCCTGCCCGATATCGACCAGAATATCAGTGCGCAAGAACCATTCGAGCGTGCCCAGCGCGAAATCCTCGGTGCAGACCATGCTTACCCTATGATTGCCTTTGGCACCATGAAAAAGAAAGCTGCATTTAAGATGTACGCCCGCGCTCAAAGGCTGGATTTTGAAACTGCCAATAAAATCAGTGACCAGCTTGAAAAGTACGAAGTTGCTCTCAAATATGCCGATGATGATGATAAAGCCGATATCAGTATCTATGATTATGTTGACCCAGAATATCAGGATCTTGTCAAACGCAGCGAGGTTTACTGGGGCTTAATTGTATCAAAATCAAAAGCTCCTTGTGCCTATCTTCTTTATCAGGGCAGCATCCGCCGCCAGATTGGTCTTATCAAATGTAAAAGCGAAACAACCAAAAAGGAATATATTACCACCGTCATTGATGGCGCTGTGGCTGAAAAATATAAGTTCCTTAAAAATGACTGGCTGATTGTTGATACCGTAGCTCTTACCGCAGCAGTATTCAAGCGTATCGGCATGGAACCTCTGACCGTTGATGAACTATCAGAAAAAGTCAAGGATAATCCAGCCGTCTGGAATATCTATGCCAGCGGTCTCACCTGCGGTGTCAACCAGTGCGAAAAAGCTTCCACCACTCAAAAACTCATGCGTTACAAACCGCAAAACGTTTCTGAGCTGTCCGCTTTTGTTGCTGCCATCCGTCCCGGTTTCAAGTCCATGTATCCCACATTTGAGCGCCGCGTTCCGTTTGATTACGGCGTTCCTGTCATTGACAATCTGATTCAAACAAAAGAGTTCCCATACTCCTTTATTCTGTATCAGGAAAATTTGATGACGATTCTGAACTTTGCCGGCTTCCCCATAGACCAGTGCTACGGCATCATCAAGGATATTGCCAAAAAGCATCCTGAAAAGGTTAAGCCGTTAAAGGCACAGTTTATCTCCGGCCTCTGTGACAAGCTTCAAGGCCAATGTCCACCAGGCAAAGAGCCGGTTGAAATCGCAAATCAGATTTGGCAGATTATTAACGACGCAACAGCGTACAGTTTCAACTCATCGCATTCAGCCTGTATGGCCTATGATTCCCTCTATAATGCCTGGCAGAAAGCCACATATCCCTATGAGTTTTACGAGGTCTGCCTGCAGCACTTCTCCAATAAAGGCAAAAAGGAAAAAGTAGCTGCTCTCAAAGCTGAAATGCTCCGCGGTTTTGGTATTCATGAAGGACCTATCCAGTGGGGGCATGATAACCGCAAGTTTACCGCTGATAAAGAAAATCACGCCATTGACCCTTCGCTTCTCTCTATCAAAGGTTTAAGCCAAGATTGTGCCAATGACCTCTGGAAAATGTATCAGTCCGGTAAATTCACCGATTTTTACTCTCTCTGGAAAGAAATGTCCCATACCCGCAGCTTAAACTCTGCCAAGATCGAAACGCTTGTCCTGCTGGATTATTTTAAGCCATTTGCTGGCGGCAATAAGATTCTCAAGTTTATCAGTGCGTGTAATGACCTCTATGGCCGTTCTCAATTTCCAAAGGACACTAAGTCATCGTACAAACCTTACATTGAAGCTTACTCCACCACATCTGACCAGCTTAAAACCTATAAAGATTTCCAGTATGATTCTGCTCTTCAAGCCATCTGGAATGATCTGCCGGATGAACCTCTGCATGTCAAGCAGGTCTTAGATGCCCAGAGCGAGTACCTTGGCTACCTCCAATACCAAAACCCTTCTCTCGCTTCCACCTACCACTACATTCTCTCTATTGACGGCAAATATAAAAACAAGACCATCGCACTGTACCAGCTTGCAACCGGTCAAACCGTTACTTTCAAAATCCGTCCCTCCACCTTGGATCAAAACCCCATCGCCAAAGGCGATATCATCAAGGTTCTTGGCACTAAGCAGGAGGGCAAGTGGTTCCGCACCGATGCCGGCTGGGTCCAGTCCACAACGGATTTCAACACCTTCCTTTATAAATACAGCCATGTACGTTAATTTTTTTCTGGTTATGGCGGTTCTCAATACTGCCATCAGTGTTATTGCCACTATTTTCGGTAACATCACCAAAAGTTCGATGCTTGGTGATACGCCTACTTTGATTTCCACGTCTTCTTCCCCTCCCAGTTTGAACTCATCTATCCCTTCAACCTCATTCTCGCCTGGCCGGTGGGGCTGTTCAAAGCCCTCGACCAATGACAATCGGTTTTTTTTATCTCGTGATGACTGGTACAAACTCTATCTCACAGCCATCGTTTTCAGCTTGTTTTGGTGGCTCCTCTCCTAAGGGGGTGATGTTATCGAACCAGTCTTTGTTAAATCCGCCCTTGAGACTTTTACTATCCTGATTGATACCCGTGAGCACGAAACCTCAGCGCTCACTCAGCGTATCCAGCAAATGGGCTGCCCAGTCGAACGGCAAAAGCTCAATTTTGGCGATTATTCTGCCAAGGTCATCTTGCCCACCGGCGTTCCCTACAGCCTGGAAAACATCGTCGTGGTCGAACGGAAAATGTCCAGCGACGAAATCGCAAATTGCTTCACCTCCCAGCGTGCTCGCTTTACCCGTGAATTTGAACGCGCCAAAGCAGCCGGTGCCCGTACCTATCTGCTTGTTGAGCGCACCACCTGGGAAATGCTTTACGCCGGTACATACCGCAGCAAAATGACCCCTGTTGCCATGGTGGCCAGCCTCACAACCTGGCTTGCCCGCTATGATTGCAAGCTCATTTTCTGTGAACCTCAAACCTCCGGCAAGCTCATCCATGATATCCTCTACCGCGAAATGAAACAACACCTGGAGGGGTTCAGCCATGATGCAAGCCGTCTTATTCGCTAATTATCCATCCGCCTCTCCCCTGCTCCGTGCCCACCGCAGCTACCAGGTCGTCACCCGCCTTCAAATCGGCTGCTTCGTCCTCGCTGCCGGCCGTCTGGTCTTTCTCCCGGCCGCCCTCCAGGGTAAAACCTATCTTCTCGTTAAAGGAGTTGATCCACCACCCCCATGAATACCACCCGTGAACTTCACCGCAAAGAGCGTGCCAAGGCAGAGCTTGAATCTATCTGCCGCAGTTATGCTTCCAAATGTTCCGCTCTCATCATTACCTATAACATCAATGATCTAACACCCGCCCAGCGTGCAGCGTTCAATGCCCGCCAACCTTTTCACTCTTACCAAAGCAGGTGATCTTATCAAAAACAAAGCAATCGCAAACGCCGTCAACATCAAGCGCAACGGCAAAGCCATCGCCTGGCTCTATCAGAACACCGGCAATATCCTGGATTACAAAGATGGCGATAAAGTCAAGTTCGATCTCACCGCTATCCAAAACGATCCCGATTGGCCTATCCTTCGCCAGGACTATAAAGATTTCATTCTCTCCAACGCAGATACCATTTTTACTCTGGAGTTTGAACCCCGCTACCGTAAAAACCACACTCTTGCCTGCCTGAAAGAAGACCCCGTTACCCCTAAGCGTTTGTTCTGGATCGGCCATCTTATCAAGCAGCGCGAACCCGAACAGGAGGCCGCCCATGACTGAACCTATTACCGATGCCATTGGCCGCGAAATCCATGTCGGCGATACCGTTGCCTATGCGCAGACGGATAAAAACAGCGGCATCAACTGGAACACTTATGTTGTGATCGGTTTCACCCCTTGCCGCGTCAAAGTTTCCAACCCTACCTACCGCGGTTATGCCTGGGAGAAAGATTATATCCTTCTCTACCCATCCAACTGCATTATCTTACAGGAGGCCGACCCCGAATGAAAATTATCCCTCAATCCCACGAATGGATCACCCCGCTCAACCGTGATGTCACCATGCAGCGTATCGAGCGCATCGCCCGCACCTGCTATCAAAGCGAGGATGCCATCAAGCCCGGCAGTGATTCCAAAATGGTCGCCATGCTCTGCAAAAATCATCATTACGCCATGATCGAGCATATCAGCCTGACCATTAAATTCATCACCGACCGTGGCGTTGCCAACGAGATCGTCCGTCACCGTATCGGCTCCTACGCCCAGGAATCCACCCGCTACTGCAATTACAACAAAGATAAGTTCGGCAATGAAATCACAGTTATTGACCATGGCTATACCGGCAGGAAACGCATTTCCTGGAAAAACTATTGTGGCTTTGCTGAAACAGGCTATCGTGACATGTTGAATGCTGGTGCCACCCCGGAAGAAGCCCGCGATGTCCTTCCCCTCTGTCTCAAAACCGAGATTGTCTGCACCTGGAACCTGCGCGAATGGCATGAAGTCCTTCGCCTTCGCACCGCTAAGGATGCCCACCCCGCTATCCGCGCCCTCATGATTCCTGTCCTCAAGGAGCTGCAGACTGTCTACCCTGAAATTTTCAATGATATCGAGGCGTCCGAATGACCCAAGAAGAAATCCGCAAGCTCCTCAAAACCTACGAGTTACATATCAACCAGGCGGAAGACGATGAAACTGCTCTTCGTGACTTGTCCGAAGTTGTCCATAAAGTCCTCACTGATTCCACCCGCGCTGTAAAGCTTAACGCCTGCGCCGTTGCTGCCTGGGCTTTGCACATCCCCGTCTGGGGGTTCGCCGCATCCAAACTTTGGAACTGGTTTTTAGCCATTGGCCCCATCCCCACCATCGGCGTCTTTCATGCAGCCGGCATCGGCCTGGCTCTTGAATTCATCGTTGATACCACCGGCATCCCCCACAAAATCCCCCTACAGAATGATGTTCAAAACGTCATTGACGGCAAGTCCAGCTGCTTTGATTCCTGGTCTTTGCCGGATGGTTTGTGTGTTTTCCTCGGCACTCTTGCCGGTCTCTGCCCGCCCGCGTTGTTCGCCCTTTTTGCCGGCTGGCTAATTAAATTTTTTATGTATCTATAAGGAGGTTATTTTCATGAATGATGTTCAGCGCTTTGGCCGCATTCAGGTCGAAATGTGCGATACCTTCAAATCCAAAAACGCAGATTACGGCAATTCCTTCTCTCAGCTTTATCAGGAGTTTGGCGATAACGGCATCATCACCGCCGCTGTCCAGATCTCCCATAAGTACCACCGCTTCATGAATCTTATCAAGGGTGCCCCCGCCAAGGTCAATGAATCTCTGCGCGATACTTTGTTAGATCTCGCCAACTACTGCGTCCTCACTGTTATGGAGCTGGATAAGGCCAAAGAAAAAGCAAACGCTTCAAGCTCCTCTGCCTTCGCTCAGGCTGCTTCCGCCGTTACATATCGTACAACTCCACAGTTTGATTACAGCAAGTATATCTCTGACGATACCATCCTCACCACCCGCAGTGCTCCCACCGCCACATTGAAGGTAGATACCGAACCATTGTCCGCGCTGCAAGGTGCTGAATAAGGAAAAGGCGGAGGAACACTTTTGAAATATGTAGGCAGTAAGGCGCGTGTCGCCAAAAAAATGTTTATTTACAAGGAGGGTTTATGGAAAATGTAATTCTCTACACCACGCATTGTCCGCGCTGTCTGATTCTGGCAAACAAACTGCAGAAAAAGGGCATCCACTATACGGAGTTTACCGATGTACAGAAAATGCTTGAAATGGGCATGGATATGATGCCTGTTCTGCAGGTGGGCGAACGGCAGTATGGATTCAAAGAAGCAATTAAAATTGTAGGAGGTATGTAATGGCTATCGAACAATATGAAAAATATCAGCCGTATCTTGACTTTATCAAGGAGTATGCCGCATCCAGCAACGCAGCCACTGGCAGTAAGGTTGATGCGAACGCGAATGTGGAATGCAAGAATGTCACCACTTTGACTGGTGAACTTTATAAAAAGGATGGTATCGGCATCAACCGTCTGCGTATGTGGCAAAAAATCAAAGAGCTGTACGGTCAGGAGTATGCCGACAAGTACATTTACCAGCTTGACCACCATTTTATTTACCGCCATGACGAAACAAATCCGTGCCTGCCGTACTGCGTCTCCATTACCATGTACCCGTTCCTGTTCAATGGTCTGGAAAGCATCGGCGGCGGTTCATCTGCTCCTCACAACCTTGATTCCTTCTGCGGTGAATTTATCAACCTGTGCTTTGCCATTGCATCTCAGTTTGCCGGTGCAGTTGCCACCCCTGAGTTTATCTCTTATCTTGATTACTTTATCCGCAAGGACTATGGCGATGATTATTACCTGCACGCTGATAAGGTAGTCGATCTTTCCAGCCGTCATCGCACCATCGACAAGGTTATTACTGACCAGTTTGAGCAGGTCGTTTATTCTCTGAATCAGCCTGCCGCTGCTCGTAATTTCCAGTCCATCTTCTGGAACTGCGCATACTTCGACAAGCCGTATTTTGAGGGCATGTTCTCTGATTTCGTATTCCCCGATGGCACAGAAATGCAGTGGGAGTCCGTATCCTGGCTGCAAAAGCGCTTTATGGAATGGCTGAATCAGGAGCGTCTGAAGAAGATTCTCACCTTCCCTGTCGAGACTCTGAACCTGCTGGATGATGGCACTGATTATGTCGATAAGGAATGGGCTGACAATGCTGCCGAAATGCTTTCTAAAGGCCATAGCTTCTTTATCTATCGTTCCAACAGTGTGGACTCTCTGGCATCCTGCTGCCGTTTGCGCAATGAAATGAGCGACAATACCTTCAGTTATACTCTTGGTGCTGGCGGCGTGGCTACTGGGTCTAAGGGTGTTATCACCATCAATATGAATCGCCTAATCCAGACTGCTGTTGCCAATGGCCGTGATATTTGCGAGGCCGTTCGTGAACAAGTCAAAGACATCCATGTTTACCTCAAGGCATGGAACGCAATTTTGAAAGACGAGTTCAATGCAAAGCTGCTCCCTATCTACGATGCCGGATATATCTCTTTGGATAAGCAGTTCCTGACCATTGGCATTAACGGCTTTGTTGAGGGCTGTGAATTCCTTGGCTACACCATCTCCCCGGACGACCAAAACTATGTTGATTTTACGAACAAAGTGCTCAAGGTCATCTATGACGAGAACAAGGCAGATCGCTCTGACGGCATTATGTTTAACACAGAATATGTCCCCGCTGAAAACCTTGGTGTCAAGAACGCAAAGTGGGATAAGCAGGATGACTTCGTAGTTCCGCGTGACTGCTACAACAGTTACTTCTATGTTGTCGAAGATCCTACCAAGCCGCTTGATAAATTCATGCTTCACGGCTCCAAAATGACGCAGTATCTGGACGGCGGCAGCGCTCTGCATCTGAATCTGGAGGAACATCTGGATAAGGAGCAGTACCGCAAACTGATGAATGTGGCCATCAAGACTGGGTGCCCCTACTGGACGGTGAATGTGCCGAATACCATCTGCAATGACTGCGGACACATTTCTAAACACCACCTGCATAAATGCCCTAAGTGCGGCAGTGAAAACCTGGACTATGCAACCCGTGTCATTGGTTATCTCAAGCGCGTATCCAGCTTCTCCGAAGCCCGTCAAAAGGAGGCAGCGAAGCGCTATTATGCAGACTGATTGCAAACCGCTTCTGTATAGCCACTATGATGTAACATTCCAAGAGGTCCCCGGTGAGATAAGCCTTGTGTTTGACATTGCAGGCTGTCCGCATCACTGCCATGACTGCCACTCCAAATTCTTATGGGAGTATAGCGGCAACCCATTGCTGGAGAATCTTCCATCAGTCATCAATAAATACCGGTCCATGATTACCTGCGTGTGTTTTATGGGCGGCGACCAGAACAAAATCGAACTACTGAAAGCATGCGAAATCGCACATCGATACAACTTGAAAACATGCCTCTACACAGGTCTTGACTACCCAAGTTTTGTTCACCTGATGTACGACGGTGGACCGCGCGATTACGGCGCATACTTCAATTTTATCAAGGTTGGCCCGTATGTCTCTGAATTCGGCGGCCTTGACAATCCAAAAACGAATCAACGTTTTTATGAACTCAAAGGAAATGTACCGATTGATAAAACAATCCTGTTTCAAAAGGAGTACAAATGAAAATTATTACAAACCCCAGCTGGACAAAAGAAGAGGTCGAAGAATTCCGCGCCTCCATCAAATCCAATAACGGCTATTGTCCCTGTCGCATTGAGCATATCCCGGCCAACAAATGTATGTGTCAGGAATTTCGTTCTCAGGTTTCCGGCCAGTGCCATTGCGGCCTCTACCTCAAGGAGGATTAACTATGAATCTTAATAAATGCAACAAACTTTTTCGCTTTGGCGTGCTCTTCTCAGCGTTCTTCACGGCGCTTGTTCTGATTGTTTTCTGCCCTCGGCTCAGCGCCACCGCCTATGCTGAGTCTTCCACGCCCGAAACTGCCGTCACTACTTACACCGTTACCTATCACGCCAATGGCGGCTGCTGGTGGAGCAACTGGTCCCGCCCGACTTATTCTTTCGCCACTAAAAAGTATGAGCAGGAGGAAGGCAAAACCTATCAGATCATTGATTCCAAGCCCACCTACGGTGCCAACACCTTCAACGGCTGGAACACAGAGTCCGATGGCTCCGGCACCTGGTATTCCCCCCATCAGGAATATGTCTGTACCGGCAATATGGACCTCTACGCTCAGTGGCTCGGCCCCGTTCCTGCGCCCACCGCTGAACCTACTGCCACACCGGAACCTACCCCGGAACCAACTGTTGCGCCCACAGCTACTCCGGCACCAACCGCAACTCCCGAACCTGTGACCACTCCGGCACCCGTCCCCTCGGCCAAGCCCAATTACCGCGCCATGTGCCGCGCCTGGTTCCGCTATCTTCGCCGCCAGATAATTGGTCTGTATAAGTAAAGGAGGTACTTTATGCACTATGAAACCCCGTATGTAAACTATACCTACCCCATCTATGATACAAAAGTCGACCATCTCGGTGAAATCGTGTCCACTGGTACAGTCCTGGATGAAGGTGATGTCGTTTTTAAGGATGAACTTTCCGTCAAACCTCTTGCCCCCGATATTCCCCTCCCCTCCTATGCTCACCCCACAGATGCCGGCCTGGATCTGCACGCCATCAGTGTGGAAGCACCCGGTACCGTCATCGTTGCCACCTGTATTATCCAGCCTGGCATAACCGCCAAAGTACATACCGGCATCGCCATCAAGCTGCCCCACGGCACATTCGGCGCTGTCTATCCCCGCAGCGGCCTTGCTACAAAAACCGGCCTCGCCCCCGCCAATATGGTTGGTGTTATTGATGAAAACTATACTGGCGAAATCATTGTGGCCTTACATAACTACAGCAATGAACCTCAGGCGTTCGCCATCGGGGATCGTATCGCCCAGCTGGTCATCCAGCCCGTTGTCCACTGCACCGTCACCCAGGTCACAGAACTCCCCAATACCGACCGTGGTAGCAGCGGCTTTGGTAGCACAGGAGAACAGTAATGCACAAACTCTATTCTGCGAAGTATATATTGATTTCTGACGGAACAAATAACATTTTTGCTAGTGATTTGTTATTTTTAGAGGGTGAACCAACTAAACACCTTGACAGTTTTGGAACCTTTTATGAATTCTATGATGCTGTAGCTTCTTGCAAGTATCCCTGGAGCAATCACTGTTACTGTGATAAATCAATGTTCCTTCATAAACCACTTGTTAAATTTTATGGAACTTTTGACTGGTTTTTTACGGCAGAAAATTTCAAAGCACCTGTTTCTGTTGAAACGCAGTACAAAGAATGTTCCACTAAGGATTATGACTTTGATTTTTTCAAAGAAAACCTGTCTATGGACGACTTTGTAATCTTCCTGCGGGAGCATAACCTTATCGGAGGCAACACTTAATGAATCTTACTTTTGTTCCAAACGCCCTTGAAAAAATCTCTCCCACCTGGGTTATGTCAGACATTACATACCCCGATGGTATCATAACCCGCACCGAGGACGATTACCTTCGCCGCATCGGCAGCACCTTCAAGGGTATTTCTTTCCTTGGCCCCGGCTATCCTGCCTGGTTTGAATACTCCAAAGATAACCTCGGCGCTTCCAAGTCTGGCTTCTTACATACCAGCCTTGTTAAAGAGCTTGAAATTATCCTTGATATAGGTTATGCCAAGCTTGCCATCACAACCGAACATAGCATTTTCTTTCTGGAATCCGCAGAACCCGTTCAGGAAACCGCTGAAATTCATGAGCTGATGGATCAAATCAACGCTCTAAATAAGTAACAAAAACATTAAAGGTTGCGCTCTTAACGCGCGGGTGGGTATGGGGTTTATTATTTATGACATTATCAGAAAAATCAGAACTGCTGCGCCTGTTACAGCTCTATCAGGATGATCTTTTGCGTAAAAACCGTAAGAACATTGAAACAGCTGATGCTGTTGCCAAAGATAGCCTGTCCTTTATGGACGCTTCTTATTTTTACGGTATTAAAGCCCAGTACAACCACGCCCGCCTGATTGCTCGTAAGTTATCAGTTGAAATCGGTAAAGATGTCAAATCTTACTGGGAGCTGTCCTGATTCACAAACAAAAAACCGTGCAGGCACAACCACCCACACGGTCCATCCCATTACTTTAATTTTTCCAAAATCTCATCAGTACTCATGCCGTTCGCCAGCAGCTGGTTGATCATTTCCTGCACCTGAATTTTCTTTGCTTCCGCCTCAGCAGCAATGTCCGCCTTGGCCTTTTTCTCTTCCAGCTTGGTCAGCTTTTTCTCCGCGGCCTTCACATCCGCCTTCTGCATTTTCAAGGTTTCTTTCATGGATTGCAGGTCAGTTTTCAGCTCCTCAATGCTGGCATTGGTCTTGGCAACTTCGGCTTCCGCCTCTTCCTTTTCTTTCTGAGCAGCGGCAATCAGGTTTTCGTAATCAACACCGGCAGCTTTTACTTTATTCTTGCTTCCCTTGGTTCTCGGCATAGTGCTAACCTCCTACAAAATATTTTATGCGTTCAGTATATCACAGCGGTTTTCAAACTGCAATAGACGTTCAAAGGGGGAATTCTCTCTGCTTATTTTTTATGATACCTGCGCCCTGCTCAATATGGGCGCACATGTTGTCGATCGTCCATTTATTATCTCCGTCCAAACCCTGCTGGAGCTAGAATCCATCAAAACCAGCCGCACCAAAGATGAATCCGTTCGTTATCGTGCCCGCCAAATGGCTCACTATCTCGATAGCGCCCACGATTCCGACCTTTATCAAGTTTCCAATGCTACCGATTATCTGAACGATGATACCTGCCCGTTTCGCAGCACACTGCCCAACACCCCGGATTCCATCATCATTTATGCGGCCTGGAAAACATACAGCCAAAACCAGGATATGATCTTCTGCACGGACGATCTTTGCTGTAAACACCTGGCCTCTTCCCTCGCCCACCTGCCCGTCTGCTCCTCCAAGGATCTTCTCCCCCGCCAAAGCTATACCGGCTTTCTGGAGGTCACTCCAACCGATGAGCAATACGCTGCCCTCTATGAGCAGCCGGAACGAAATACCTTTGGCCTTATCCCCAATCAATACCTTATCGTTCACAGCCCCGCAGACAGCTCCGTACAGGCGTTTAAGTGGGCAAGCGGTAAACATGTCGCAGTGGATTATAAGCCCTTCAAAACGCAGGCATTTGGCGCTGTCAGGGCCAAGGAGAAAGATATCTACCAGATGCTCGCTTTTGACAGCCTTTTACATAACCAAATCACCATGCTGTGCGGTCCTGCCGGTACTGGCAAAAGCTATCTGGCTCTGGCTTATATGCTCAAGCTGCTGGAAACCCACAAGATTGATAAAATTATCGTGTTCACCAACCCCTGCGCCACATCCGGCGCTGCCCGTCTTGGTTTTTACCCAGGCACCCGCAATGAAAAGCTGCTTGACAGCCAAATCGGCAACATGCTCGGCGCTAAACTCGGCGATACTTTGGAACTCAAGCGCTATATTGACGCCAATGAAATCCAGCTTCTCCCCTTCTCGGATCTGCGCGGTTTTGATACCACCGGCATGAACTGCGCCGTCTATATTACTGAGGCCCAGAACCTTGATATTGAAATGATGCGGCTTGCTCTTCAGCGTATCGGCGAAGATTCCATCTGTATCATTGATGGTGATTATGACGCCCAGGTCGATCTCGATATCTACTCTGGCGATAATAACGGTATGCGCCGCCTCTCCCAGGTTTTCCGCGGTCAGGATTTCTATGGCGAGGTCAAGCTCCAAAAAATCTACCGTTCCCGTATCGCCGCACTTGCACAGGAGATGTAATCAATGACAGCTAATACAGATAAACTTCTTTCAATTCTTACCGGCATTCTTATTACCGTTCTGGTTTATTTTTTGGCCTTTTGGCTTCACCTGGCTCTCGCCAAGTTTATTTTGGTGCCTATGTTTGGCACCGTCATCTGCTCCACATTGAATCAATTATTCAACACCGCATCCTTCACCCCGCAAATGCTGCCCTCTACATATGCCTGGGCCTGCCTGATCGGCGGCATCTTCTTCTGGCCTCATATCAGCAGCAGTAAACATTAAGGAGTACACGCCATGAAAAAATATACCGCACAAACGCTCACTGATGAAGGCTACACCATTGAGAACGCTCAGATTACAAACGTATCTCTTTCAACCACAGATCACTGCTGCCTCTCTCTTGATCTTACTCTCAAAGCTGCCGGCTGGGATGTTGTTTACGGCGGTTACTGCCTTGGCAAAGTCTACCCCGACAGCTATGAAAAAGATTCTTACGAGGGTTCTGCCATCGGTATGGAGGCTATCATGCGCATCATGGATGTCGTCGGTGTTTCCCGTCTGGAAGACATGAAAGGTAAATACATTCGTGTCGCTACCAAGGGCTGGGGCAGCACCGTTAAAATCATCGGCAATATCATCAACAACCGCTGGTTCGATTATGACTCTTTCTTCAAAGATAAGGAATCAGCCTCCGTTCAAGACGCGATCGCAGAACTCGTTACCGTTTCAGCCGACCTGGCGGATTGATTACTTTCTTCGTCTTACCACCACTCGCGGCTGTGCATGTCCAAACAAACTCCGCTTCGGCACTTCAAACGCTGTTTCAAACTCCTCGTCAAATTTGGCCCGCACCTTAAAATAGTCCGTGATTTTTGCCTGAATCTCCCGCAGCGCCTGCTGTTCCTTTTCAATCTGGATGTATTGTTCTCTTGTGCAGCTGTCCCCTTCCTGTATCCGTTGTTTTCATTCATTCAGGGTATCCTCCTGGTAGCCGCACAGCTCCAGCATCTCATTGCAAAATCTTACGCTTGTCGGTCCTGCCATTCATAACCACTCCTTGCCTTTTTCTTTTATCTTACCATATCAGAGGTGATTTCTCTATGAATTTCTTTACTGCTGACCTTCATTTTTCTCACCGTAACATTATCCGTTTCGATGACCGTCCGTTTCTTGACCTGCCCTCTATGCACGCGGAGCTTATCAAGCGCTGGAACAGCGTTGTCTCTCCGGGCGATAACGTTTATGTCCTTGGCGATATGTTCTGGGACCCGTCCGAAGCTCCTATGATCCTTGAACAGCTCAATGGTCATATCCATCTCATTAAGGGCAACCACGATAAAATCTCACCGGAAATGATGCGCTACTTTTCTTCCATCAAGGGCTATGATGAACTCACAGCCGGCAAATATAAACTTATTCTCTGCCACTACCCTATCATGTTCTACAACCACTCCTATTCGTCGGAGTGCTACATGCTCTGCGGCCACGTCCATAACACCCGTGAGAACGCCTATCTCGCCAAGTGGAAAGCAGAACTGCGCGATAATGCGGTCGGTATCGCCAGTAACAAGGGCAACATCATCAACGTTGGCTGTATGCTGCATGATTATACCCCCAAAACCCTTAACCAGCTCATTGCCTGGGATAAGGAAGGAGGCTGGAAAGTTGAGTAAAACAATCTTTACCTTTACAGAAGAATTTGATGATGCCGGCCATCTCATCAAGCGTACCATCACAACCGAACAGGGCGAAACAGTTCTGCCGGTAACGCCAAACACTAAGCCGATTGATAACATGCCGTTTATCCCCACTCCAACCCCCTGGAAAGCGCCGCTTGATATAACCTGGAAAGCGCCACCTGATGTAACCTGTAATTCTACCGGAGGTACCGTCCATGAATCCTAAAGAATTTGAACTGGCTGCCTGCACCGCCATCTCCCGCTACTTCAATGATAACGCCGATGTAACTGGTGTCTATCTGTCACCGGATGATATCTACACCGTCTGGTCGTGCAAAACTCTTCAAAACAATAAAGGTCTTTTCACCACCCCTGTCAAAGACGGCCTGTATTACGAAGCTACCTATAACGGCGATAAGCAGGAACTTTACATTGACTGTTATCAAAAGCTTAAAAACTTTGCAGTAAAAGTCAGCGAATAAAACAACAAAGCCCCTATCCACTGTCACCCAGCGGACGGGGGCTATCTTTTTAGTTCAGGCCAAAATCAGCGAACAACGGGTTCTTCAACAGCATCCCCACAATCACATACCGGTAAGATTTCACACTGCCGTCATAGTAAAGGGTTCCTCGTATCCTCTGCCTTTTCACCAGTCCGGCCATGAACTCTGCCTGCTCTTTTGTAAAGTACAAAGAAACCTGCGGGTAGTTCTTGTCATCCAGCCGCGTTGTAATGTGCCGGTTGATTTCCAGTTCTGTCGGCAGCACATAGCTTCCTTCCAGGTGCGGCATCAAAGCCCGGTACTCTTTGGTATCTTTCATCACGCAGCGGTCGGCACCCACCGCCATCATTCTGCCAAGCTCTTCCTGCAGCAGCCGGTTTGCCACGGTTCCAATGCGGGTATCTTCAACCTCGGCCTCGTCGTTCAGCACCTCGCGTACACGCATACTCAGCCGCAGGTTGATTTTTACTTCCTTTGCCATCACTTAACCGTCTCCAGCAGCTCTTTCAGCTTCGCAGCTTTTTCAATCAGCTCGGTCAGCGTCTTAATGTCTTCTTCCCGCTGCTCCTGGCTCATCTTTTTCAGTCCTCTCTTATATGCCGGCGTTGCAATCTTCTTACCAATCTTACCGGCCAGCGGCTGTAAAGTTTTCTGAACAAATGTTTTGGTTTCGGCTTTCTTTTCAGCTACCTCCACCTCGCGTTCAAGTGCAGCCTGTTTTTCAGTTTCCTCAGTTGCGTTTTCCGTTTCTTTTTCAACCAGTGTTTTAATTCCGTTTTTTAGCTCTGTCAGTACATCTTCAAAAAGTTGGTCGCGTTCTTCCGTTGAGCCGCCTTTCCAAACGTTTTTCAACCCTGCCATAACTTCATTCTTAATCTCGTCTTGTAGATCTTTTACCTCTGGGTTTTCAATGGCAAAAAGTTCCTCAAACAAAGAACCAATTCTCTGTTGCTGTTCCTGGTTGAGCCTTGTTAATTCTTCGCCTTCATTTCGTGTCAGATACTTTTCATCTAACATTTGCAGCAGCTGCTTATTTAACGTATGTTCAATTCGTATGTCTTTATCAATCGTCCGCCCAACTGCACCACTGATTTCCTTCAGGGCTTTCTTGGCCTCGGCCTGGTTCATGTTATATGGCTCTTTTTGCAGACACTCAATAAATTCAACTGTTGCCTTGCGCCGGATTATTTCATCACCAAAACCACCACGCACCTGCAGGTTCGCGCTGTACAAAATAACTTTCTTTTCATTGGGGGATAGGGGAGTGGTAACTACATTACAGTTCTTGGCCGCATTCCAGGTCGCATCCTGTTCCTGCAGCAGCATCAATGCCCGGTATCTCCGCTCGCCAGAAAGCAAAACATATACCGTCTTACCATCTTCCTGCTCCGGGAACACGACCAGGTTGTGCAGCAGGCCATTGCGCTTAATGTCTTCGGCCAATATTTCAATATCTTCTCCATTGTCATTCTGGCGGAAAATCTCGTTGTCTGGGTTCAGCCGGATGTCTGCCAGGCTGATATCCTTATTTTCAAACTCAATGGTCTTATTACCAACGATCTTTCCAACCAGGGCACGGCCGGCATCGTTATCGTTCACTTCTTTTGCTGCACTGCTGGTAGGAATGTTCAGTTTCTTTTCATTGCCTTTCTTCGGCTTTGATTTCAAACCCATCTCACTTTTCCTCCTTATCCAGTTTTTCAAGCCGCTGTTTCAGCTCTTTATAAGCCGCCACATAGCTCTTGCCAATCGGTTGTGTTTTGGCAGAATAACATACCGGCACACATCTTCTCACCGATGTCTTCACGGCCAAAGCGCTAGGTATCTCAGTCTTGAACAGGGTAGAGCCAAGCACTCTCTGGCATTCTTCCCGCGTCTCTCTCGTGGCCGCGCCCTTGTCCACCATTGTCAAAATCACGCCGATTCCTTTCAGGTTCGTCTTTGGGTTCTTGCGCAGCTCATTGCAGATGGAATAAGTTCTAAATGCCGAATCCTCAGAGAACGAATCACACATCATTGGGATCAATACATAATCCGCTGCCACTAAGGCGTTTGAAAGGATCATACTGTCACGGGTCGGTTGGGTATCCACAATGATATAATCATAGTCCTCCCGGACCTGATTTAAAAAGTATAGCAAAAAGTCGGCCGTAGATTCCAGCTGTCTTGGGTCGCCCACATCATACTGCTGCGCATCAGCCAATAGGTCCGGCAGCCGCTTGTTGATCCGCGGTGTCTGGCTGCTTGCCGGGATCATATCAACATTCTCATACTCTGTCTCCACAATATAGTCCTTCGTGGGGGTGTACTTGAACCCGTCAAACATATCATACAGTGCTTTGCGGGAATAGGCATTGCTCGTGATTGTATTGCCGCCGCTCAACGCAAAGGTCAGGTTGCCCTGTGGGTCAGTGTCCACACACAAAACCTTTTTTCCTTCATCTCCCATTAAGTAAGCAAGATTAGATGCAGTAACTGTTTTACCAGAGCCGCCCTTTTCAATCGCAATCGTAATAATTTTTGCAGCCATATACAGCCCTCCATGTAAAAGAACCAATTCTTTGTTGCTATTTTAATTTCATTATAACACATCAACACTCAAAGTCAACAAGCAAAAGAATCAGTTCTTTGTTGCTGTAATAAAGTTAAAAATAGGGGAGCCACCTCGTCAGCAGCTCCCCCTGGTTATTCTTCAAATGTTGTTTCATCCAGCCGGAACATCGGCTCTTTGCCGTCCTGTCCCATCCGCCGTTTTCCGCTTTCAATGATCGTGGCGGAATTTTCTACAATGTCGCTGTACACCACCGTGCGGTAATACTGCGCAGATTTCTTTTCCACATCCTGCCTCAGCATCACGCTAAACTTCTCCAGTTCACCCAACGCCCAGCTTTTCAGCCCGTGGTTATTTTGGATGATTCCGTTCAGCGCTTCCAGTGTCTCTTCAGCCTGGTCTTGTTTGTTCTGGTTGGTCAATATCTTGGCCGCATAAGTAAACACATTTGCCAAAACATTCCGCTCTTCTACGGTCAGCTCCTTCTTGTAGCCCGCATAGCCAGCCCGGTCTTCTATCTCGCCCCGCGCCTTGCGGAACGTCATTCTCATCACAGCCGGGGGCAGGGGAGAGACCTTTCCGGTTTCAGCCGCCAACACAGCTTGTTTCTTCGCCTTTTGTTTGCGTGCCACCTCCTGGTCGCTGCGCTGGTTCGCGCTCAAAAACGCCCGTACCTTCTCCATCTCTTTGCGTGATTTGTACTTGATAAAGATATAAAGATGAGTGTATTTCCGCACGCCTTTGGTTCGTACCGGCTCATAATCAAACCATAGGTCTGTCATCTCGTTGATTTCATTTTTTACCAGCTTCAAAACATTGCGTTCAAAGTCTGAAAAATTCGGGTACTTTTCTGTCAACGGTTTTTCGCGGTCATACTTGTTATCCACATCGGACTTTTTGCGGTTCATACCGCGCTCTTCTTTGGTTGGTACAGACAGCAGATTTTTGAAATCATCAATGCCAAACTTTTTGTACTTGTATCCGCGCAACTGGTTCCGCTTGGCGGGGAACATCCCCAGCACCTCGTCCGTCACCGGCTCAAACACCAGTCCATTGGCGTATTCGTAGTCCCGGTTGCCGTTATCATAAGATAAGATAATTTCATACACCCGCATGGAATAGGTGCTCTGCATCATCAGCAGGTATTCAATGCTGTAAGATGTATAGTTGCTTGTAAGCTGGGCAATGTCTTTCCAAATGTCCTCATTGAACCGCATACTGATGGTTTTGCCCTCAGTATCAATAATCGAACCTTTGCGTACCCAGCTCATACTCTTGTACTTGGTCGGGGCAATCGGCACCCAAAACGTCCGGTTCTCCAAATTTTCAATCGTGTGCTGCAAATATGCCACATAGGCCGGCTTTTCCGCATTCACACCCGTCAGCTTTGAAAAGTCGCTGAACGTAATCGTGTAATACTTCGAAGCATCCGTGTCATTTTTCTGGTCAATTTTGGAAAGCAGCATGAACAAAATTTTCTGCTCGTTGCGCGGCAGGGAATACTTGGTCTTCTGGATCAGGTCATTGCTCTTGGTGATGTAAGAGCCAACGGCAAAAGGGGAACCGGTCTTCTTTTCCTGCTCCTTTTTCGCCTTAACCTCTTCGTTCGTCATCACCTCTCCGGTAATCGCCGCGCCTGTACCTGCACTATTTACTTTTTGGTTTTTCATAATTCTTTCGCCCGCATAGCCTGTCCGCCATGTCAGGCTCAACCTCCAAATCACAGTGTATGTATCGCATCGTACAGGTGGGTATACCTAACGCATTATATCTGCATCATATCCTATTTTTATTCGCTTGTCAAGCCAAAAATTTTTTTGCGCTTTTCTTCAAAACAAAACTCGTAGTAAAATTTTTTTGCGCTTATTATTATTTATTATTTATATTTTATATTTATATTATATAAGGTATATTGCGAGTTTCTTTTACACAAGCTGCGAGGTTCTTTTATTCTACATACGAGTTTCTTTTATACTTGCTACGAGTTTCTTTTATCCCTGCTGCGAGTTTCTTTTACGCAAAATCCTGCTTTTTGCTGTCAAACAAACTCGTAATTGCCGTCAAAAAATCTCGCAGTTCGCATCAAACAATCTCGTAATTCACGCTAAATTTTTTGTTTCCTGCGCTTTTCGTCAAACAAACTCGTAGTTTTATGCCAAACGGATAGGGTAGGGGAGTGGTCTCGCCCCTGATCTTTTTACGCCTTTTCAAATCAAACAAACTCGTAGTTCGTTCCGCTGCATCAACCATCCATATCTGGCCGTCTGAACCATATTTTTTCAATCTTTTGGTCAAACAAACTCGTAATTCTGGCTATGGGTGGTCATAAATCAACTTCAAATCCCGCCATGCGCCGCCCGTCCATACCGTCCTGGCTTTATTACAATCGGTATTTTTTGCGCTTTTTCACCGTAAAAGAAACTCGTAGTTCAGCTCTAAATACTCTGCTCATCAATCGGCAGCAGGGGAGAGGGTTTGATTTTTTTTGCAGTTTTCGGCGTAAAACAAACTCGTAATAGCTGCAGCAGCCAGCGCCGGCCGGATTCAATCTTGTCGCATGTATCATCTATCAATTCATAAACCGTTCATATTGGCCGTTTTCCCGGTTTCACACCCCATAAACGCATATACCAAAAAGTATACACCCCACATGCCGGCAATTCAACAAAAATCAATCCCGTCAACCAAATAACAACCGCGTACACATTCTTGGGTATAACTTTGTACAACCTGCCTATTGTATTCGTACCCATAAATGTGTACAATAAGGACAATCTAAAAAGCAAATCAGGAGGGAACAAACATGGAAATCAAACCTATGGGTAATACAGAACAGGAAAAAATGTCCAGCTTGTGGGGTTATTTCATCGCGTGCTGCAAAATTCTTGATGATGTTACAATCGAGTATCAAGAACCCTGTATATCGGATTACTACCTCAATCACATTAGCGCCATGCAAAGCAAAACAATCCTTTCCGGCATGGAAAAATTTCATACCCTTGCTAATGAGCGTGTGATTAAAATGCCCTCTAAACTCTATCCTCAAGGCAAAGCCGTTCTGGACGTAATGACTGCTATTGTTGCCGCCAGCGGAAAATACCCGATTGCCAAAACCAGAATCGCAGATCTGCATGAATTTGAGCTGCTGGCTCGTGCGACAATCGGTACCTGCTGGAGAGAGGGTAATATGCTCAAGGTTGTCCGTAATCTGGAAGGTATCTCCCTACAAAAACTGGCAGAAAAAAGCGGCGTCAGCAAAAACACAATTTTCCGCATTGAGAACAACCAGTCTATCCCGCGCATTGACGTTTTGCGTAAGCTTGCTGATGCTCTGGAAGCCCCCCTGGAACTTGTAGCCATCGGCATTGGCAAAACCGAACCGGAAACAGCCCCAGAAGAAGAAGTTCCTAACCCCAGTGCCCCTAAATTGCCGAGCGTTTACGATAGCCAGGATCGTAGCGCTGACGATGAAATCAAAGCTTTTCAAAAATAAAAAGGTAAACCACAATGCCTCAAAAATTAGAAATTGCACCCAACACTGTTTTTGATCAGTGGACCGTCATTGGCCGTTCTAAGGACCCGGCAAAAGCGAAAAAAGGATATCTTGAATGCCGTTGTTCTTGCGGAACTATTTCTGATGTTTCCGGGCACTCACTCATTAGCGGGAAAAGTAAATCATGCAAAAAATGCGGGTATGCAAGATCGGCGCTTACTAAATTAGAAGCAAACACTAAAAATTCAAAAGAAAAATATGAGGGGAAACAATCAACGGGTTTTTTATAAAAAAGATTGTTGATAAAGAAAAAAGCGGCACTTGTACCAGATGTATTGCAATTTGTCCCAAGTGTGGGCGCGAATTCACAACGCGGTTGTCAAGCATAAAGAATTTACAATTCTGTGGTCATTGCGAACGAGACAAAAAAGAACTACTGGAAATAACCAGAAAAGTCGTAAACGTGGATGGAACCGACTTGTCAAAAATTCGTTCGCGCATAAACGGAACAGTAAATAAAAACTCTAGAACCGGGATAAACGGTGTTGCGCTTACCAAAAAAGGCACCTACAAAGCATATATTAACTTTAAGCATAAACGCATTCACCTTGGTTTCTTCACCAATCTAAAAGACGCAGCCGCTGCCAGAAAAGAAGCCGAAGAAATTCTTTACAATAAATTTTTAGACGATAACGCCGGTTGGGAACAGCGCCTGGCAGACGCAATGGCCGAATACAAAAAGAACAAGAAATAACCGTCAACTTCGCTAAAGCTTAATTTAGCGAAATATAGGGGACCCAATAAAATTTTCAAAACCTCCTTGACATATGACATAAAATGTCGTGTTCTATAACCAAAGGAACGACATAAAACGTCATGTGAACAGGAGGCTTTCTTATGGCTCTTACTACGGAACAGGTTTTTGCACTGGGTATTCTTTATAACAAGCTCGCCACGATTGTTTATGGCGAGGATGGCCCCAAGGCCAATAACCTTCAAAACGCCACCATGTATCCTTTAATGGAAATCGCGCAGCTCATTCTTCGTGCCCACACAGAACACCGCATAACACCGGAGCTGGACCGCCTCATTGCTCTAACTTACTCCACAATTACCGAAGATGATATGCAAAACGAGTTTTCTAAGCTGCTTCCTGTCGAGCTGCAAGGCTCTTTCGCTCTCGGTTATCATCATAGCCAGGCCGAAAAGTATTCGGATATCAAGCCCATCGGCCTCAAAGCCATGCGTTCCCGTGCCAACTTGACAGCCCAGCAGGTCGCGAATAAACTCGGTGTATCACTCCGTCAATACCAACGCGTTGAATCCGGCGAAAGTAAACCCACCGTTCAGGTCGCACAAACTCTTGCTTCGCTGTTTCAATGCTCTGTCAATGATTTATTTTAAGAGGTAGTTTCATGCTTCGTCGTTGCACTCGCTGCGGAAGTTCATTTGAAGGGCAAAAAGAACAGCGCCTATGCCCCTCATGTCGTGAACAGGCCGCTCATAAACCACGCATGATATCTCATGTTTGTAAGTCGTGTGGTGCTACTTTTACCGGTGGTCCTCGTGCGTCTTTCTGCCCGGAATGTAAGGCGGAACGTGATAAGCAGGCTGTAAAAAAATGTCGGAACCTTGCTAAAAACAAGACCACTCGCCAAATTGGATCTACCGATATCTGTCAGCGGTGTGGCAAGCCTTATATCGTAAAAGGTGGCCTTCAAAAATATTGTCCAGAATGCGCCCCGATCTCCTTAAAAGAAAAAACCGAGCCGTTAAAACGTGCCTGGGCTGCCAATTACCGTGAACAAAACCCAGACCACAAAAAGAACATGCAGAAAAACGGAACAATTTGTGTTGTCTGCGGAAAAACTTTTGCTGCAGTAGATCGTAGTAATGCTTGTTCTCCTGAATGTTTAGCAATTCTTAAAAAACAACAGCAATACCATAAGGACATAAAACGTGGGCGTTATAAAAAATTATCAAACACAAAAGGAGAACCATCATGATAACTGAAATTATTGTAGGGGTTCTTGCCTGTACCCGTAGAACCTCGGAACATGGCCCTATCACAACCACCTATTTTACCTTTGTGTCAAATGATCCGTATCAGGCCCACCGTCTTCCGGCTGGCTGGGTTCTTCAAGGCCAAAAACCATCCGGTGTTCCCTGTAAAAAACTCGTCACCATCGAACTGCCGGATTATATTCATGATGCCAATAGCGATTTTGGCACTCATTATATTTCTGAATATTCCACCAAAGACGGCAACGCAAACAAGGTTTTCTTTTCCTGTGATGCTACCCCCGTTCTGGACGGCTTTGAACCTGCAATCAACTCCGCCATTCAAACCATCAAGATCTCCACACCAACCCCATCCGGCAAGCGCGAGGATCTTCCCGCCAAAGTTCTTTCTGTTTCTGAACTGTATTGATACTTCCAACCGGCTAAAAAATAGGGAGCACCCAAGGTTTCAAACCAAAGGTACTCCCTATTCCTGTTTGTATAATTCTTTGCTGTTTTTACTCAAGCGTAAACTTTACTTGCCACGAGCCGAAAGGCTGATAAAAGCTTTAATCTTTTACTTGTATTATATACCATGGGTAGCAAGCTCTGTCAACCTTAACGCTTAAACAAAAACTCCTGTATATCATCAAATGCTCGCTGCATCTGCTCCACATTGTCGCCGTTCAGGTTGTGCCCCAGCTGTGCAAATTCTGCCCGCAGCAGCATGTTAATGCTTTCATCCAGGCTATTCAGGTGCTTCTTCACACCCTCCAACTGTTTGTCAAACGTGTCGCAGCGCCCTTCCACCGTTTTCAGCCGCTCTTCAATCTTGTCCATCCGGGCATCCTGATCTCTGTTTGGCTTTTTCAAAAAGTTGTTGAACTTAACCCCCTGGGCAATCGCATTCGAAATACTAACCACCGCCGCACAAGCTGAAAGCACCAGCATCAGTATGTCCTGCGCCGTAAATGTAAATACCGGGTTAGGCATCTGCATTCACCTTCTCTCCGGCAGCAGCTTCACCCGCCTTCATCTGCTCGTAAGCCGCCTGGGCAATCGCACGCGCCTGCTCCTCTGTAATGGTAACGCCGGCCTGCTTGGCCACTTCCATAATCAGTTCTGCGGCACGCTTGTTCTTTTCCTCGCCGGAAATATCGTTAAAATACTGCTTGATATATTTACAGGCGCTTAACCCCCACTGCATCAACAGCGGGTAGCCGCTCAACAGGTTCAGCGCCTTGTTTACTGTTTCCTGGGCGTTCGGCAGCACATATTTGCCAACCATAAAAGCAACCACGCAAACCAGGCCCATCACAATATATACAATTCCCTGTTCCATACCTAACCTCCAATCTCTTCCGTGTCACTTGTCTCATCAATCGGCGTAAAAATTTCATCACCAGGGGGCGCATTGTCACCCTCTGTTTTTTCTTCTTCCGCTACTTTTTCCCTCACCTTAATCCAGGCGTTACACAAATTCTCTGCACTCATTGCCGCAAACAGCCCAATGTTAAAAGACGATTCCGGTAACTGTCCGGTCCTAAAACACAGAATCATGTATACAATCGCGTAAATAATCGTTGCGCCCATTGTAAAAACAATAATCTTTTTGCTGAACCTCATCAGGCTCCAGTTTTCCTTCATAAAAATCACCTGCTTTGGCTGCACTCAGGTATGGCTCTTCACCGCTTTTTGGCTAATATAACCATAAACCGTTTTGAACCAGCCGTTCACGACCGTCTCATATCCAATGCAAACAGGCTTGCCGGTCTTGGCATTCGGGCTGCTGATCACCCCAATGGACTGGTACTGCATCCCGGCACCCTTGCGCACATTCCACTTGCCGTTGTTCAGGGTAATGGCTTTTGTCACAGTCTTTTTCACTGCCGGTTCAACCTTCGGCTCCTCAGCCGCTTCCTGCTTGTCCACCTGTACACTGTGCTGGTTTGCATTGGCCCACAAAATCACACCGCGGCTGGCCGGCTTAAAGTCATCATCCAGCCAGCATAGCGGGTTCTCGCGCACACCTTTCCAGCGCACCTCAAAGTGCAAATGGGCACCAAAACAGTTGCCGGTCTGGCCGCTGTAGCCAATCACTTCGCCGGTTTTCACCTTTTGTCCAACCTTCACCGTGATAGAATTCAAATGAGCATACAACGTTTCCAGCTTGCCGCCTTTATACGCCGTATGCTCAATCTTCACCATATTGCCATAACTGTTGGTGTCGCCCTGGGTCACTCGCCCATTCCAATGGTAAACCACGCGCACCGTTCCATCTTCCGCCGCAAACACCGGTGTTCCCACCAAAGCGCGGAGGTCAATTGCCCTGTGCAGCGCCCCACTGTTATATTTCCAGCCAGCCGTAATCACATGCTGCGCCAATGGCCACCCAAAACATACTTCTCCATTCTTCAGCCGCATCTTTATCCTCCTTATCTTGTTCTCTTCCACATCCATACCGATAAATAAGGCGGCATGTTGTTGTGGGCTGCCCCGGAACCGCCGGAGGCGACTGTTACGGTTTTGGATTCCCAGTTCGGAATACCCCAGCCACTTGATTGCGTTTGGACATACGCATCCGCAGAGCTTCCGGTTTTGGAGCGTATTACGTTGCTTCCGTTGGCCACAGACAGCGAATAATTCGGTAGCTCGCTTTGTGTAAGCGTATGGGCGAATTCGCCCCCAGTAGCACCTGCGGGATAAGTACCAGAAGCACCAAGCAAAAAGCGGTCAGAAATTCTTTCCCAGGTACCGCCAAACAAAGTTGCTGGGCTTGTACTGCTTACGCTCATGTAAATGCTGCCAATCGGCCAGGCTGCAAGTTTTGCTTCTGCGATGGCCGCCTTCACCGCCGCCGGTGTTGCCGCAATACCACCATTGGTCGAACTCGTTGAACTGGTCGAATCACTTAATCTCACACCGCCCAAAGTCGAAGCATTACCTGTCGGCAGTGTATATTTGGTGTCGGTTGTTGGCGGTGTATATCCCAAAGCACTTGTCACATTCGCCTTGGTTAAGCTAATCGTGCCGGAATTCTCCGTAATGTTACTCCCGATTTTTACACCACCCAAAGTCCAAGCACTTGCGGTTGGCAGTGTGTACTTGGTATCAGTCGTAGGTGGCGTATAACCCAGTGCATTTGTCACGTCAGTCTTACTAAGGCTGATCGTGCCGTTGTTCACTGTAATATTGCTGCCAATCTTTACACCACCTAGTGTAGAACCTGTCGCTGCAGGCAGCGTATAAGTTGATCCACTACTTGCAGGTGTCATATAAATCTGGTTGCTATTTAACGTTCCCGCATTCTTTGCATTGTCATACTGGCTTTGTGTCAGGTAGTTAATTACCAAACTGTCCAGCTTTGTATTTGTCGCCATAATCATATACCTCTTGTTACAATCGCGCTGATTGCGGATAATCCGCTCGGCAGTCCAGTCAGTTTTCCGTTGCTGATGCTCAGGCTCAGATTGCTGCTGCTTGGCCCACCGTACATGGCGCTCTTGTGGTACTTGTCGCCCTCAAACGCGATCAGGCTCGTAGTCTGCCCGCCCCAACCGCTGGAACTGGTCATGGTGCCGTAGCCCCAAATCTTAATTGTCCCGTCAGTGCGCTTAAAACTCACGCTGGGGTTGGTGTTCGTGATGGCATAAGCCTCCACATTGTTATTGCCACTGCCGCCGGAACTCCCGCCTCCGGCATAAGTCCCTGTCACACCAAAAATGCTCACACCGCTCTTAATGTTCCCGGCCACCAGGTTTGCATCGCCTTTAATGGTCTGGGCACCACTTAAATACTGGCTTGCCGCAATACTTTGGTCACTGGTCTTTGGGGTGTAAGTTGCCGCAGCCTTCTTGGTTACGCCACTGCCAACATAAGTTCTGGAAATAGCGTTTACCGTTACGGAACTCAAACCATCATATCCGCTGTCCGGGCTGATGGTCTGGGTACTTTCACTAGGCGTCGCGGTTTTTGTCTGTAGCCTGGGGCTGCTTCCGCCACTGCTGCTCCCAGCATAACTGCCTGTCACATTAAAAATCCTCACACCGTTTCTAATGTTACCGGCGGTCAAATTGCTGTCACCCTTAATCGTCTGGGTTCCATTCAAATACTGGCCGGATGCAATGCTCTGGTCACTCGTTCCCGGTGTATAAGTCGCAGCACTCTTTTTCGTTACGCCGCTTCCCACATAAGTTCTCGATACTGCATTTACTGTAACCTGGCTCAAACCGTCATAGCCATAGTCGGCCTTGATCGTCTGTGCGCTCTCACTGGGGTTGACTGTCTTGCTCTGCAAACTAGCTCCACTGGCACCACCAGTCACAAAACCGCCCTGCATATCCACCTGCGTACTTCCTAAATAAACTCCCATATAAAATCACCACCTGCTAATTGTCACACTTGTTGCGCCCACACTGGCTGCCGTAATGCTGATCGATTTTGCACTGCTGCCATCCCATGCACCCTGGCTTGTCCCATTCAGGTTAATCGTCAAAGCTGCATTCACTTTGTTGGCGCTCGTTGCTGCACCGCCCGCACTGCTGGACCCAGCATAATTGTGGGTGTGTCCGCTTGCCGCCTTACCATCAATCAAACCTTTCAATACCTTGCCCTGGTTTGCGCTCAAGCTATCTGTGGTCGAAGTCGAAGTCAAGTTGTCCTGGATTCCTCGCCATGTATTTGCCGGCACAGCCCAGGTCCCGTCTCCACGCAAGTAATATGTCTGTTGGCCTTTGGCCGGTGCCGGAACAAGTCCTGTACTGCCTGCCGCATCAGCGGTCGCTTTCGCAAACACACCATAGGTTGTATTCGTATCCGGGGGTACAGCCCAGGTTCCGTCACTGCGCAGGTAACGGTTCGCATTGCCCGCCACCGGCGCAATCACCAAGCCAGTACTGCCCGCAGCGCTCGTAGTCGCCCCCTTAAAGGTGCCATAGGTTGTGTTTGTGTCCTGGGTCGTAATGGTGCTGGTCGTACCGTCATCTTTGGTACAGGTAATCGTTGTGCCGTTTACACTCAGGGATTTAATCACTCCGTGCGTATGGCTGCTCGGTGTAAAGGTACTCGGTTTCCCCGTCACGCTGTCCCATGTATGGGTGTGTCCGGCCACAGCATAATCACTGGTGTTCTTGGTCACAATCGTGCCAAATGCGCCCCTGTTGCAATAAGTCAGGTTAGAACTTGTTCCACTATACGCGCCGTTCCAATAAGCGATAAAACTCATATCGGGCACATACTGCTGGTCGGTTGCCGCATCTTTCCAGCCACTGGCACCTTGTTCTGTCAAAGTTCGCACATTCTTGACAGCTGCTGTCCCTAGCGCCGGGAAATCCGTGATCTGGCTCTTGGTGTGTGTGTGGTTGCTCGCAGCTTTGCCGTCAATTAACGCCTTCAAAACTTTGCCCTGTGCGGCACTCAGGCTCTGATCCGTGGACGTGCTTGTCAGGTTATTTTGTACCCCACGCCATGTATTCGTATCAGTAAACTTGGCATCCGCAGGCACGCTTTTGCCCAAAGTATAAGTTGTAACAACAGGTTTTCCATCATTAAAATAAACCGGCTGTGTCGCACTTCCTGCGCTGCTTGTCAACTTTGTGGCGGTGTCTGCATTGCCGGTCAACTTGCCAATAAAACTCGGAGCTGTTACAGAATCGCTCACATACAATTTGGACAGCAAGCGGGACACTCCGTTTACAATAAGGTTGCCTAACTGAGCCATCCTATCATCTCCTTTTTACATCTCTATAAAGTTATCCATCACGATTGAATCATCGGTGAGTTTACCGGCACTTGTTGAGCCATCAACGTAATTATCGGCAGGTACAACCCGGATATTGGAATATGTAATCGTGCCTTTTCCATTGGAATAATTCGTCCGGCATCCAAGCTCTAACCCAGTACAGTCGCTGGTTATGCTGAACGTAGCAACATATCGCTTGCTCCCGCTGTCAGCGCTTAACACAAGATCTTTGAATCCTTTTAGATTGTTGATCGCGTTACACATTGGGTTGCTATAATTCCAACTCCAGCTGGTTCCGTCATAACAAGAACCTTGACTACCAATATTAAAATTATTAAAATTATCCGCCACATCTGTTTTAAAGCCACTCCAGATAACGGTCATATCAATTACATAGCTTTTACCTTTTACAAATCCTGTGATATATCGTCCCATACATGAATTTGTAACAGACGCAGTTGGTGTATATCCTTCGCTCATAAACGTGTTCAGCATAGCGCCGTTTGTCTCTACAAAACTTCCCGCATTCACAACCCCGCTTTTATTCACTCCCACACTCATGTTTCAATCAGCTCTCCCTTCATCATCATCGTTCCGGTGCTTGTAATCGAAACCGGTGTGTTGTATAGCTCTGCAATGTCCGCCTCCGATAGAGCAGTAGCATAAATGCGGAAATCGGAAAGCTTGCCATGGAAATTTGTATTCCAATCATTTCCCGCATAACTGTCACCCAATGTAAATGTGCCCGCAGGCATTATTGTTTTATCTGCATAGGCAGCGCTGCAATTTTTCTTGCCATCCAAATACCAGGTCGCTACACCTTCTTTGTATACATAAGTGAACAAATGCCAGGTATTTATTGCAATATTACTTCCGCCTTTCACATAATTCGGACTAACGCTTCGGTATCCCCACTGCGCACAGCCTTCGGTATTAACTGCCAGCCACAAACCGGAGCCGCCATAACCGTTACTGTTCAACCAAGTAGAATATGCGCCGCCTTCAATTTGGTTCAGCCAAACACTAATCGTGAAGTTGCTCGCAGCCTGCCCGCCAAACGGCATTTTCCCAGTAATATAATTTTTATAAGGAAACTCATAACACTTATCATACATCGGGCTGTTCCCAGCCAAAACCGGCTGACAAGCGCTTGTAACACTGCCATGGTTTCCAAACCCGCTTGTATCATACACCGTGTTATCCGCCCAGCTGCCATTGCTTCCACTTGCCGCCGTACTGCATTCACTTACGCAAACGTCTTTCAAGTCAAAATCGCATGTATAAACTTTGTCTTTGGTCACCAAACTCTCTGAGTAAAATTCAACCAGCGGTTTCGTATCATACTCTGTGCCGGATCTTGTGTACTTTGCGTCCAGCTTGATCTGGATGTGGTATTCATGCCACTGGTTGTCCGCCACCGTGATCGTCTTCATACTCGTAACCCAGTCATTGCTGATGTGTGCCGCTCTAAAGCTAATGTTAAAGTTCTTGCTGTGGCACCGTACCTTGCAACTGTAATCATATGTCTTGCCCGCAGTAAAACTAAAAGTAGGGAAGTAAAAATTAGGCCAGGTATTATTGCCGGTTCCTGTATAACTCAGCTTGTAATTATACCCGCGTTCATTTGCCAGCTTGGTCACAGTATAGCTACTACCGCTCGGCTTCCCCTCAAAATTATCTCCACTATATTTGTTAATACTCCCTGTTGCATACGGGTCATTCAGCGGATAGTGACAGCACAGCCCTTGTGCAATCTCGTGAACTTCTTTAGGGGTGAGAACGTTATCGTAAATACGAAAATCAGCGATAGAACCGTTATAATAATAAATATTACCTCCAGAATAATGGAAGCACCCAATCCCAACACCAATACTGTCCGCAAATGTCGGTGCCGTTCCGCTAAAAGCCGCATTAACCTGTACCACACCGTTCACATAAATCTTGATGTTCGTTCCACTTTTAACAAACGCAACGTGGGTCCACTGGCCGCCCGTTACGCTAAATGTCCAAGTTGTACTGCCAAACCACGCCAGGCATTGTGTCATGCTTCTAACTTCCAGCCCATAGCCAAATGTAGAATAATCTACTCGTCCAACAGAGAACACATACTGGGTAGCCGTTCCGGTATAATTCGTGTTTACCCATACCACCCAGCTAAAATTATCCAGATAGTCAAAATCATGCACACTGGCGGTTTTAATCACCGCATTTCCAGCAAACGTGGCGCATTTCCCCATATTGCCGTTGCCCCAGCTGCTTGGCGCACCGCTTATTGTGGTTCCATTCAGCCCCAGCTGCCGGGTGTCTCCATTCAGCGGCAGCCATAATTGCAAAGCCAAATCGCGCCACCTCCTTAACTAAACGTAAAATTCACACACTTGTTTGTTGCATCGTATCGCAGTGTACATCCATCGCCAATCATAACCTCATTGGCACTCATGCGTCCGGCAACACCAACACCGCCACTTACCTTCACAGCACCAGTGCTTTTATTCGTAGACGCAGTTGTATTTGTAAACGCAGTCACACCCGTCACAGTTCCACCCGCAGTAGGAAGGTATGGATGACTGTGCGTATCAGCTTTGGTTTTCAGCTTCGCGTCAATCTCGCTCTCTGTATAGTACCGATCATCATGTGTATGGCTTGATGCGGCATAGCTACCCTTTGGCTGATAAGTAGCGTCACCCTTGCCCTTGATGTAACTCCACAGGGTAGAGAATTTCACACGTCCAAAAGTATTGCCGCCTCCCGTATCTTGTCGTACAAAGTAAGTGTTATCTGTAGGAATTGAAGTCCATGTAGTTGTAAGCGTTGCCAACAGACTATTTGCCCCAGCCTCAGACTTGTCTACTTTTCCGCTAATATCTTGATGTGCGGTAAGATACTGACTGTGCGTATGATTTGCGGCAGCTTTCCCATCCACCAAAGCTTTCAGCGCCTTGCCCTGCGCTGCGCTCAAACTATCGGTCGTACTGTCGCTGGTCAAATTGTTTTGGATGCCGCGCCAAGTATCGGTATTCAGCATTACCCAACCAGAGTTATAAATATATAAATCTCCGGGCGGCAGGTAATAAATCTTCCCGGCCAGCGGGGCCAATGGCAGCTCACTTACGCGTTCCAGATCGCTTCCAATCCGAACTCGCCCACCGGCTGTGTCCCGGTAAGTGTTTCCCGTATCCAAGCAGCATA